TTTCTATCTTTCGGTTTATAACCTATTCTATGATATTTTTTATTATTATCTGTGAAGGAAACTATTTCGACATTGAGACCATTTATGTCTATAATATCTTCTTCTCTTACCATCTCACCGAAATATTCTTCGGTTATAGTTTTAAGTATTCCCATGCTATTTCATCTTTGGTTTATATTCGTCTTTTATCGGACAATTATTAAACATATTTGTTTTATATTTTTCAGTTAAATTCCATTTTGATAAATCTTGATTAAAAGATTTTGCATAAGCAAACATAAAACTCATATCTTTGACACTAGATACTTTCCAATCACCTATTGGTTGGTTGAATGATGTAGTATCATAAAACATATAACTCATATTTTTAACATTTGAAACGTCCCATTTTCCAATAGGTTGGTTGAATGATGTAGCACTAGAAAACATATAACTCATAATTCTAACATTTGAAACGTCCCATTTTCCAATAGGTTGGTTAAACGATGTAGTATCATAAAACATACTATCCATATATATAACATTTGAAACGTCCCAACCGGTTATATCACCATTGAATGTTTCATTGTAGTTAAATAAATAACACATATCTTTAATATCTGAAGTGTCTATATCATTGAAGTCACCCTCATCTCCCCTCACTTCAAACATTCTTTCCAATAATTTTTGTAAGTTATTTTTATCTTTCGGTTTATATCCTCTTCTATGGATATTTCCATTATTATCTGTGAAAGAAACTATTTCAACATCAATACCAGTTAAATCTATCATGTCTTCTTCTCTTACGGTTTCACCGAAATATTCTTCTGTTATAGTTTTAAGTATTCCCATACTATTATTATTATATTTTATTTATGTGATTTATTACATTTCAAGAAAAAATTTGTTATATTTAATAGTATGAAAATAATACTTGATGAACTAACACCGAAAGAATTTTTCTCGAATGGAGGAATCGTTAAAATCCAAATCGACCCAAATTTATTCAAACAAAAAAAGAATAAGTTTCTTTTTTATGAATACAGGGGATATATTCGTTTTTTAAGAGAAATTTATCTTAAATATATGTCCATCTATTCCGATATGACTCCACAAGAGGTGTATGGGAAAGTAAATTCATTGGTCAAACTCCAATGTACAATAGGAACAAAAGAATACACGATAGACCCCAATTTTGATGGTGTCGGTTCTTTAGAATTTTGTAATTTTTACTATTGTTACGACAATGATTTTTTTGAAAAATCAACTCAGCAGAAAACAGATGTTTATAAGATGGAAAATGTAAATTTTTCCACCATAGATATAAACGACAGTAATTGGAATATATATGAAAAACAAAGACTTGAACGTGGATTTGATGATTCTGAACTGTGGTGTTTGAATAATACAATATCAAGTTTTATACTTCCAAGACTGAAGGCGTTTAAAGAAAAACATTTCAGTACTCCGGAAAATATGACAAGTGACGAATGGGACAATATTCTTGAAAGAATAATAATCGCTTTTGAAATTGTAAGAAAAGACAACCAGACAGAAGAAGAGATGTATAAAATGGAATGTGGATTGAAACTTTTTGCAAGATATTTGAAAAATATGTGGGATTAAATTATGAAAAAAGAAAAATTTTTAATTTTGAATCGCTGGAGAACACCTGATGGAACAATTCTGACATCTAGATACAGACATGAATATGTTGAACACACAGACAAAAACGGAGAATATTACTTTGTTGATGGTGGTTCTGACTATATTCGTGTGTCTGTCAATAATGAAAAGATGACAGATATGTGTGTGTATTCAGACAGTCCGTTTGATGAAATCAGAAGAATTATGGTACGTGGTACGTTTAGTGAAGATAGCAAACCCATATTTATTCCTTTGTGTAATATGTCAAATCCACATCTCGAAAACTGCATAACATACTATTCTGATTTATTCGATGAGAAAGGATGTAAAAATAAGTATATGCACTTCTATCTTCTTGAACTAATTGCAAGATGGTATGCAAACAAGTTTATCACTGATAAAACATATACCATCGAAGACACGACAACTGATAATGTTGAAACTATTTCTGAACCATATCTTCAATCAATTGAAGATGTTTTTGATTATGGAATATTGGAAACTGTTACTAAAATAAAAGAAAATATATCAACAAATATTCATAGTGATAAAAAGGAAATGATAGAACTTATTATCCATCTATATAATTTATTAAAAAGACAAAAATAAAAAAGGGTGAGAAATCACCCTTTTTTATTTTCTATACTTTCTATGAATAATTTATTGTAAATTCCACCATAGAATTTTGTCTTACTAATCACATCCATAACTTCTTTGTTTGTATAAAATTTTTTACCATAATATATTTATGTCATAAATAAGATATAATACATCTTACAAGATAAATGCCTACATATACTTATAACAATGGTAATTTTTCATCGACAACAAATATAGTGAATGGAGTTGCATACACACAGAATATTATGATGCTAAACTCAACCGGTAATGGTTGTGGTGATTCTCCGTGCCCACAAGGATATTCACTTTACTTCCCTTGTCTTAAAAATATAACAAGAGGTGAAGATGTCTGTTTTGACTTTTATGTTGTTGACAATGTTACAAAGGATGTTGTCGATTTGAGAAAGGTCGACGCCATTTCTATAACTCTAACTGGAAATTTTGGATGCACACTCGGCACATATACATACCCAAGTGATGACGGGTATATTAGACCATTACAGAAAATTGAATATAAACACATTTTAGAAGAAGGGTTCAAGGAAAGGGAAAAATTCAACCTCAACGTTGTTTCTGTTGATACTGATTTGGAAGAAATATCAGAATCAAACATTAATGGGAAAATAGGTTCTTATTACGAGGGTGACACGGTTGTACTTGAAGCATACGACACAGAATCATATATTTTTGTAGGATGGGTTGATTTAGATTCAGAACTTGACGACGAATGTGATGATTATTATTATTCTACAAATCATAGAATTGTTTTCAAGATATATTCTGATAAAAATCTTGCAGCTATATATAAGAAAAGGGAAACTTATACAATTGAATTTGACACAAAAAATTCATTGTTCAACTATTATTATAGAAACAAAGAGTATGAACTTCTTGAAAACAGGATAACGGTTAAGGAAGGGGAGTTCATCATCGTAAGGTCTATTCCGGTAAATTGTATTTTTTCAAAATGGAATATGTCCGGTTTAAAAGGATGTTGGCACACGGACGAAAAGAATATCGTCATGCAGATTTGTGTTAAATCAAATATTAGATTGAAGATAGATTCGATAGATGTTCCAACAGACTTTAACGAAGAAAGTGACAGTGATAGTGAAAACATGAATCCGTTTGACTTGAATTTTGTAAATTTCACAATGCAGTCTTTGATTTCTTTATGTAACATAGACATAAACAAAGGTGATATAAAGGAACACAATCTTGAAAGAAATGTTTTGACAAATGACATCGTATTTTCACCCGATACAGATATTTCGAAAATGTTTGTATCATGCACTCCAATAGACTATAATAATTTGTATTGCTATCATAGTGGAACAAATACTATGTTAAGATTTGGAAACGAGAATGAAAATGGATATTTGTCGTTTTTGAATCCTGTTGTAGAAAATGAAACTGTAATTGAGGTTTATTGTACGAAATACAACAACGAAGTTTGTTCCATTTCAGTTAAACTAGATGATGATGAACAACAAGTTCAAGAACTCTATGACTCAGGTATAAATATATTGACATTTAGATTCGATAATATTGATTTTAAAACAATAACAATATCGTCTGTCGGTGAAGTATTTCCAGAGGAAAAATCAGGTATCTGTTTTGTGGATAAGATAATAGTGTCAGATAGTGTGATTATAGACAAAGGAAAGGCAACATTGTGTCTTCCTGGTTCAGTTACATCTACTTTCCATCGTGGTAAGATAACCGCCACCGGTGCAATCATGGTAGGTGGAAAATCATACGGTCTCCCATGCACTATGATTGGAAATGTAAGTGGAAATCCAATAATAAATCAAATAATAATATAAAAATGAATAACATATTGACTATTGAAGAATTTTTACAAGAAGATTATGAAAGTATAAACGAGGGTCTTTTGACAAATCTTTTTGGAGCAATTTTAAGAAAAGATATGTGGAGTCTCGTAAAAGGTGAAAATTCTATAAAAAAGGAATTTCGTGAGATAGACGACAAATTGAATGGATTCTATCTAACAAAGGTGAAAAATCCAAACGCTTCACAGAACGTCCGTCAGACACTTGTTGAGTGGGCTGGTGAGATATATAAAGCCAAAGTTGAAGCAAAGGAGAAATTTGAAAAAGAAAACAAAAATGGTGAAGAAACTTTCCCACTTGAAGATATTCTCGGTATGTTCGCTTTTTCAACAGAAAGTGAGTTAAAAAAGGGTGGTGTTACAGACGAGTCGATAAAAAGTTTCAGAAAACTACATAAAGACCTAGATATGGACACCAGGATGGACGAAAATTCTTCGTTAAAGAAAATGGTCGAACAGATAAAGAAAATCGACGAGAGATACCAAAAAATGCTCGATGAATACACATCTAGTTCTGCTGATTTGAGAAGGTGGGCAAAATTATTGAAGTCAAATATGGAAATCATCATAGATAAACTACTTTGTGACAAATATGATGAAAAAAACAGATTCGCCGAAGACTTGAAAAGTGTGAAAAGTAAAAGAAATAAAAAGAATGAGAAAAAGAACAATGAGGAACAAAAAACCGAAAATGATGAATTGAGGAATATAGAAACAGAAAGAACCGATACTTTGAGAGACCTTGGTGCAGACCCAGATAGTAATTTTTCATCTGATTATTTTAATGAATCAAGAACCATTGAAATAAACGAGTCTAAAAAAATAGAAATAGGAAATGTGAATAAGACATTGGGTCTTGTTGTCAAAATCGACAAAAACGATGAACATCAGAAAAAAATAATCAAAAACTGTATACATTTAATTTCTGTCTTTGTCGTGGATAACATAGATAAGAATTTTACAGATTCTAAACAATTTACAAAAGGTCTCGGATTCCAATTGTTCTGTTCGGCAGCATTAAACTTCTTATACTACTGTTATTCTGGTGATGACAATATATTGAAAGAAAAGAAAGGTATTGCAATTGAGGTTATGGCAAGAGCATGTGCTTACAACAATGTACTTTCTGGATTCGGACTCCCATGTCCGAAAGAAGATGAGAACAAGGACGACAGTGAAAAAAGAAGTGCCTTTGGATATTTTGTAGATGAATTTGAGAAAATCATCAAAAAAGAAAACGACAGAGAAGTTCTCACAAATTTCAAAAAGATAAAAGACTTAATCTTGAAAAAAGCAAAGGAAGTTTTTAAAAAAATTGAGGATGAGAACGAAAAAGAAATGAAAGAAGATGAACGAAAAGACAATAATGAATAAAAAAAAGAGGATTCCAAATGGAATCCTCTTTTTGTTTTTCTCTTTAAGTTACTGAACCGATGGAAGACCGATTGTCTCTTCATCCCAGTAGTCACAAATAAATGTGATTTGAAGTTCGTTTGCCTCGTTGACATTGTCATAGTTTCTATCACCCATACCTGTCATCTGACCCGATGGAAAAATGTCCTTACAAGTAATCTTTCTCCAGACTGAACCGTCACGGTTGTATTCAACAATGACCATAGTTCCACAATAGATTGCCTTCAATCCTTGAGAACCCGTTGCAGGGTTGTAAATCAAGTTCGTCCAGTTACGAAGTGCAGTATAGATATAGTTTTCGTTGGCATTGTTCAAGTTCAAAGAAAATGTGATACCTATTTCCAAGTGTGTCTGGTCTGGACCACCGGCATAGTGTCTTTCTGCAAATTTGAACTTCTGTACAGCGGTACCTACTGCTGGATTCAACCCGTCAAGTCCGGAAATACTACGTACATGTTCGAGAAGCAATGCTGAATCGGCTGTCACGGCACCATTCAAAGGTGACATAATCGTGACCTCGAAAAGCGATGGATTCACCACTTCCCATTTATTCATACTGGCTTGACTATTCCTATAGTGACTCAAACTCATATATTTATAATATTATTTTATATATTTTAAGGAAAGAAACTATCTTTCCAATATTATTTATGTAAAATTATTTCCAGTTATTTTCTTTTGAAATATCATCTAACAAATTTCTTTTATATAGAAAATTAAATGCAGACATATTCATTATCTTGAACTCACTTCTTGAACCATATTTTCTAGACTCGTTTTTTGCAGATTCAACAGTCCATGTTTTTCTACGTAATTTTAACCAAGTCATTTCATCCAACCAACCATTTTCCCTCGCTATTGAATATGCTCTACTACTTTTTCTGCTAAACTCATTTCTGTTTGTATATTTTTTAGATTCCTCGAAAACAAGTTCTTTTGTCCATTTTATTTCTTTAGGTGGTCTTTTCAACCAAACCATCTCATCTATCCAATTATTTTTAATAGAAACTTGATAAGCACCTCTACATTTTTTAAAAAATTCAACTCTTGATTGATATTTTTTAGATTCATCAAACACTTCTTCTTTTGTCCATTCCGTCCTCACGAGTCTCTTTATCCACGGCATCTTGTCGAAGAGTCTGTGTTTTCTTGCATATTCAAATGCATATGATGAATTTTTCATGAAATCTTTCCTGCTCGTGTATTTCCTCGATTCCTCGATTACAGTTTCGTCTGTCCATTTAAAATGAAGTCCTATTGAGCTGCATCCGACACCGACTTTTGCTTTATTCAACATAGTATACCCATTTGACTCATACACATCGACCCAATATTTTTCCATTTCTTGTGCTTTTTCTATAGTTAAGTTATCTTCGAGATATTTTGGTTCCGGTACACATAACCCAAGTTGTGAGAAATATTCGTACACTGGTGAGTTCGATGTCTTGTTCGGTGAAAACATTCCCGTTTTATGTTGTTCATGTCTTTTCTTTTTATCAACAGTGAGTCCTACATAGGCAACTTTATTTTCGTTATCTTCATATACATATACACATCTCGGTCTGTTGTCTGTGTTTTTCGACAACCAGTCCATTTTGTTCATAATCCCACGTTTTAGGGAATGTTTATATGCCGAGTTTGATTTTCTTGCAAACTCAGTTCTTGTTTTATATTTCTTTGACTCTTCTAAAAGAGACTCATCTGTCCATTTCATAATATATTTATTATATTATTTCCATAACCAATAATTGAAAAAAAATATTTCATAAATAAGATATATCAAAAAAAAATTATAATAATATGGCTTTAGATGCAGAATTGAGTAATTTGAAATCAGCTGGTACCTATCGTTTTGAGAGAGACCTTAGTACCATTTCAAATGATACAACCACATACTCTAATTTGAGATTGGTTGTTGGATTCTCGAAGATTGGTCCATTTAACACACCAATGTTGGTGACAAATTCAGCACAATTTGTGAAACTTTACGGTCCAATTGACCGTTCCCTTGAAAAGAGAGGTTCTTACTTTCACAGAAGTTGTCTAGTCGCCCTCAGTGCCGGTCCTATTCTTTGCTTGAATCTTTTGAACCTTGACCCAGACATCGACCAGGTTCCACAGAAGAGTTTTTCTGTAAATACAAAGTACTTCAACAAACCACTTGTTACGTTACCATTGATTTCTATCTATGACACCGATAAGTTCTGGTTTGCAAGTGAACAGGCATACTTGGACAGTATCGAAAGATACTTGAACAAAAACGCTGCACAAGAACTTCTTAACGACGATGGTGACATTGACAGATATAATGGTGACTACACTACCAACATTCTTCATTTCACCAATGTCGGTAAGAAACCAGTTTCTATCCTTGTTAAGAAAGCAAGTCCTTATGCAACAACAGGTTATGAAACAACATTGAATGATTGGTATGGTCAAGGTAATGTTCCCGAATACCTTAATGGAACTTCTTATGTAAGTGACTATATGGTTGAGGTTTATGTTATTGCCGGTGACTTTGGTCCAGCAACAATCAAATCAAACGGTATCCCAACAAGTACCGATTTGGATGACGACGGTGAGACAGAAATCATCTATCGTTATGACATTAACGACAAGGACGGAAACAATCCATATTCAAGATTCACATCCGATATCATCTATCAGAACTACTTTGACAAGGACGGTTTCATCCGTAAGGACAAAAGTACTGATACGACTGATACTAAACTTGCTAGATTCTTGAACCTTTCATCTGTGAAACTTCTCGGTAAGTACACCGGTTCTTTGATTCCTAACTTTGTAACAAAACTCGGTCAGAATATCTGGATTCAGAAACTTGTAAATGACGACACAAGTGTCAACGGTGTTCTTTGTGCAGAAAATATAGAGAACCTTGAAAACATTGAGGAAGTCAATGGTATCATCAATGAGAACATCGACATCATCGGGCATAACATTCCTGCTATGTTGAAAACAGATGAGTTAAAAGATATAGATTTTAACTTCTTGTCTTATAAAACAAATGTTCCATCTACTGATAGATATTTGTATTTTTCGGCCGATGTCAATAATGACGAAGGTTTTATTGATGATAGATTAAGAGATGGTGTCGTTGTCTATAAATATTTCGGAAAGGATGATAATCAAGATGTCACATATAATAGATATAAATGGACAATGGATAAAATCATCGTGGAGAATGGTCCATATAGAGGAACATATAATCCAGACGATGTTGTAGAAGGTCTTCCAGGAGATGAACAAACAACATGGAAACAGTATATAAATAGAAATGGTAATCCTTTGAATGGAAATCTCACAGAAAATATATATACTTTTGAAAGTGATTTTAATGTTGGTGTTGTTCCAAGTAAAATTAGAGTCATAAACGAGCACAACGATGAAATACAAGGTCCTGTAAAATATACAGAATCTAATCCTTTAATTACAGACATCACCAAATTCGAAGATGATAAAGTTATCTTTGATAATGATACTTATCCAATAGAAGTTCTACATACTACAGCAAGACCAGACAGTCCACTTATCGGTGAAATACGTGGAAACGAAGTACTTGTTCCAGCTGGTGTAAATATTGTTGCTGGTGACTATGTTATCTCATGTGTACCTGGTATTGAGGATGAAGACGGTGTGTCAGTTACATATCCATTCTCACGTTTGACCCGTGTTGTCGAAACTCGTGGTGTATATGCAGACACTTCAGATGACAGTGAGGATGCAGTAAGACTCACCAAGGTCGCTATCAAGGTTGTATGTGCAGACATTGTTGATAAGTCAGCAGACGGATACATCAGAAAGTTCAAGACAATCGACCAATATGCAGAACACTTCCAATGGACATGTCTTAAAGGTTTCCAACTCCGTGACGATTTGATGCCAAACGGAACAAATGAGAGACAGAACGAAATTCTCGATGTCCTTCGTGAAGAACCAAGAATGAACGGAACAAAATCCAACTTGTTTAAGACACTCTGTGACCGTGACTATATCCAGTGGAGATACCTTGTAGATACATTCGGATATGGTATTGAGGAATCAAGTAAGGATGTGTATACACTTCTTTGTAAGAAACGTCAAAGTGCATTGGCAATTATCAACTGCCCATCACAGGCAGACTTCAAGAAATCAACTGACCCATCATTCGTGAATGCAAGAAATTCAGTCGAGGCTGAGTTTATTGCAAAGGGTGGTGATTCATCAAAGACTCCTTCGTTCCTATACACACTTCCATCAGCAGAAAATGGTGCTTCATTCGGTGCATACTACTACCCATTCTTGAGAATATCTGATTTGAGTGCAACAAAGAGTGTACCACCTGCAGCCTACGTTTCTAACTTGTATATCTCTAAGTACAATGCAAGTAACGCTTGGTCAATCGTCGCCGGTCAGAGAAGAGGTGTTATCTCAGGTAACCAGGTTATCGGTGTTGAAGCAACTCTTGTACATGACAACCGTGATTGGCTTGAACCAGCAGGTATCAACTCAATCATCTGGGAGAATGGTGTCGGTGTTGAAATCTATGCAAACAAGACTGCAAAACAGAGTCCTAAGTCTGCATTGAGTTCAATCCACGTCCGTGAGTGCTGCATTTACATACAAGATAACGTTGAAACGATTCTCCGTAAGTATGTGTTTGAAATGAACACTGCTCAGACTCGTTTGGAAATCAAGACTTTGGTTGATAATTTCTTAGAGGGTGTGAAAGCAGACGGTGGTGTTTATGAATATAAGACCGTTATGGATACATCCAATAACACACAAGAAGTTATTGACAACAATCAAGGTGTAATCGACATTTATATTGAACCAGTTAGGGGTCTTGAGATACTCACACAGAGGTTAACCGTGATGAAAACTGGTGGTATTGCCGCTGGTGCATTCGAGTAATGAATATTACTTTAAAATAAATAAAGGGAATGGAAAAAACCATTCCCTTTTGTTATTTTTAATATATGGATATTTTTAATAAATTGGATGTTTTAAATTACATAAATGAACATAATAAGGAACATGGTGGACATCTTACTACGGAGAATGGTTTTAAAAAACATTTTCCGGAATTGTATGATGATTTTACAAAAACCTCTTTTCCATCATTTTTTGAAGGTTTTGATTTTAAACAGAAACTATGGCACTTTTTAAGAGATGACTACACACAACATATATGTTCATGTGGAAATCCTTTAAAGTTCAGAAGTTTTTGGTATGGATATAATATGTTTTGTCATATAAATTGTCCAAGTATGGTTGAACATCAGAAAGAATGTATAAAAGATATTAATTCGAAAAGAACAGAGGATGAAAAGAAATCAATACAAGAAAAGGTAAAAGAGTCGTTTTTGGAAAGATATGGTGTTGAAAGATATTCACAAACTAAAGAATGGAAAGAAAAGACTTTAAACACAAACAAAGAAAAATATGGGTGTGAGTGGTTTTCAAAAACGGACACATATAAAGACTCTTTTAGAAAAAAGTCCATTGAAAAATATGGTGTTAGTAATCCTATGTTTTCTGATGTTGTGAGAAAAAAATGGAAAGACACAATAGATAAAAAGACATCCGAATATTGGTATAACACATATCCGGATATTATTTCAATAAATGATAATGAGTTAACTTGTAGATGTTATGATAAAACTTGTGACAGATGTTCGGAAAAAAGTTATGTAATAGATAAGAGTTTATTTTCCAATAGAGTTTGTTATGGAATAGATTTATGTACAGTAAGAAATCCATATAATCCTTTATTTTCAGGTGGTGAACGAGAATTATTTAATTTCATAAAATCAATATATGATGGTGTTATAATAGAGAATGACCGTTCTGTTTTAAAAGGAAAAGAACTCGACATATATATTCCAGAATTAAATCTTGCTTTTGAATTTAATGGTGTATATTGGCATAATGAGTTTAATAAAGAAATAGCGTATCATCAGAAAAAATCATTGTCTTGTATGAAAAAAGGTATTCATCTTATTCATATATGGGAAGATGATTGGTTATATAAAAATGAAATAATAAAAGATTTTATAAAATCAAAGTTTGGTGTGTATGATGTAAAAATAGGAGCTAGAAAGTGTGAAGTTAAAATTGTTCCAAATAATATTGCATATCGTTTTTTGATGAAAAATCATATTCAAGGTGGAGTAAAAAATGGAAAATCAATAGGTTTATATTATTGTAACGAGATTGTGGAAGTATTGACATTTGGTAGTATGAGAAGAAATATGGGTGGGAAACAAGTTGATGGGCATTATGAAATTTATAGAGTTTGTTCAAAGATTGGATACAATATACAAGGTGGTTTCTCAAAACTTCTCAACTATTTTGAGAATGTATACAATCCGATTGAAATAATAACATATGCAAATTTAGATTATTCTGTTGGTAATGTATATGTTGTGAATGGTTTTTGTAAATGTGGTATTAGTAAACCGGTATATTCATGGGTTGTCGGAGGAATTCGTAGAAATCGTTCAAATTTTATGAAATCCAAACTTGATGAATGTAAAAAAAATCCGAAATTAACTGAATCTGACGTTATGCATAGGAGAGGTTTTTGGAAATGTTGGGATTCTGGGAAGATTAAGTTTAAAAAAAAGAGGTGATAATGTCACCTCTTTTTTTTTTATTATCCATAAATACGATATATAATAAATTATATTTTATATGAAGAAAATTTCAGACGATATATTTGTATTGAATGAGGATGAAAAGATTGTGGTTGACAATCTTTCCGACAAAATCGCCGAAATGATTAAGGAAGGAAAATCTACTGATGAAATTCTCAAAGGAGATTTGGATGAAGGTCTTCTCGGTGGTATTGTTGGTGGAGTCGCTGGTGCAACAATCGGACCCGCTCTCGGAAGAGCAATCTGCAAAGCTCTCGGAATAGAACACGGAATATTGTATAACTTTTTAAACAGTAGGGCATTTCTTGCAGCAGTCTGTGGATATATGGGACTCAAATATTAAAACAAAACAATTTAGACATGGATAATTTGATTAAAATAACAGAAAATACTGGAATTGGGTCTGAATTTATAGGTGTTTATAACAAAAATAACGAGACTATTAAAAAATCTGTTGATGATGTAGAAACAGAATTGAAAGATTTGAGAAACAAAAATATAATATTGATGAACAGACTTTCCTCTCTTTCAGCAAATTTTCAGACTATGAAAAACAGTTATGACTTACTCAAAGATAGTTATGACCAATTAATGAATGCTTTTGATGACATAAGCAATAAGTTAGATGATATAATCAATAAAGAATAAAGATGGTAAAACGAATAAAATTCAATAGGATAAATGGTAAAGATACACTATCTGATTCCATAACTACATTAAACCAAAACTTTGAACTACTTGAAGAGACACTTGACACACAAATATCCAATGGTGTAAGTAGTCTTCAAGTTGATGATGTTGTGTGGAATGTAGCTGGTGCTACCGGTCCATCATCAACAATAAAGTTGTCAAACGGAAACACAGCAAAAATAAATCCTATTCCAGCGGCCGATGAAAATAAGTCAGGTGTCATTACAACTGGAGACCAGAATATTTCCGGTGTAAAGACATTCAAATCTGGTGTTTCTACAGATAATCTGATAGATTCGATGTACCATAATATCATAACGACTGACGGTAACAGAGTCTATGTCGGTGGTGAGAACGGTATTCAGCTTATATATGATTCCGAAGGAAGACTGAGTGATGTGTATTACTCATTTTTAAAAGGAACCGATATATCAGAAATCATAGAATCATCTGGCAGAGATGTTGAGGAATTGAGAAACTATCTTGAATCCATTTTAAATCAGTATAACATAAAACTCGAACAACAAGAAGATTATATAAATGATGTTGCAAGGGCCATCGCTGAAATAAACAATCTCGATGAATTAATTGAACAACTCGACGGACTCATTGAAAACTATTTCGGTGATGAGAATGAGATGCAGACTCTTAAAGACACATGGACTTCTGAAAATACTTTGGATTTACACATCAGTGACACATTCACTGACATTGTGAATAGAAAATGTTATAAATTTGTCAAAAACGGTGATTCCTATGAATGGAGACTTCTTGATGAAAGTGAATATTCTGCTGTAGTTAGGGCTCTCCTAAACTCATTGGAGGCAAAATCTGTTGCTGATAGAAAATGCACCACTTTCTACCAAGACAAAATACCTGCACCTTGTTATGTGGGTGACATTTGGGTTGTAAAGAAAGCGTTCTACATGAACGGAAATAAACAAGTTGAATATATAGAGGGTACTACAAATGTACCTTCAACAACTATTGTCTATCCGAAAGAAACTATGTTGTTCTGTGTACAGGATAACGACACTAATGTTCCAGACATAACAGTTTGGAATAAAGACTTGTCAACTTATTCTGAAATCCAATTTAAGAAAAACGTTGAAACAAGATTCGGTGAGACATCTGAAGCAATAGAAAAAGCACAAAGTGACATAGATGCCATCAATGATGACAATATGTTCAGTGTTTTCGAAAAAAGGGATTTCTTGAGCAAGACATGGTATGTGATTTCCGGAAGTTACACCTATGATGAAAATACAGATATAAGTTACGACGACAACAAACCAATAGAAACACCAACAGAAGGTTTCTTGGGAACAAGTACAAATGGTTCATTCTGGAACGCCGTACTTAACTGTATCGGTGACAATACCAACATAGATGCATACAATGTTCCTCTTGGAGAACTTATAACAGCATTCAAAAATCTCGCTTCTTTCTGTAAATTGAATGGTCTTTTCAGCAACACAATAGAATCTACACAATTCGTCACAACAAGAACAAACGAGTTGAATTCAGATAATTCTAATATTGGTTCAGTTGCAAAGAAAGAATTGGCAGACTTATTGTACAATTACTATCGTGAAGAAGAAGAGTGTAGAAAAAGTTCATACATTTCAGCAGTAACATCAACTCTTGATGAACTCATTTCACAAGAAGACCATGCTATTCAGAACTGGTATTTCAATGGTGTTCCTGACAGACAAACTGAACTTCCTTGGAGAATAAACGGTGAAAGTAGTTTGGATGAAACTGATAACAGACACATTAATGATACACTTGTTGATTTAAATTCGACACTTGGTCAGAACATTTATAAGTTTTCAAAATTAATATCTGATGATGATTTCCAAAACGAAGAGTTATTTGACACACAAAAAGATAGACGTATTTTGAATACATTGTTCTATTGGAAAAATATAAAATCCAGTGACATAAGTTCTATCATAAACGAACTCGACATAGATTCCATTATTGCTGGTATGGATGGTTCTATAAATGTGTTCAATTGTATACCACACGATTATACATATGGTGATATTTGGTTCTTCAATGGTTTTGATGAGAATGACCCAAACATTGATTTTGTGACAAATTCTGACCGTCAAAGATTCATAGAAGGGTGTATCTATTATTGTAACAATACAGACCTCACTGGTTCCGGAAGTGATACAATTCGTGAAAATTTCCTTTCTTCTGATTGGGAAAACGGATATAAAAAAGGAGATGAGTTCATCACAAGATTCTCAAATATGGCTTCCGACAGTGTTCTCACACCGATAGAGAAAAACCAACTTGTAAGGACTTGGTATGAAATCTCCGGTGTAAATTTGTTCGGAAACGACGGAAATGCAAACGATAACATACTTGAAGATATTTTTAACGATGATAACAGCAACGACGGTAGTTTCCGTTTCGTTATCAACGAGTGTGCATCTGCATTAGGAACACCAATAACAAGTTTTGCTGATTTTCAAAACTTTATATCAACAAGTGAAAATTCTGATTCTGACATAAATGATGTCATTGAAGTTGTTAATAATCTTGTAAAGAAATTTAAAGATATAGAAACTGTCCTTATACTTTGTGGTTGTTTAGATACAAGTGTTGACACAATTCTTAGAGATGTTGAATTTAGTGGTTTTATAAATCTTACAAGATATAATGGTGTGTGGAATCAAAGTGTTCATATCAACATGTTGAGTGATGTGTTTGCAACATATTATATGGAAGAAGACAATCTTAAAACTCTTGTCCATCAATTGAAAATAAATGAGTTGGAAGATGAGTTAACAAGTAGAATCAATTCCATAGATGATATGTCAAGACTTGCTAAAGAAGCCGCTGACGCTGCATTGGAGGGTATTGGTGATATAAATTCTGACGGAGTTTTCTCTGTGTCAGAAAAGATGTCATTCTTGAACAACACTTGGCGTAAGATTGCAGGAAGCAAGACATATACACCAAATAATAATGCAGTAGATGGTAATGGTAAACCAATTACTGGTTATCTAGGAACAACTCCACAAGGAACATTCTGGCTCGCTATTGAAAATATGAGAGTGTCGCCGGAACCACAGATTGTCACAAAGTTTAAGACTCTTGGTGATATATGTGCTAGTTTTGGTTTGTTTGACCAAAGTATTTCTTCATCAAATTTCACTGTGGAAAATTCAAAAGATGCTTTATATGACGCTTTGTTTGAATACTATAATGAAGAAGAATTGTTGAGAAAATCTGCATATGCAGCAAGTGTCAATGAGGTGTTGGATGATTTGAGAACCCAACTTGATGGTAAGATAAACACATATTATGGTGATGGTGTTCCTCCAAGTACATCTGATGGTTTGAGCGAACTATGGTCGGATAGTTACGATAACCACATAAACGATGAATATAAAAACACACAAGACTTCTCAACACTTTATATTTTCCGTAAAATTACTGATGACACTGAAATTGATGAAAACGTAGATATTCAAATAGAAGATACTGGTTATTATTGGAAGTCTATTGATACTTCAAATATTTCAAATATAATCAGTGAGTTTGAAGATGCCTATAATGAGGCTTTGGCTGCTGTCGATGGTATAATTCAGACATTCGGTGAAAAAGATTTACCCGATGAATATGGATATGGTGATATTTGGTTTTTCGGTGGAATCAGTAAAATAAGAGACGATATTGAAAATGCAGACCTCAGTTCATTTGTTGCAGGTAACGTCTACTACTGCAATGTAATCCCACCGACTGGAGATAGTGATGACTTAAAATGGCATGAATTTGACCCATCACATTGGACAGTAGGTTCAAATTCGGGTGATATGACCCACAGACTTGCCCACATGACATCTGACGACTGGTTATCTGTTGTCGAGAAGCAGCAACTTCTCGATATGTGGTATAAAATCACCGGTAAAAGTTTTTCTGAATTTGGTTCAAATGCAGAAAATGTTACAAGTACAATAATGTCGATGCAGTCAAATAGTGGTTCATATTATACACTCGTAAGACAGTATGAAAACACCCTTGACGAATACCAAGAGTACATTGGTGGTGATTCGGAAAGTAGTGACACACCTGGAGGTGGAGACACACCTGGAGGTGGAGACACACCTGGAGGTGAGACACAACAACCAGAAGAAGATTACTCAGTGGTTGTTGAAAATGCAAGAATAATGTGTGGTGGTGACGATATTACGGAGAATATTAAAGTTATATGTGAAAAAAGTGAAGATGCTTCTTACTTTACACACATAAAACTTGATTCTATAGAACCATATTATATAATTGGATACGGTGACAGTGGCGGAGTACTAAATTTGTCTGATAATAATTTTGAATTTTCAGTAAGAAAAGATGCAATTATAACACAAATATTTGTGTTAGGAATAGATATTGTGGATATAAACAACAATGACGAAAAGGTAGAAGATTTCGGTAAGATTGAAATAACATCTGAAAATATTGACAGTGAAGTAAAATTAATAAATATGACTTTATCGGAATCAACACGTGTTCCTGTTGATTATTCTTTCGGTAACGGTGAATATATGCAGATAGAAAATGGAGAATCTGTACAATTTGAAATTCAACGTTCTAATTTAGACACTTATAACAAATTAATTATAAGAACAAGAGAAGAAGGTGATGAAAATGGTGCATCTTTGGAAATTGAAACAACAAAGACAAATCTTGACAATGCTCTTAAAAATATATTCAGGATTCTTCTTGTTGTAGGATGTGGTGAAAATCCACTTATAGACACTGATTTGACACTTGTTGATATTCCTTCAAGTCTGAACGCCTATGGTGTTGGAAAAATATCGTCAAAACCAACTATCATTGCTGATATATTCAACAGATATTATGCAGAAGAAGAGAACTTATCTGTTGAATTAACTGAATTGCAAATAACAACTTCTTTGACCAATCCTACAACAGTACAAGAACTCGCCGAAGGTATTGGAGGCAAAGGATTCGTTCTTTCGTCTTTGATACAACTAGAATACAATGACGAGGTTGTCGGAGGTTTGGATGGTGTTACTGCTAACAACGATAATGTAGGTATGTGGTTCGGAGGTACAGTTGAAAATGCCTTGAAGACTTTGAATGGAACACTTGGTGGCAACGAACAACCGGTTCCTGTGATAGTGACCAAAAATGGTTTAGGAAGTAAAATTGGTCCATTCAAGATAGGAGAAAGTCGTTCAAACGAACACGTTTTTGTTGGTGACGAAACATCTGGTAACGTAACTGTAATAAATACGGACTATATTTCGATGGGTGCTTCATATTCAGATTCTGATTCAAAAAATGAAGCCAAGAGTAATGCAACCATATACCTTGATAGAGATGGTGTTGGAAGTAGAATCGGACCATTAAAAGTCGGAAGTGGCAATCAAATCTTTATAGGTGATGAAAGTGCTGGTAACGTTACGATAATAGATACTGATTATATTTCTTTGGGTGCAGAATATAATAACTCGAATACAAAAATCGGTGCAAAAGAATCACCGATATTTTTAGATGTTGATGGTATTGGAAGTAAAATCGGACCATTGAAAGTCGGAAGTTCTGAACAAATATATACTGGAAATGAGAATACTGGAAATGTCACTGTGATAGACACCGGTTATATTTCTTTGGGTGCATCTTATTCTAATTCTGAAACCAAATCAGATGCAATGGAAAATGCAATGATATTCCTTGATAGTAATGGTGAGGGAAGCAGAATTGGACCATTGAAAATAAAGACGGATGATGATAATAAAATTTTAACATTCGGACAATCAAGACCAGTATTTAAATATAAGAGAAGAATTTCCTATAGTAGAGATAGATACTTCAGAACACTATGTACTCCAGAATCAACATCTAGCACTTCTATCGACAATCACAATTTCAATAGTACAGATTTGAATAAAGACATACAATATGGTACTGACGCTGTTGATTGGGAAACTGTTGGTGATGACACAGCACCAGTTGAACCAATCAATACTGGAAGCACAGACCAAAATAGTCAACAAAATCCATAAACAATAAAATAAAGAAAAATGATAATCAATTGTGGATATAATAACATAAACCTTATAAGAAGACCTTTTAGGAAAATGTCTTCAAACCAAAATCAATCTTCAAAAATTAGGATTGAAGAATTAGGAGATTTCAATCTTATTCCTTTAGAGAATGATTCTTTTTATAATGTGGAAAATCAAGTTTTTCCAAAAAATGGAGACACGGGTCAGATATACACCATATCTGACCCAGATGTCGGAGTGCTAATTCCACACATTGTGAAATTTGGCAAATTTCCATTGGCATATAAAACAGTTGATATAGATAACTGCATCAATATACCAGATTTCAATGCTATTGTAATGAGTCAAAATTCATCAATAATATTGAACAATGTTATGTATAATGTCTTGGATTTTATATTTACACAGCCCATTTTCTTAAAGACAAATGATGTATGGTATTCGTATGTACCAAGATATAAAATTAACGACAGTGACATAGTTTTCGAGAAAATTGAGATAACAGATTTCAACAATATGTTTGAAGAAGATGAGGATTTGGAAATAAACGATGTTGTAATTTCTGACCAAAATGTTTCAGACATGAATTTTGCCCAATTCGGTATTGGTAAGAATGGATTGTCTCTTAAAAACGGAATATCATATACAATAGACGGTTGTGGAAACGCTGATTTTAATATTGGTAATATAAAAAGTGATTCTCAACCATTTGCCAAAATAAAAATGAATGTCAACAACCAATTGACTATTGTAGATAAAAAACTTGAAGTAGATTCATATAGAAAAGGTGATGTGTTGTCGGGCACTTCATTCACTTCATTACTTGGAACCGTAATACAAAATGTCATTGATGAATATACGAATCAATATGTTGATTGTGACACAGATGGTAATGTGCAAACAAAGAATGTAAATATAAATGGTAATTCGTATTATTCATCTTATGACATAGACAATACAAACAATAATACAATTTATGTGAGACTTAAAAATACAAATACACGTAAAAATCCGACATTTCGTCTAAATGGTGGAGATAGATATATTCGTCAAATAATGTATAATGGTAAATTCGGTAATGATTTAATTAACATTCCAGAAGGATACTATAAAGTAACTCCTGTTGAATTAAATGCAAATACAAGAGTATGGAAATTTGAATCTGACAAAATAGTGAACTCAGTAAATACGTTCTTAAAAAAGATTTCAAGTTTCGACATTCTTATAGTAAAAAAATAATAAATAAAAAGACCGTTTCAAATAAATGGTCTTTTTTTTTATTTCATAAATACATTAAGTTAGTTATTTAAATACATATTTTATGTCTGGTTTTACAACAGGAAATAATAGAAGTAATACTATAAATCCAAATCCAGTAAGAAGGATGTTGAGAAAACTTTCATCATTCGGTATGAACTACAAGGATGATGTCATAAAAAACGTCCGTTCCCAAGATTTAGATTTACAAAGGCAAGTTTTAAATTCATCTCCCAATTCGGCACAAGTTGGTTCTTTGAATGACGAAGCAGTACAAGTTTTATTTGCTCGTATGTCATCTACAGACCCATCTTTATCAAAAGGTTATTTCAACCTTTCGGAAGAAAATTATGCAAAGAAAAAAGAACAATTGAGAAGATATGCCTTACAGGATGAAATTGAGGAAATACTTGACATCATCTGTGAGGAATGTGTTTGTTTTGATGGTGCAAATAAGTTTGCAAGTGCAGCATTGAACTACAAAGTCGACCAAAATATCATGGAAGAATATAATGCAGAGTACAATAAACTCTATAATTATTTTGGTTTTTATGATACGGTTCAAGCAACAGACTATTTTAGGAAATGGTTGATAGATGGTTTCCTTGCTTTCGAAATTGTTTATAATAAAGAACAGACTGAAATTATCGGTTTTGTTGAACTTGACCCTGCAATGCTTACACCAGGCATCGACCCTGCAACAAATGAAAAGGTTTGGTTTGTTAATCAACAAATGTCACCGAATGGTACAGCAACACAAGATAGAATATTATATGATTCACAGATTATATATCTTGCCTATGCAAAAGCGGATGCAGTTTCAAGAATATCTTATGTCGAAAGACTTATTCGTTCATTCAACATTTTGAGAACTATGGAGGCAACAAGAATCATCTGGGCTGTAACCAATGCAAGTTACAAGACTCAATATATTATTCCAGTTGGTTCTGTTCAGTCTCCAAGAGGTCGTCAGACACTTGCCCAAGCAATGGCAAACTATAAAGAACTCGTAGACTTTGATTGGGATTCCGGTGAAATTAGAACCAATGGTCGTCCTATGCTCCAGTTCTATAAAGACATTTTTATGGCTTCTGAGGGTGGTGAGACCCCACAGATACAGAACTTGGGTGGTGACGGTCCAGAAATTTCAGATACAGAAACTTTAAAATACTTTCGTGACAAATTACGTCAGGCTTCAAAAATTCCAAACACCCGTTTTGAAAAAGAACAGGGTGAGGGTGTATATACACTTTCAGCCGAAGGTATCAACCGTGAGGAAATTAGATTTGCAAAATTCGTAAAAAGACTTCGTGCAATATTCTCAGAGATTCTTTTGAAACCTCTATACATCCAGATGTGTTTGAAACATCAAGAAATCACAACGGATATAAATTTCCGTGTTAATATGGGTCTTGACTGGTATTCGGATTCATTGTTCGAGGAAAACAAGAAGATGGAATATTTGCAGAAACAGTCTGACTTCATTGGTTCAATTATGAGTACACTCGTTGAAACCGATGCAGAAGGAAATCAAATCCCATATTTTGATTTTGAATGGGCAGTACGTAAATGGTTTGGTCTGACAGACGAAGAACTTAAAGAAAATAAGAGATATAAGATGGAGAAAGAACTTCGTGCAGAAGGATACAAAGAGGAAGATATTTCGAAAATTATAGGTGGAGAACCGAAAGAAAAATTCAAACCCGTGAAGAAAAAGAAAAAGGAAGATGAGGAAGATGAAGAAGGTAAAGGTGGTGGATTCGGTGGTTTATAATAGTTAAAAATGTTTTTCATAAATAAAGAGATAGATATAAAAAAATTATATATAAAATGAAAGAAAAAAGAGTATTGGTGGTAGAACGCTCGGGTTCTGATATCAGTTATTCTAACGAGACTGTTACTAACAATCTAGGAAAGCAAGAAGAGTCAATAGTTCTTACCGGTATATTTACAACTTTTAATGAGAAAAATCGTAATGGTAGAATATATGAAAGTGCAGACTTTCTCCCACATCTTGAAGCTTTGAAAGAATCTGTTAAGAACCATACTTTACTAGGTGAGTTAGACCACCCACATGGTTTTGAGATTTCACTGACAAATGCAAGTCATGTGATTGAAAGTCTTGAGTTTGACCCACAAAGAAATGCTGTTGTTGGTAAGATTCGTCTTCTCAACACTGCAAAGGGTAAGGATGCACAAGCATTAGTAAGAGATGGTATTCCTCTCCATATTAGTTCTCGTGCTGCCGGTACCGTAGATGAAAGTGGTCACGTAAAACTTCAACAATTGTTCACTTATGATTTGGTTGCAGACCCTGGTTTTGCAAATGCCGTCTTATCAAGAGTGAATGAAGGGGTGGATTCAAATCCTATTTCAGATGAAACGAGAAGAATTTTGACTGAAATGAAAGAAAATTATGAAAAAATTAATGAAGGTCTTAATCTAGTTTCGAGTTCTGAAAGTTGTGAGATTTACGAAACTAACACAGAACTTGTTCCAGAACCAGGTAAAGAAGGTAAAAAGACAGATGATTTTGGTTGTGAACAACAAAATAAAAACACTAATAAGGCATCTAATGGTACAATAGACGATACAAATAACAAAAATAATATGGACGGAAAATATATTTCATTTGAAGATTTTCAGAAATATACTGAGAATCTATCTGAAATCATCGCCGATTTGCAGTCCGCTATTTCAAATTATAGAAATGAGTTAGAATCAGTAAAAAATGAAAAAGGTGGCACAAAACCAACCGAAACATTCCAAGATGGAAAAACTGATAATAGTGCAATTTCGAATTTGGTAACAAATAGTGTTGAAAAAAAGATGAAAGAGGTTGAGGAAAGATATGAGAATTTGAAAAAATATACTATGTATCTAGCCGAACAACTCGACAATTCTATCTCACATCAAGACTACATTGTTGAAAACTGCAACAAGATGATTGAACATCAAGATTATATTGTTGAAAACTGCAACAAGATGATTGAACATCAAGATTATATTGTTGAAAACTGCAACAAGATGATTGAACATCAAGATTATATTGTTGAGAATTTGAATGACACAATTGGTTATCAAAACTATATTGCAGAGATGTTGGATAAGTCTATTGACTATTCTAATATGCTTGCAGAAGAGCAGAATAAAAATATCGCTCACTCAGACTATCTCGTAGAGAAGATGAACCAAATGATTGACCATCAAGACTACATTGCAGAAAGTTGCAATGAAATGATTGATGAAAACAACAAGTTGAATGAAACTGTTAAAAAATTGAAAGATTTCGGTAATTATTTGGCAGAAGGTATGAATAATATTGTCGCTCACAATGATTATATCGTAGAGAGTTTGAACAAGAAAGAAGAAAATTCTTTGAATGAGGAACAGAACAAACAACAAGTTGTTGATAAGAAAGTTGATGAGAAAAAAGAAGAGAAATTTGATTCAAAGAAATATCAGAATGACCTCAATGAAAAACTTGGAAATCTCATATCAACAGTAAAGACTCAGTATGAAGAGACAAAGAAGAAAGAAGCCGAACAAATCACAGAGTCAAGAAAGGCTGTTGAAAATGCAAACGAGTTTATGCTTGTTAATTATATCCCAGAAAGGCTTAAAGAAAGATGGGCAAATCTTTCAGATGAAAGAAAACAAGAAATTTTGGCAGAGTCAAAGATGCTTGTTATCAACAATGCAAATGCAGCAACTTATTTCTGGAACACTCGTGATATGAGAGAAAAACAAGTTGAGATGAAGAAAGTTGAAGAACAGGTTACTGCAAACCAACAGAACAATCCTATAAACGAAGGTCTAACCGAAAGACAAAAAATGATGTCTGATATGATTAAGTATCGTATGAGAAGATAAAAATTATACAACTAAAAAACAAAACAAGGGCAAAAATGTTCGAAACTATATTTACTTTCTTTAAGGAATATGGTGCTTTATTAATAGGACTCATAAAGAAATATGGTATAAAAACAGTTATAGTGGTAGTATTACTTTGTGGTTTTATATTTGGTATCGGATATATGGTCGAAAAAAGAATTAATATGGTTGTTCCACAAACTGTAGAACAATCTATGGATGCCAATTATGAGAAACAAGAAACCATACACCAAGAGAATCTTCTTAAATCTGACGAAGTATATTCGGAGGCTAAAATAAAACTTCGTTCAACTTTGAAGGATATTGGGTGTGAGTATATCTATCTTATAGAATATCACAATGGTTCTGCTAATATGGCAACATCGTTCCCATTTAGGAAATTCGACGTGACTATGGATATCTGTAAGGATGGTGTTCCATACATAAACACCACAATGCTAAAAGACGAACATATTACAAAATACGACATTTTCGACAATCCGGAATTTACTAAACAGCAGTTTATGTATTGTTCTCGTGAAAATTTTAAAAAGGTCGATTACAAGTTGTATCAGATGATGGACCATAACAAGAAAATACAATGGGTGTACACTTACAATTTATATTACGGTGATGACATACTTGGTGCAGTTCTTGTATTATCATACGATAAAATTAACTTGAAAACATTTATGAACCATATGCACGAATTGGATGTTATTTTCAACCAATAAGTACTTTTCATAAATATAGAAAAGATGTAAAAATCATTTTACATAAATATATAAAACAACAAAAAGAAACTTGAAGTAAATAGAAGCAAAGTACTTCAGTTGACTATATACAAAATAAAAAAAAAAAGAAAAAAATTATGTTACAAAACGTTATTTTGAACGAAGCCGAAGTTTTAAAGGCTTGGTCAGGTTTTATTACTGAGTCAACTGGTGTTACTGATAGAGCTAAGTTGACATGGATGAGCAAATACTGTGCTTATCACGATATGAATGAAAAACAACAGCTCAACGAGTCAGTAGCTGGTTATGCTCACCTTAACCCAGGTATGAACGTTGGCGGTATGGGAGACATCTATTTCCCAGGTGCTAACCCTAACAATGGTTATGATGGACAACGTGGTAGTGGTGACAACCCATTCTCACTTCTCCCTCTCGCCGTTCAGGTTGCTGCACAGACAATCGCTCTCGACCTCGTTCCAGTAGTCCCAATGCAGGGTCCTCTCGGAATCCTCCAATATATGGACTATGTTTACGAAGGTGGTAAGACAAATATCGCTCCTCGTTTCGAGGGTGAATGGCCAATGGGTAACGAGTCTAAGACTGCTCCTCTCATGGTTAAATTGACCCTTGCAAAAGAAGATGGTAGTGATTCCGATTCTGAAAAGGATATTGTAAACCACGCCGCTTCTTACAAAGAACTCCAAGAGACTTTCAAACCTGGTTACACAACTGAGGTTGGTGAATATAAACTTATCTTCGTTGCACTTGGTCGTATCGACGGTCGTCCTATCTTCCAAGTTCAGGAGAAGTTGAGAACCAACGAACAGAAGTGGAATGGTGGTGAAGGTGCAAGCCAATCACTCGCTGAAACACTTATGGGTGAAAATGCAGAACAGGTTGCTGGTTACTATGTAATCGACATCGACACTGTTAAGGCTCTTGAAGATTTCATCCCTGGATTCACTGGTGCTGGTTTCAAGAATGGTAATCCAATGTCAGCTCAGTCTTATGACAGAGCAACTGGTGAATCAACACCAAGCAACATGATGTCATTGAACGTCTTCACAGAGAAGGTAGAAGCCAAGACCATCCAGGTTAAGGGTACTATCACTCGTGAGCAAATCCAAGACCTCAAGGCTTATGGTATCGATGCTCTTGCACAGGTTGAAGCAGAACTCGTCAATGAATTGACTCAGCATATCAACCGTGAGTTGTTGAACAACATCTTTGAACTTGGTTGGAAGAACCACGAGGAAGCTCTTGCTTTCGAGGGTATCAACCTCAACACATTCTTCACCATCGACCCAGCCGAGCCTGACCACGATGGTTTTGAGAATGTATATGTAGCAGGTGGTGCTGAAACACTTGGTACCATCCAGAGAAGACTCTACACCAAGGTTCTCGCTGCAACCACATTGATTGCACAGAGAGGTCGTAGAGGTGCTGGTACCTTCGCTGTTTGTGCAGCAGGTATCGGAGCAGCTCTTCAGGATTGTGCCGGTTTCACCGCTTATCCACTTTCTAACACCATCAACCAAACCGCCGGTTCTTTGTATCCAGTTGGTGCAATCAGTGGTGTAAGTATCTACATCGACCCTAACATGCCATTCAGCGATGGTCACATCGTAGTTGGTCGTAAGGGTAAGGACAACGAACCTGGTCTAGTTTTCATGCCTTACTTGATGGCTGATAAACTCTCTTATCCTGCAGAGGGTATGGAAGGTGCTCCTGTAACTTCATTGAAGTCACGTTATGCTATCGTCCGTGCAGGTCATCACCCACAACTTTACTACTATGCTTTTGAAGTTAGAATGGGTAAAGGTGTGAACATCATCTAATAAAGAATTTCAATACTTTTTTAGATAACAAAAAAGAGAAACTCAAATGAGTTTCTCTTTTTTTATTCTATAGTCTATTACTATTTTTTACCACTTCGTATTTTTGCAGCGAATTGTTTTGCATAAAATCGAGTGTCAGAAGGAAATCCTTCAGCATTATCGCCAACCCAATCTAGATACGACGGGTCAACATTTCTAACTGGTTTTCCTTTATATTTTCCGAAAGACATCCGAACACATCTATCATCACCATCTCCTTCGATTACAAAATTTCCACCAATATCGACACGATTTGAGTATGTCGAAAGTTCATTTTCATCAAGAATCTCATTATTTTCAATTTGATGACGATATATTTCTAGTGTAGCCATAGCATCTGCATCTGCACTATGTGCATTATCAAGGTCTTTACCAGTGTACTTCTTGTATAACTCGCCAAGTTTTCCGGAGTTGTATTTCTTATAAATTGTGTACGTGTCATACACTTTCACTTCACGGAAATTCCATACAAGACCAGCTCTCAGAAAACTCTCATATAGAATTGGTGCATCGTAGAACGTGCAGTAGTGACCACCAATGTCACAACCCTCGAAAAACTTGAATACCACTGGTGCAACTTCTGTGAATACAGGACAATCAACAAGGTCAGATTCCTTAATACCGTGTCTTTCGAAAGCATCGGGTTCGATTGGGACACCATCGTTGTTACACTTGAAATAAATCTTATCTATTATTTCGAGAGTTTTTGCATCCACCTTGATTCCAGAAATCTCGATAATCCTTGTCAATGCAGGATTTTTTAGAGCACCGGTTGTCTCCAAGTCAAAAAATATAATATCTTTCATTCTATTAGATTAGATTTTCATAAACATACTTAATTGCAGCATCACACGCCTCGTCATTTTTTTCAAATCCGGTTTTAGACTTAACCAGAGAGAATTTATATCTCTCTAGTTTATATATTTCATATACATATCCAATTCCATCTTCATAGACATATGGTTTTACAGTTATATGGAGATTATAATTATCCCTTATAAATTCCATCATACCCCATAAAGATGGTGCAGAGTATGCTGAATCAGAATTAGATGAGTTTTTGTTATAACTCTCATATATATCACCCCCATCAATGGCCTCAATTTCATCTTCCCTACCTTCGTCTCTTAAATCACACTCTTCATCAAAACTGATGTCCTCACCATTGTGACATATTCTAGGTATATAAGATATACGACACAATTCATTGAATCCTTTTTGTTTAAGAAGTTTTGCAACCTCAAATGATACAATATCCATCTCTATTATTTTTTATTGTTTTCCTTTTTTTTAAAGATACTATTTTTTATTGAAAAAAAAAATAAAGTCGTGGAAAAATCCACGACTTTATTTTATAAATTTGAGTTCATATCCTCAAATTCAAACTCATAATCTGATGAAGGTGGGTTTGCAGTGGCTTGACCAGTTATCTCTGGATTAGATTGTCTTATGTCATTCTTCGTAGGAGTGAGAAGTTCTTTTGCAGTCTTGAAAACACCTTCTTGAATTTCATAGGTTCTCTTATCATGCTCGCCACTTTCGAACTTCTTTACTTGTTCTTTATCTTTCAAGAAATCCAAAGAATGTTCCCTTGCAGATTCGAACCTTTTGTTGTACTCGTAATGGTCGAGTTCTTTTTTGTAATCTTTCATATGTTTAATGTTTTTATTTTTTATCTATGAGTATATTTAAGTTATTTAATTATATATTTTACCCCTAATTTCTTTCGGAGCTCCTTTAAGTGATGTTAATTCATTTCCTCTACAATAAAAATCTCCACCAACTTTTTCAGGAGCACCTTTAAGTGATGTTAATTTATTACACCTACAATTAAAATTTCCAACAACTTCTATTGGAGCGCCTTCAAGTGATGTTAAATTACTATTCATACACTCAAAATCTCCACCAACTTCTCTTGGAGCACCTTCAAGTGATGTCAATTCATTACCAACACAATCAAAATTTCTACCTACTTTTTCTGGAGCACCTTTAAGTGATGTCAATTTATTACGACTACAAATAAAATCTCTACCTACTTTTTCTGGAGCACCTTCAAGTGACGTTAATTCATTAAATTTACAAATAAAATCTATACGGACTTTTTCCGGAGCTCCTTTAAGTGATGTTAATTTATTATGGTAGCAATTAAAATTTCCACTTACTTTTTCTGGAGCACCTTCAAGTGACGTTAATTCATTCCGTTCACACTCAAAATTTCCACCGACTTTTTCCGGAGCACCTTTAAGTGATGTCAATTTATTATTATTACACTTAAAACTTTTTTTAACTTTTTCTGGAGCACCTTCAAGTGATGTCAATTTATTACCACTACAATCAAAACTTCCACCAACTTCTCTTGGAGCACCTTTAAGTGATGTCAATTCATTACCACTACAATCAAAACTTCCACCAACTTCTCTTGGAATACCTTCAAGTGACGTTAATTTATTAAAGGAACAATCAAAACTTCCACCAACTTCTATTGGAATATCTTCAAGTGACGTTAATTTATTAAAACTACATATAAAGTCACCACTAACTCTATTAAAATATATTGGAAGTGACGATAGGTTATTCCCATTAAGTTTTACATCACCATCATAGTCAATAACGGGTTTATCATTTTTTTCTTCAACGAATTTTATTTTTTTACCATCAAATCCAAAATCACACCAATCCAAAATCAACTTTTTATTATATATAAAAGATTGTTGTTTACCATTTTGAACAAAATAGAAATTTTTAGTTATTTTATCTACTTTATCAAATAATGAATTTATATCTACACCTTTTTTAAGTTTTTCTTGAATATTATACTTATTAAATTTTTCACCTTTTTCCGAAGGTTTAAAGACTTCAAAAAAGTTCATGTTTATAACTTCACTGACTTGTCTAGGAGAACAAAAGTTTTCATTATTTTCTCCATCAAAATCGTGGTTATATCTAGTTGTGATATATAAAGGCATTCCGTTATAATCTACACATACTGAAATCATTGATAAACCATAGTCGTTCAAAGGGGCGTCTTTATCATCTTTTTTTACATTTTTGAATCCATTTCTCAAACAAAAATAGAATTGATTCATTCCATCACATGAGTATGAATCGAAATTTTTATTACTTTTTGTAACACACCAAGAAGTATATGATTTGTATTTTGAAGCACTTCTATAAGAATTAATTTTAATTATTTCATAATCACTACCTCCAGTGAATTTCATTCTTTTTACATAATTAATTTCCTCTTCAGTTTCTTTTTTCTGTATTGGAAGGAATCTTTGAAAGATTTCATCCTTACTTAATCCATTGAGATTATTGTCATATTCGGACAAATGTGGTTCAACAGAAATGATTTTTAACATACTATTCATTGTAGATATATCATTTGCATTCTGCAACTCTCCATCAACATACATTCTGCACACACCGTACAAAAATTTATATGCCGGTCTTTCTGTGTGTTCAAGTTCAGAGAAATCATGCTTTACTGCATTTATGATTTCAGATGGATTATCATATCCTTTTGACCTTAACATTCTTTTTGTCTTGTCTTCTTTTGATTCCAATATAAGAAAACTTCCTAAATCTAATATATTTTTCATATTCTTTTTTTTTTACCAATTAACGTCATCACCTCCGAAATACAAGGCGAATCCAGCTTCAAGTTGTGTTATATTTACAAATATTTTTTCACCGGTTCCTTGACCGTTGTCTATTACACAGAACAAAGTATCTTCAGCGGTTAGATAATAAAAACCTTGTTGGATAAATTTTCCCTCGTGTTGTTTTAATTCACTTTCGTGTGCAAACTCACGACTCAAAACTATTGCATTTTTAATACCCTCAATTTGAGTTTTTCTCATATAATACTCATCAACCCACACTTTTTTTGCAAATGCACTTGCCTCTTCTCTTGTAACACAGTCATTATCAGTATAATTTATTATGCTTGATATTTTTGCATAAATGTTTTCTGCATCTTGTTTGGTGAGATATATATTGTCTGCAACATCCTTTTCGAGGAATATTGAATATATGTCATCTGCCTTCATATATTCCGACAATTTAAACTTCTTCATATAAAACTCATCCACCCAAATCTTTTTGGCAAATGCAGTAAGAGACTCTCTTATATCTGAAAGTTGGTCATTTGTTGCATACTTTGAAAACTTATTGTTTAGTTCAGTAATTTTTTGTGACAACAACTCGTTTATTGAATCACCTGTCATATAGTTTTCAAGTGTTTTGCTGAGATAAACAACAGAAGTATATTTTTTTAGTTCATTCAGAAGTTCGTTATTGTCGATGAAATTAGTACTGACCCAATTTCTTTGAGCAAGTGTTGGAATAACGGAACTAACAGAAGAAAGTTGTTCTTTTGTTGCATACTTTGAAAACTTATTGTTTATTTCAGTAGTCTTTTGTGAAAGAGATTCTTTTGTTGCATAACCATCAAGTTTTTCATCAACGTACTCCTTTGTTGCATATCCACTTAAATCTGTTGGTTCTCCACTTGAACTACCACTTGAGTCACCCTTTCTAATAAAATTTTCACTGACCCAATTCTTATGAGCAAGATTACTCATTCTATCATTTAATTCAGAAACTTGAGTACGTGTTGCAAACTTTGACATTCTGTTGTTAATCTCATTAGACAATCGTCTTAATTTTTCGTCAGTAACATCTTTTTCCTCGAATTTATCAAGTATTTCGTTTATATATTCAAGTGTTGCATATCCTTCAATTTTTTTATCAAGGTCTGACTCATGAAGATAATGTTGTTCTACACATATTTTCTTTGCAAATGCACTAAGTGATTCCTTTATATCAGAAACTTGTTTCTTGGTTGCATATTTTGATAATTTATTATTTATCTCTGTTACAACTTGTTCAATCTTATCGTCTATCGATGAATCATCTTCTCCTCTTAAAAATTTTGAATCAACATATTCTTTTGTTGCATACTCACCGATAATATCTTTGATTGAGTCTTTACGGAGATACAAATTATCCACCCACATTCTATTTGCAAAAGTTGATAATTTTTCATTGACACTAGACTTTGTTTCTACATTACTCAAATCAGATTTCTTTGCAAATGTAGAATCAGCAACGTCTTTCTTTAAATAGGAATTTGCTTCATTTTTTGTCAAGTAATCATCGAGTACCACATCAACAGATTCTTTTGTCACATAGTTATTCTGCAACTCATTTTTTGTTGCAAAAGTATTGTTTGCAGTAGTTTTTAAAAGATATTTGTTATTTACATCTTCTTTTGTTGCATATATAGAACCGACTTCACTTTTCTTTAAGTAAGGTTTCAACGATTCAGTGAGTTGGTTTCTTGTTATGTAGTTCTGAACTTTTTCTAAAAATTCATCCTCATCTATATATAATGTATCTGCTTCATCTTTTGATAGATAAATAGATTCAGCAAGAGAAGTCTTTAAATACTCATTCAGTTTTGTATTCAATTCTCCGGATGATATTCTATTATTGGTCTCAGACCTTACCTCATTAATTGAATTTGCAAGTCTGTCACAATAGGCATAAAGATTTCTGTTTGAAGTTTGTAAACTTTTTATATCTTCTATAAGGGATAATGGTTCATCTAACAAACCAAATTCTTCTTTGGTAAGAAGATAGTTTTTCGAATAGTTTTCAAGAGCTTGTTTTGTTATGATATTCTCAATTGGAGAACCTATTATATTCACAAGTTCATCTACAAGTGACAAATTTGTCACATAGTCATGTTCGGCGAGCCAAGCGTTAAGTTCAGACTTTTTTACAACATCTTTAATATTGCTATCGGAAGCGAACACAGATAGTTTGTGTCTCCTATTATTCCAATCGAAATAAAACTCATTGGTATCACTCGTATGGTATAATCTTCCGTTTGAGGGTGTTTTTATGTTACATAATTCTTCATAAGTACATGTTATAACTTCCAAATATTCAACAGCAAGATTTGTGTTGTCTTGTACGTTCATATAAAGTTCTATTTGTTTTATATATTTATGATTTTTTTGTTATATTTAATACATAGAAACAATTAAAATAATAACTATGGATTTAAACGAAAGATTTAATGTATTGGTGCAAGGTGTTGAAATTGCACAAAAAAGTGGAGTTCTTACTTTAGATGATGCTGCTAAAGCAAAAACTGCAATTGATTCCATTCAAAAAGGTGAAAATTTAAGAGACGAATTATTCAAACTTTCAGAGATTTGTGAATTTGCTCAAAAGAAAGGTGTGTATAATCTTGCAGATGCACATACAATTTTCCTTGCCGCTGACCAGATTGGTGCAGAAATTGATAAATTCTTGATTAGTCAAGAGAAACCACACGAAGTGCCAGATAATGATGTGGAAAAAGAAGAAAGTGAATCTTGGGTAATTCCAAATGGAACCAAAGATGTAGAAGATTGTGAAAAACAAGAGGAAAACAAGGAATCAGACGGAAAAAAGAAACCATCTAAGAAAAAGGGTAAATAAAACACCAATAGGAACGAAAAAAAGGAGGTCTCTAAGACCTCCTTTTTTTATTTTTGGATAAAGTACCCACAAAAAGAAAAAGGAGCCAAAATAGACCCCTTTCCGTAAGTTTTACATACCATCGGCGACCATTGCCATTGCACCGAGAATTGCTCTCGTGTGTTCTTTGAGTTCGACATCGTTTTCAACAAGATTTACGACAACCTCATCGTCTGTTGCAAGTGATGTCTGTACATCTACATCCTTCCATCTACGGAAACCCTTTTCACAAGTCACCACAATTCTTTCATACCAGTCGAGAGGAAATCTCTTCTTTATTCTCTCTATGTATCTTCCAAGTTCATAGAAACAGATTGGTTGGTCTGATTCCAATGTGTTTGCAAAGTACATTGAGAAAATATCACATTTTTCCAACATCTCAAACTCCCACTTGATTTGTTCATCGGCGGCCGATGGGTCGTGAATCGGGAAATTTGGTCTCCTTGGATTCATAAGATAGACATCAATATCAGATTCCATTTCAACATTTGTGAAATTTTTAATGATTCTGTCTTGCCACATAGGACATTTCTGAATACCACCGGCGAGAAAAATCTTTATTGATTTTTTTGAGAAATCTACCTTTTCGGGTGCAGTAACCACTTTTATCATATTTCAATGTTATTTTGTATCAATTCCAATATAAACTTTCGAACACATCCTTGTTTGTCCTACCTTCTTTTGTCCTACGGAACGAACTGTTCTTACTATCTATATATACCTTGTTAATATAGCAATCAATCGGTACGACAAGAGAACCATTTGACTTACCATCAAAACTTAAAACAAATTTAATATCCATCGTGTTCAATAGTCTTAACTGATTGAAAAAATCATCGAAAACTACTCTACCAAAATATCTGTTTATCCGTGTGTTGTCATAAGGAGGGTCAAGATAAAGAAAGTCTCCTTCTTCAATTTCTTCAAATATGTCTTTATAATCACAACATCTGAATGTCACCTCATTTACATTTAAAAGTTCACTCCAATCCATAATCACCGGTTGAAGTCTTTTTGGCTTTATTCCGTCACGAGTCAAATGAAGGGTTCCATTGAACTCTTTATGTTTGTTGTACCTTGGTATTCCGTTTGTACAAGTTCTCATTATGAAGAAAAACAACATAGGATTTCTCGTTTTATTAAACTCATTTCTGATTTCCTCGAAATATGCACGTTTCATCCCTTTGTTGTCTATAGACTGCATTTTTGACCACATTCTGCTGTACTCATCAAACAGTTCTTCCGGATTATCCTTTACAACATTCCACAAATCAATTAAATCCGGATTTGTATCTGAACATACAAAATCACGAGCAAACTTCTCATCAGACACCATAAGTTGATACAAGACCGAACACCCTCCACAAAATGGTTCATAGTATGTTCCCATATATTTTGGAAAATAGGATATTATCTGCTCACTTTGTATTCTTTTACTTCCAGACCATTTTATAATTGGTTGAAAATCCATTTAAAATCCTATTTTTTTCTTTTCTTCGACAAATTTGTTTTCACCGGAAAATAATTCTGCAAGTGATATATCTTTATCAGGTTCTTTCAAACCAAGTTTCTTTGCCGCCTCGATAGCACGTTCCTTTTTCAATTTACCGAAGTCGTACTTCATTCTGCAACGGCCAGGTCTAAGTAGAGCGTTATCAATATTTTTTTCATTTGTATTAAATGTACAGATAAATTTTATGTTGAGGGCATCGGCAAGTAGACCATCACTCATATTCAACATGTCTGCAACTGCTGAACTTCTCGTATTATTTTTTGTAACGACTAAATTCTCACAATCCTCAATTACAAATACACAATTTCTATTACCCATAAGAAACGATAAAAATTGTGGACTAGTTATATCATTCACAAGATTTGACGGGACATAGACAAACTTCTTATTATTCTTTAGTTGTTTAATCAAATGTCTTATATATGTGGTCTTACCTGTACCTGCATCACCATGTAAGATATACAATCCATTGTCATCTTCCTTGATACTTCTCACGATTTCTTTGTTAATTTCCTCAAACCCTTCGTTATACAGTCCGAAATCCAATTCCCCTTTCAATTTTATTTCAAAAGGTTCCATGTAAAAATCATGTGCATGTGCTATAATATTGCACATAACCTTGTTATTGTCACCAACATAATCTAAAAGATATTTATTTACTACGGATTTAATAATATCTTTATTCTTATGTGTATGTATTTCTATACCAGGCCAATTATTTCCAAAAGAAATCAAACACTCGTCATTAAACACAATAAAACCAGTGATAAAAATATCATTCAATATAATTTCTTCTTCGTGTTCGTCAAACATATCATTCTCATCTGTATTTGAATATCCAACACAAAAATTGGTAAATCCGTCAGCAATTAATTTATCATAAAGACTTTCCACTTTTTTTAGTCTATCATTACGACCATTATAAGAAATACTAAACGAACAATTTATAGTTGGGTAAAATCCAAAAATAGAAGAGTATATATTCTTCTCATCATCAAGATGTGCTCTCATAACGGTCGTGTTTTCTATAGTTTTATCCGTGCCGTATAATTTAAATATTTTTCCCATTTGTAAATTTTAATCTTTTTTTATACTAAATGACTTAATGTATCTACCATATCACTTCTTTCAAAAAGTTTCATCTTATTATAATTAGCATCGATTTTGAACTTAGTATCACGACCCTCACCCTCACGTATTTTCAATATCTTCAAATAATAAAACGGAACACAAGTACCATCTTCATCTTCATTTCCAACACCCATTCTCATATCATCTGTCTGTATGATACCGAAACAAGTATCAACCGTATGTAGAAGACCCATAGATTCGGCAACATCTTCCATATTGATATCAGAACCATTTAGGGCACTACGACCACACTGTGTGGCGGTAATAATTGAAAGGTTATACTTTACTGCAATACCCCTCAAATCTTCTGCTATCTGTTTGATTTTGAGATATGTGCTCTCACTATTTGGAAGACGGTAGTTTGACATAATGTTGATATAGTCAATGATGACCACATCAACCTTGAACTTCTGTGTTTCCTCTACTTCCTTAATATATCTCTCAACATCCAACACGGTACCTTGTCCGGTAGGGAACTCTTTGATAAAAAGTTTTCCGAGTGGCATTATCGAACTCATTGAAAGATTATTTAGTTTTTTTCTTACCTTGTTCGAATCTTCCACTATAGAATCATAATCTTCCAATGTTATATCAAAAAGGTTTGCACCGATTCTTCTTGTAACCTTTGCTGCCGACATCTCACAAGTAATGTAAAGAACATTTTTTCCTTTACGGACAAACTCAGCAGCATCATTACAAAGGAACACAGACTTACCGGCATTTGTTGCACCGATATAGCACGTAAGTGTTTTAAGGTCGAGACCACCTTTAGAAATCTTATTAAAATATTCCCAAGTGTATGGTATCTTATAATCTTTTACTGATTTATGAGAATCAACGTCAAAGAAATTACTACCCAAATCTGTATCGAAAGAAATCAATGAAGTATCGGCGACCATACCCGTGGCTTTATGAACCACATCGACAACATTGTCAAGTGTAATATCGGTTGTCTTAACGTATGTTACTGCCTTAACTATATTGACATTCAAAGCTCTCCATTGTATCCACCCCTCAGTAGTACCTTTTAACCACTCGTCGTCGTATGAACCTATCTCAACATCATATATAGAACGAATGGTTTCAACCGATATTTTCTTATCGTCATCTTTCAAAAGTGAAATCATCTGCTCACAAGACGGAGATTCTTTATACTCTTTGAAGAAATTTTTGGAAGTAAGTGCAACATACTGAATATCCTCATTGGTAAAGAAATCACCACCTATCGAAAGAAGATAGTTCGGATGTTTCAACATGTAAGCAAATATGACTTTCTCCTGTTGTATGCTCGACTTTAATCCCATATCGTTTTCACAATTTTATATGAACTACCACTTTTTTCTATAAACCCTTCACCAAGTAAAGTGTTTATTATTTTATCTATTCTATTATTAACCAACTCATCGTCTGTTTCATTGGAGAAATATCTATTTTTAATTTTATCCCTTGAAAACAACTTATCATCCAATGAAATTGTACATGAGTCATAAAGTACATCCAATGGAGTAGGATAACCGAACAAAGTCTTATTTATTCCAGTTATATATCTTACTTGTATTTTATTTTTGTCTAATTCTCTCATATAACTAAAATATAACAAAAAAAGGTGGAGATTATCCACCTTTTAACAAAATATCAGGTATATACTTGATTTTTTTGTTAAAATCTATAATATACCTGATATTTTGTTAAAAATGTTATTCCTCAATGAGTTGTGTTTTGATTTGGTCATCAATGGTTTCTTCTTCCTCCTCAAACAAATCATCTATTTTTACACCGTCTGCATACTTGAATTCCTCTTGTATGTATCTGTCGAGTCTTTCAAGTCTTTCCTTGGTAAATGCCTTTGATGTGAAAAGTTCCTTTGGTGTGATTGTCTCACCGTTGTCAAGACAATAGTTTCTTGAAGTTTCACTTGGAACGAAGTACAAAACCTCACCGTCTTTCTTTTCAACACGGATGTACTCATCATTTGGTGACTTATTGTATTCTTTTTCTGTGATAAATTTCCCTTTTTGAATACCACATCTCTCAAATGAGATATATTCCTCAAGACCGACATATGGGTTCATACCAGAAACATAGGATATATAAAATTTAACAGTTGTTGGTTTACAGAACCTGTTCTTTTCCGGTTTTGCTGTAACAATGATGCCAGTCTGCAAATTGTCAGAACCCTCCTTGAGTTTTGCCTTTGTCAAATTAAGTATTATTGATGCACCATACACCATACCAGAATTATGGTTCACAACACCATTTTCTGTTACATAATGTTGGACATCTTCAACAGTAAGGTCATAAACATCAGTACAACAGTTTTCTTTTACACTTTTTACTTTTAATGTCTTCAATTGCATATTCTATATCTTTTATTATTTTTTCAATATTGTTGTTTTTAAAATATTTGTCACCGATACGAATTATTCCAATAATATCTTTTCTTTTTGATAGAATAATATTATCTCTTATTTCATCATATTCAATATCATGCCAAAAATTACCATCATATTCAAACAATATTATATTGTTTTCAAATTCAATATAACCATCGGTAAGGACATATTGTTTTCCATATTTTGAATATAATTCTGTATTTTGTACATTTATTCCTAAATGCAAATGTTTCAAACCACATAAATGTTTTGAAATTTCATTAAAGAAACACAACTCCTCTTTGGATTCATAACCTAAATTTTTCTTCCAGTATTTTTCCGGATTTAATCTGTATAATTCTTTTTGTCTTTCTGATTGTTTCTTAATTGCAGATTCATACTCATCATCACTTTTATAATTTTCACGACACATTCCGTTTAACTTGTGAACTTGAAATATAGCATCATCCTCTGAAAATCCATTTTCAATCCAATATTGTTTTGACCACTTACATTTTTTCAGTCTTTCTTTGTATGAATATTTCTTAATCATTTTATCGGAACGTTCTTTTTGTATTTTTTTAATTGTTTCTATATATTCCGATTCCGAAACACCCTTATCAATATAATACTCCTTACATAATGGTGACCTTTTTCTCTGTTCAAAACTTATTTTTTCATATATTTCTTCACAATTTTCCCAACCCATTGATTTCCAATAATCTGTTGACAACACAGATGATGATTTTCCACACCTCAAAGATTTTAGGTATTTGCTAATATCATCAAATTTATTCCTAATTCTATTTGACTTTGTGTTTAGAAAAACCTCATAGCATTTTTGAACAAGAGATTCATTGTTTTCATTTATGTTTGGAAAACTTTGTTTTAGAAATGATTTGAATATTTCAATACAATATATATCCGATACCCTATACTTCATTGTTTTTCATATTTTTTATTATTTATGAAAAAAGCAGAGTGGTGGATATGGTATCACAATTTCTTTATCTCATTCCCTTCAACCAAATCGGAAGCCTTTATCCATTTTGAATCATCCAATATATCATCAAAATTTTCACCTATAAAGAATCTATGGTCTTTTGAACAAGTAATTTTACTTCCATCTTCAAACTCTATATCCAATGTGTCTTTTTTAAATCTCCACGTGTTCATAATTTCTTTGTCACCAACAATCGTCTTCACTTTGTCACCAACACGGATGTCTTCTATATTCTTTAATTCGCCATTTGACATAATAACTTTTGAACCACCAACTAAACATCCTCCAGATTGTACGGATGTTGGTATATATGTGTTTGTTGATTCATATACGTGGTTTGACAATGCCATTGTTGCACCGATAATACCCATCTTCATAGAAACAATTCTGAACAAAGACCTTAATTTCTTTGCTTTTGTCATATCCGCTTTGTCACTCCCTGATTTTGCATCATCAATTTCCTTTTCTGTTGGGAGTCCACCTAATGAATCAAGAACAAAAAACACTTTTGGAATTTCCATACCAGATTCTTTCTTTTCAATAAGAAGTTCTATAATCTGTGTAATTGATGTTCTAAATTCCTCAACACTTGTCACTGGTTCATATCTGAATTTTTCCGGATTGATACCAAATTGAATTAACATCTTTTTTTCAACAGCATTCTCAGAATCATACCAAATAACAAAATATTCCTTTTCTATCGCCTCTCTTGCAATATTAAGAAGTAAATATGTTTTTCCAACACCACTAACACCAGACAATGCCGTTATTCTATTATTTGGAATACCACCAAAAATACTTCCAGATAAACTTGCATTACAAGCATAATTACCAACTGGAATATAATCAGTAATTTCTGATACTCCAGCATCTTCCGACATCAAACCACCCCATTTTGAGTTTTTTGACATTTCTTTGTTTAAATCACTAAAACTAAAAATTCCACTTTGTTTAGCCATATACTATAAAATTTATTTTGTTGTACTCTAAATATAACAAAAAATATGTCAGGTTCCATAAATATTTTAAACACAAAATTTTTGTAATGATTGATGAAAAATTACCAAAGAAAATAACACTCAATGATATTTTAAATCGTAAAAGATGGATATTGGAACTTGTCGATAAATTCGGAATGGATATACCCGATGATATAGATGGTCACGATTTCAAGAAAGTTTGGGACAGATGGGTAGATAAAGGTGGTGAATCCAACTATTACTTTGCAGAAGAATTAAGAAAAGGATTGAACAAATACCTTATAGAAAAAAATAAAGAAGTGAATGAGTGTGGTGTTCAAGGTGGTGCAACACCGACAAATGTCGGTGGAATGGGCAACATAGTTTTACCTGGTGGTGAACCAGGTAGCGGTTCACCTGGTTCAGGTGACATTCCTTTACCATCTCCAACAGGAAAAGTGTATACACAAGTTCAACCATTTGACCAATTTATAAAGAAAAATTGGAAAAATAAGAAAATGAAAAAATCAAAAAGAAAACGTAGATTGGAAAAAAACAGTGATGCAGAACATACACCAAATGATTCTGTATATGATTATGTTGATGATTTTAGAACATATATACAAAGAACACATAATGAAATACTATGGGTATATTAAAAACTATTATATGTTTAACTATGCTACATCATTTAATCAAGATTTATCAGAATGGGATTTAACTAAAAAAAATACAATAGATATGTTTAAAGATTGTCCTATCAAAGACGAATACAAACCTAAAATGAAATAAAGAGTGATTATTAAATCATTCTTTATTTTTTTCATAAATACTATAAATATATAAAATATAATAACATGGATTATACTAATAAAGGATATTCCCCATTGAACGAAAGTAAAAAGGCATCCGACATTCAAATTGTTTTTTTGAGTTCAAGAGCAGAAAAAACAGCAAAAAGTTCAAATTCAATGTTTTTCTTTGAAGATGCTGCAAAGAAAGCCGGCCTTAAAATGATAACAATAGACCCAAGTTCATCTACTATAAAGAGAAACAGTGAGGATTCATATACGGTTGTGGAAGACAATGGTGGTAAAAAAACTTATGTTTTGAAACCATCAAATACAATTATTGTTCCAAGACGTACTGTTTTGAAAAACAGTGAGTCGAAAGAATTTATACAAGACTTGCAGACTTATGGATTTTTCTGTTTGAACACACTCGACTCAATAGAGACTTGTGAAGATAAGTTTTTGACATATAAAAAACTAAAAAACGCTGGTGTTCCAACACCAAAGACAACCGTTATTACATCATCTTCAATGAATAAACTCGATGACAAGATAGACAATATCGGAGGAAAGTTCCCAATTGTTTGTAAGATTCTGAATGGGACACAAGGTGTAGGTGTATTTATCATCGACTCAAAGATGAGTCTTCGTTCCACTCTACAAACTATGTTCAAACTATCCCCAAAGTCTGACATCATTCTTCAGGAGAAGATTGATTCAGATTATGATTTGAGGGTTCATGTTATGTATAATGGATTTGAAAGAATGACATCGGGACTAGATGGTTTTGAAATCATTGGTTGTATGAAAAGAAACCAGCTTGCTGGTGACTTCAGAAGTAACTATTCACTCGGTTCAACTGCTGAAAAAGGAACTCTTACACCGGAACAGGAAAAGATTGCAAAGATGGCTGCCAAGGCAACTGGATGTAGATGGTGTGGTGTTGATTTGATTGTTTCAGCAACAACAAAACAACCTTATGTCATCGAAGTCAATTCATCACCAGGAACAAAAGGTATCACTACAGCAGCAGGTGACGATGTTGTCGGAACACTCTTCAATATGTTCAAAGACTTCAAATACACCAAGTATGAGTCAGAACAAATCGGTAGTTATGAAACAATAACCATCAAGGATATTTCGAAAGAAACATCTGCTCTTGATACGGCAATAAAATTTGACGACAATAAGACATTCACAGAACTTGAGTGTTCGTCGGTCAATGCAAAAGATGAAGACGTTTCATTTGTTTTCAATGGAGTCACCTATAACCGTGAATTGGTTGGTTTGAAGAAAAACGACCCAATGGTGGAACTCAACTTGAAATTTAACGGAACTGTCTATAAAAATGAACTCGTTGTGTTGAAACAAGTCAACGACAATATTAATAAGAATCATATGGTTGGTGGTACAAAACTTATCAATCGTGTAGCAAACAACGCTGTCATCATAGATAAACCTTTCTATCTGACAGACAACACGACAAACTTCGATATACCTAAAAAAACGGTGGAAGAAGGTCTTTTGACAGAGGGTAAAAACTGGGTGTTCAAAGTCAACGATGAAGAAATTAAACTTGCTGGTTTAAGACAAGTTATTAAATCTTTTGTCGATGGAACAAGGAATAAATATTCAAGAGGAAAATGGTCGATTGAAGCAGAAGATTCCAATAATTGGGAACTTATGTACAATGAACAAAAGTTCATCGAATGTAAGGATGCAGAGATAAAGTTCAAACACAATTACATGCCGTATAATTTGGCATGTAAAATCTCCGGTGTAATCGAATCAATCATAGAAGGTGCCATTGTCGATATGAGTGTATATCCAGAAACAAAAGAAGTGTAAAAGATAGAATAAGACTCATAAAACAAAAATAGAAGTTAATTGAAATTAACTTCTATTTTTTCATAAATATAATATGGGATGCAACTGTAACAAAAACGATTCTATACCACTTTCAGTTAAGAAGGAAAAAAGAAGAAAACTGAAAGAAAAAATATCAGATATAAAACAACTTTGGAAAGAAAGTGAGACAACTGGATTGTCTGGTAGTGCTACCGTAACAAAAGACGAATTAGGATTTAAATAAAGGAATAAAAAAATGCAACAAATAAAATCATTCGACGAATTTATAAACAACGTCACAGAATCTAAAACCGATTCAAAAAAAGAAATCGCTGGATTCAAGGAGGCAATTGAAATTGTAGGTCTCGGAACAATCAAGGCAAAACTTGATACCGGAAACACAACAAAATACAACGCTCTAATAGTTCAAGACTATTTCGAAAAAGATGGAAAAGTAAAATTTAATTTCAACGGTAAGGACTTGGAGTATGATGTCGAGAAACATGTAAGAATATGGCACCACGGAAAATCAACTGAACGTCCAATTATCAAAGTTGATTTGATTTTCAATGGAAAAAAGTACAAAGACGAACTCATTGATTTAAAAATTTCAGATTTGACCGGTACAAAGAACTATAGATGTCGTATGTTGATATGTAAAAAATTTATGGAAGAGGCAAATATTATCATAGACCCGTCCAAAGAATTTAACATCACTAAAAAACATCAAATTGACAAACCAAGAAAAAAGAAAGTCAATGAATCAAAAGATAGTGAAAACCAAGTAATAATGAGTACAAACAAAAACTTGGACGCTACTGACATTGATTTCATACTCGGTGGAAAAACCATTGGTGGTGCAATTCTGACAAATCAATATATTGATGGAATAATAAGTGAATATAAAGACTCTGTGGATGATTTCGACGAAAGCATATTCAGAAAATTTGACGACAATGAAAAACTATATAACCTTGAAGACTTTTGGATAAACAGAGAATATCGAGGAAAAGGTTATTCAAAATTGTGTCTAGAAAAATTGATGGAAAAATATGGTGATAAACAAATGGTATTGAGAGCGTTTCCTGATGGTGGAGTAGATGAAGACACTCTTGTGAAGATATATAGCAGATATGGTTTTGTAGTGCTTCAACCAACAAAATCTGATGGAACGATAATGGGTAAATATAAAAATAAAAAAGAGTGAGGTTTTCCCCACTCTTTTTTTTTATTTTACTCTTCTTATTCACATTCATCACTCCAATCACAATCAAGTGCTTCATTAATATAAGTAAATGTTGAAAAATCAGCAAATTTACTCTCTGATACATGAGTTGGTGTAAATTTAGCATGTTCATCGATAACACCCAAAAATCTTTCTTCTGCAAAACATCTGAATGACATCTTTTCTATATCAAAATAGGTGACAAAACCTTCTCTTGCAGGTCTTTTTGTTCCAGAAGATGAAGTTGATGGACCAAGTACTCTTGCAATTATATCTCTATTTCTTGTTCCGTATGCAACTCTTATTGAACCATCCTTTTTCTCAAATTTAAACGAGACAATATCTGCTCTTAGCATTTCTATAAATGTTGAAATTGGAACCATTTTTGGTTTTACTGCCATTGTAGTAGTTTTGATTTCACCAGTAGGAGTCTCAACAACACCCTTTGACACCCTAATCTCACCACTAGGAAGTTCAACGACACCTTCCGGTGTATCAATTTCTTCTTTGGTTTCTTCGGTTTTTGTTGTCTCTGGATTATCACTTTCCCAGTTATACCCCTCTTTAATCAATTTGTCCCATAATTTATCGAAATAACTATATGCTTCAGACGATGCTTCGGATGGCCATGTTCTTCTAACATCATCCAAATTCATCAATACAGTATTGAATGGATTTTCTTCACGGAATCCCTCTGTAGAACCGTCCCATGATTCATTTACTTTTTTCATAAACATTTTAAATTATATATTATTTATGAAAAATAATGTTATTCATTATATTGTCACTTAATTTTTGAATATATCTAATTTCATATGAACCGTCGTCTTTCAACCAGATAAGTCTTCTGTCGATGATTTTCAAACCGACACTTTCAAACATTTTCTGATATAAATTGAACTGAAGTGTATAATGTGACAACGCCGTGTCTTGAAAATCACCCATAGGTGGTTTCATTCTGATATCGTTTCTGACTGTGAAATCTTTTTCAAGTTCCTTGTTTGTTTTCCAGTCTCCTATAACAAAACCACTCTCTTCAGGAAATATTTGGTTTTCTTCATAGAAAAGAATATCGGCTGTACCACATATCGGAAGTACATTATCCATATATTTTGTAGAAAGTTTAAACTCAGCACCAATCACATATAATCGTTTACATGGGTCGAAGTTCATTTCATTGTAGAATTTCACAATAGCTTCCTCTTTCGGATATGTCGGAAGAAGGACTTTGTATTCTTCATCCCATTGTTTCTTGTTTGATTCACAGATAAGTTCAGGATGACCAGCCATAACATTTGTATAACTCTCTCCAAACTCATGTGTCCTAGAACCAGATATTGTTGATTTACGATTCAACAACCTCCAATTTCTTAAAACATCATATTGTGTCAAACCAACTTTCTCTGCATATGCTCTCGATTTTGCATCCTCATCAAATGGTTGCTCATATTTCTTGATGATATTGGAAACTGGAGTGTACTCTTTTTTGTCGATGAAATATTGATGACTCTCTTCAATGAAATTGATGTCACCAAATTTTTCATTCAACAACTCTCTTGTTTCTTCTATAATTTTCATATTTTTCCTATTACCATTTCTTTACTTATAACAACATATTCAATATCATCCACTTTGATGTATAACCCACCCATATCACAGAAAGCGATATGGTCTCCGACATGATATTCATCATTAGGAACACCAATGCTGTCTATTATACCGGTATATGGTGGTGGAATTTCCATTATATTTTCAGATTTCAATGGTTCTGGAAGGATTATCCCACCTGCAGATTTATATTCGCCATGGTCTTTAATAACCATCATTACATCATTTACTGCAACAAGTCTCATAGTTTTTCTTTATAGTTTGTATATAATTCCATCACTGTGTCGAATCTCTTTCCCTCAACATCGTTGTCTTTAAGCCATTCCTCTATATATTGTTCTTGTGTCTTTTTGTCAACAGAATTTTCATCTTCATTCAACAATACAATATCTTCGTTATTTTCAGAATGTATGTTAAACTCTTTGAAGACTCCGTTCAACTCATTCATCAAATCATCAAACTTACATTGTATGACATCATTTCCGTTAATGTGCAAATCAACAAAACAATTTTTCCACATATCCTTTAATTCACCAACAGTCTTATCAAGTATCTCATATATAGAAAATTTTTTAAATTTTGGTGAATATGTATTTTCAAAAAATGTTATTTCACCCGTCTTTACATCAAGTACGGTTATTCCGTTCATACCATCCATCTCACCACGTGTCATCTGATACGGTGTTCCGACATAATGAACATTTTTCATATCTTGTTTCTTATGAATATGACCTGCATATACTACAGATTTCTTAAAATCTTTTGAGTCTATTGAATTACTTGACATTGACTTTATACCACTTTTGTTCAATTGACAACCGGCAACATCTAAATGTCCAAAGATATAATCGACATCGACTGACTCCAATAATTTTCTCTCGCTTTCTAATTCGTTAATCCAAGGGTTAAAAAGAACACTTTTTCCACTTATGACCTCAACCTCTGGTTTCTTATATACCGTAACATTTGGTATATTCTCCAACATTCTTATTGATGTGATGTCATTTGACGATTTATTGTAAATATCATGGTTTCCGACTATAATACGAATATCATCAAATATTTTAGACAAACTATTGAATATATCAATCGTTCTGCACATCGTATTAAGACCGACTGTACTTCTATTATCAAATACATCACCAAGATGGACAAGTATATCACCGTCCTTATGTTCTTTCTTCATCAAAGGTATAACGACATCATTGAAATATCCTGTAAAATCGTTTAACCAATTCTCATTGTCGTTTTTCACACCAAAATGTGTGTCTGCTAAAAACCATATTCTACTCATATTTAAAATATAACAAAAATAAAAAAGGTGTGATTCTTTTTTCACACCTTTCTAAAAAAACAATATGAACTTTTACGATATTAAGAAAACATAATTGGACCAATGACAACACTTGTTTTTACACAATTTTCTTCATCAAACGAAGAGAACTTAATTCTGTTACTATGAAACTCAATAGTATACATCTTGTCATTGTCAATATACGAAAAATGCTGCTTATTGAAGCAACCAAGGAACGAATCACTTCCACTGAAGTTTTCATAACCAATATTGGTTAATCTTTTGTTATATACCTTTTCATAATTTACAAACTCCTTAAATGCATCTTCATCACCTTCACGATAACGATTGATGATTTCGTTTATCTCGGAACGAACATTTTCGTCGGTAGGTTCAATCTCGGAAACAAACACATCATCACCATTTTTATAGAAGAATACACGAGCAAACTCCTTATATAGACTGAAAAGGTTTTGTATATACTTAAACTCATTCTCATTGATATCAATAGAGAACTGTAAATTTGACGTATTGTCGAAAACGTTTTTCTTTTTGTCTTCCTCCATTGTAAGGAAATCAACAGCCTCTGGGTCTGCACAAACAACATTCAACTCGAATCCGTCTGTGTGAATTGACATCTTCTTTGCAAAGTTGTTGTCCTCAACATAGAATGTGATATTGACATTTTCGGAGCCAATGAGTGGAAGGGCGGAGATAATCTTACTAGCATCACTAAACTGAATCTTCACACACTCATCATCACACTCGTTTTCATAACTTTCACAAATCTTTTCTAAATCTGACTCAACAGCCTTGACGGCGGTTTTTTGTTTGTTATAGGCAATAGATTCATACTCACTACCCCTAACTGTGACGAACATCATTCTGTCCATACTCGAACTTCTCTTGACGAGATTAAGGAAACGCTTGGTCTCCACATTTTTTAATGAAATCTTTCTCATAAAATAAAACTGAATTAAAAATTAACTTCTTGAATTAAATATAACAAAAAATTACAACAATTGTAACATTTTTTTTCATTTTTTTCAATAATTGTGATACAATTCTCGTTATATTCTAACATATACTAAATATAACAAAAAAGGATAAACCTCCTTTTAATTACCACAAACCATTATCATAATTTAAGTAAAGACTCTCATATACAATTGCATTTTTATCTTTACCGATTGTTCTCTTGAAAGATGAGTTTCCACTTTTAATATAAAGATGTCTTCTATAACAGTTTTCGGGAACGGAATATGTATTGTCAATATCTCCGGATTTCCCATTAAATGAAAGTGCAAACTTCACATTCTTTTTTGAAACATCTTCAAGGAAAACAAAAAAAGACTTGAAGTTTATCCCTCCGAAATAATACATTCCCTTTGTGTTGAAATACGGTGGGTCCATATAAATGAAATCACCTTTCTTTATCTCACCGAGTATTTCTTCATAGGAACGATGTACAAACTCGACGTTGTTTTTTCTCAATTTGTCACTCCACTCATTTAATATGGGTTTCAACAATTCTGGTTTTATTCCATTTCTTGTTATGTGAAAACTATTGTTGAACTCACCCATCTGATTATATCTCGGCATACCGTTTGTGGTTGTTCTCATTATGAAGAAAAACACAAGTGGGTCGTGGTTCTCGTTGTATATCTTCCTTTGTTCCTCAAAAAATTTCCTCTTACGGTCTATATCGTTGTCTTTGTTCAACTCTTCCCACAATTTCACATAAGACTCATATATCTCATCCGGTGAATGCTTTACTTTTTTCCACAATTCAATAAGGTCTTGGTTTATGTCAGAACACACATATCTCTTCACAAATATTCCAGAGTTAATCAAACCCATAAGCATCGAACAACCACCACAGAAAGGTTCGTAGTATGTGTCGATTGTCTGTGGGAAATACTGAAGTATTTCCTCACACTGACTTCTCTTGGAACCACTCCATTTTATAACCGGTTGAAATTTCACCATTCTAAAAAAGTTTTATTGTATTTTTCACTGTCCCAACAGTCACCATTAAATAACCTCGTACTCACCATTCAAATATAAGTATTCTACTTTACATTTTTCACAAGTTTCCCATTTAAGCCATTCGAGTGCATTTTCAAGCGTGTCAAATTCAACATAGTCACTCCATTCACCGATATGTCCAAAATAATGCCACCAACTCCACCAATGCTTATGTTGTGGGAAATAAGTAACCGAAATCTTTCCGTCGATTCCCTTTGATTCTACTTTCTTAATTCTATATTTCATCTTAAAACAATGTTTCGTTATTAAGTAATTCTATTATTCTAACATTTGCAATCTTGAAATATTTCTCCTCAATCTCAAACCCTATGAATTTTCTGTTTGTATTGATGCAAGCGACAGCGGTCGTTCCACTACCCATACAGTTATCCAGCACCAATCCACCCTCCGGACAATATGACTTCACGAGAAATTCAATAAGTTCAACAGGTTTTTGGGTTGGATGTATCTGGTCCTGTCTTCTCCATTTCTGTGGAAAGTCCAAAACAGTAATTGGATGACGTGTTCCTTTGTTGTCGGTCTCGACACCTTTTATCCCATATCCAAGATTATTCACTTTGTTTGGAGTATACTTTCTTTTGTACGGAGTTCCTTTTGACATCTGTGGTTCATAGTAAGCAGCTGGTTCTCCAAACACAAGAACCATCTCATGTTTCTTTAACGGCATATACTTTGCCGTAAGAGGAGACCCACACTTCGATTTCTTCCAAACCATATCATATCTGAAAAGTTTCTCATTTGAGAGGGCAAGTTTAAATGCAAAAAGACCGGAACCGAAAAGAATGATATTTCCTTTCGGTTTGATTATCCTCTCATATTGTCCCCACAACTTATCGACTGGGAGTTGAACATCCCAATTCATTGATGTTGATTGATAAGGTGGGTCACAAATGATACAGTCAACAGAATGGTCGTCAATCTTCTTCATCCCTTCAAGACAATCCTCGTTATATATTTTATTGATTTCTAACATATTAAAATACTTTTACTTCATATAGATTATATAATTTCATACACTAAATATAACAAAAACAACTTTACATAAATAACATAAAAAAAAGATTATGATTAAGAAATTTGAAGAATACGTCACAGAAAATATCAACTACGGATTCGGAAAAATCAAGTTCGACGACAAAGAATCTGAATCACGATATAAAGAAATCAAAAAAGAAAAAGAGAAAAAAGAATTTGAGAAGTTAAAGAAATATGAAAAATACTTCGGAGAACTTGACGATAATGATGTCAAAAAAATAAACAAAGAAGACCTAAAAGATGTTTTGAATAATATTTTAAAATATTTGAAAACATTCAAAACTCCACTTGAACGTTTTATCAAAGACGATGATAAAATAGGTGATGAATTTATGAATATGGCATTTAATATTCATAAATTGTATATTCCTGAAAGTATACGTCAAAACGGAAAAATAATTCCTAGTGAAATAAAAAAGACAGATATTTATAATGATATAAAGACATTTCACAAATATATTGTAAAAGATTTTATTGGAATAGAAGACGTGTTAGAATCATCGGATAAAGAACACGATGACGTTGTGAAAACATTTTACAAATATTTGATGTTCGTTGACAGAGTGTATAATATATGGGATTAAGTCATATAATGACTGAATGATATGTTATATAAATCAAAATAAAAGGAGGTAAAAAGACCTCCTTTTTTATTTCTACCATAACGGAATGTCATCAGTCTTTCCATCAAATCTTTCCATTTCTCCAGTGTCCCAGTTCATTATTTTAGCGGGAATTTCAGTTTCAGGAAGGCACATTGTCACACCGTCCATCCTGAAAAGGTTATAAGAGACGATTTCTGCCCATTTTTCCACCTCTGTGGGGTCTTTACCGAACTTTGTGGTAAAACTCTCCACAACGGCAGAAAAAACGTTCATACGGGCAAGAAAAAGAGAATCTTCCTGCCACTCGTATCCATAAGTTGATTTAAGTGCAAGTTCCACCAATCGGTACCATTCTTTCTCATCGTCTGTGGTTATTCTCTGCAATTTTCTATCGAGAAGACCGACACGTTCAACAATCTTTATGGGTCTTCCACTTGAAGTGTCATACCTTGTTGTAAGAAACGGACCCTCACCACAAGTAACTTCAAGTACACGTCTCTTTATATAATCTTCATCGGAACCATTGAAATCCTTATCAACAGAGTCATTCATTTTCTTGACAATCTCAACTGGAGTAAAAACCTCCGCTTTCTCTTTCGTCCTTGCAGTCTGTACATCAACATTCTTTGAGTAACGTGGAACAACTTCATCTACATTTACATTGAGTTTTCCACTATTTGTGTGCTCTTCGAGTAGAATTTCCTTTATCTTAAAATCATTAATATACATATATTAAATATAACAAAACAACTTTTACATAAATAACATATATATAAAAAAAAAAGAAACATGATTAAAATTCAGTAGAACAAAAATTGAACCAAAATTATACAGTGGTATATTACAATACAGTGGTGAGGAAACCACAGGACAACTTATAGTGTTCAACAACAATATGTACATATTGTCGGATGAAAATATTTTTGAAGGCAACAACACAATTTTAATCGGTGCCGACGAAGAGACATTGGTAGACCCTAACACAGTAAAAGAACTATAAGTGATAAACTATAAAACATAAATAACATATATAAATAAAAAAAAAACTATGATTAAGGATTTTGAAAATTTCATTAATGAAGAACATCAACACAGTAGTATTGATATGTTTCCAAAAATAAACCAAAAAGGTTTTGAAAGTATGTTAAAGAACATTATTCTTAGAAAGGATGATAATCTTTATATACCAACACTTTTTATAGATAATCGTAACGGTAATCTTTCAAAATTAGAAGAACACAAGAAAGATATATTATTTATAGATATGGATAATGTTGATACCGATAGTGAATTTAAACAAATTGAAAATGAAATAGAAAAAGAAAAAGAAAAAATAATTGTTTTTGTAGGAAATCTTGGTTTTGGAGATAGTAGGCTTTTTAATAGTTTTTCAAAACTTATTATGAAAACAATAAAAAATAAAAAAGTATATATTTTCATAGAATCGGAATTTAAAGATGTTCATAAACTTGAAAAAAGTATGATATATAATTTCGCTATTCTAAATATAGAAAAAGAGTAGGAATTGGTTACATAAATAACATATATATATAAAAAAAAATATATGGAAAATAGAATTAAAAAATTTGAAGAGTTCATAAAAGAGAGTTCTTACGGGAACGACCGTTTCACCTCTACGTTAACCGAAGAGTTCAATATAAAATCTAAAAATGAGATATCTGAACTTTTTAAGGCAATGTGTGATGAAAACAAGAAAAAAATAAAAACAATTTTGGGAAACAATGAAAATGTGGCTATTACAAACTGCAATGATAATTTTATTGAGTATTTGAAACGTATGTACATATACGATAACCCAGATAATTTTTATTTTGTCGAAGATATTGAAAACCCAGAACAATTGGAAGATATTATTATAGAAAATATCGACAAAAACATCATAATATCAAAAGAGGTTTCTTCCAAAATGATAAAAGAATACAACTTTTACAGGATACTTGAAAACGAGTATGTGAGAGTTAAAGAAGAAACCGGAGAACGTAAGAATTTTGACAAAAAAATAGTTGTACTGTTTGAAGAATCTATGGATGAAATAAAAAGAATTTCACCAAAAAACTGGAGATACTTTTTTGCAAGAATATATTGCATTGAATTATAAAAAACAAAAAGGAGGTAAAACGACCTCCTTTTTTTATTGTATTTGTTCCTTCCAAACCTTCCCACACTTCCGGCAAGTGTAAACTCGATAAGTGTTGTGGACTTTATGTTTTCCGAACTCTGTCTTGTTTCCGTTCTCATCAAGATATTCTTCATCATACGAAATTGATGAGTTCTTGTAACAGTTGTGGTATATCTTATCAGGTAGTGAAAACTCACCATTTATTATCATAAGTATCACAAGTACCCACGACATAAAGACCGACAAATATATACCGAGTATCAAAAAGAACTTCGGATGGTCATAGTGTTTATACTCACGAATTTTTTCGTTACCGAGCAAAGCGATAATAATACCGATTGTCCAAAAGATTATAAGTGCAAGTATGTTCATACGAGTTCATCAATTCTTTTCTGTTCTTTAAAATAATTTTCAACAAGTGAAGCAACAAACGACTCACTGTCCTTGAATGGTACACCAGAGAATAACATTGATGAATTGATTTTGGTGTTCATCGGAATGATTTTACCATCTCTTTTGTCTTTCAGTTCGGATGTAAAAACAAGTGTTCCGTCTTTTTCTTCAGATACCTTGAACGAAAAATCTTCAGTCATACATCTATAATGGAGTTCAGATTCATCTTCTTTCTCCAACACAAACTGAAGATGTTTGTAATCCTTGATTTGTTCTTTGAGTTTTAACAGATTTTTCATATTTACAAATTTTTTATATACTGTAAATATAACAAATTCCATTTCAGAATATAGAGTTAAACATTTTATCTCCGAGTAGAATAACCGATTCCATTTAAGAATATAGTATTAAAATACCAAAAGGTCTAATTTTATAAAAATCCAAATTACGATTCCATTTCGGAATATAGGGTTAAATGTTGCAGACGGCGAAGTGATTGTAGCTTTCGTATTATGATTCCATTTCAGAACATAGGGTTAAACACCGCTTCGGTGGTTTTGGTTGAACTGTGTCCATTATGATTCCATAACAGAACATAGGATTAAATAATCATTCGTCCCACGTCGGACCATTGACGTAATTACGATTCCATTTCAGGTAATAAGGTTAAATAATACTTTCCGTTTTGTGGTATAATTATGGAACATTATGATTCCATTTCAGAATATAAGTTTAAACACTTGAAGAATACGTCAAGAAAGCCGAGAAGAAATTATGATTCCATTTCAGAACATAGGGTTAAACACTATACTGTCTAAACATTGGCAATACCGTATAATTGTGATTCCATTTCAGAACATAGGGTTAAACACTTGACTTACCATTCTTTCTTGCAACAAGTATATTGTGATTCCATTTCAGAACATAGGGTTAAACACTTCGTACCAGATGGTTCAGATATATGTGTGCATTGTGATTCCATTTCAGAACATAGGGTTAAACACTACGATTACCTACATAGCTAACAAGACCTCCATTGTGATTCCATTTCAGAACATAGGGTTAAACACTATACAATGTACTGAGAATACAACAGATATAATTGTGATTCCATTTCAGAACATAGGGTTAAACACTCAGAATCTGAATCATTACGTGCAGATTTAATTGTGATTCCATTTCAGAACATAGGGTTAAACACTTGATTTGGTAACACAAAGACTTTTCCTGTATTGTGATTCCATTTCAGAACATAGGGTTAAACACTTCACAAATTTAAATCTCGTTGTCACACTTCATTGTGATTCCATTTCAGAACATAGGGTTAAACACTACGATTTATATATAAGTAAATATATCAATACTTTAACAACTATTCATCAAAAATTTTTTCATATGTGTCTTTGTAGTCAGTATCATAAAGAATTGTATCAATTTCAACACTACATATACCACCCTCAAGACACCTACACACACCAGAATTTTCTTTTATTGCTTTAATCACTTTATCGTCGTCTGTTTCTATTATAATTGTTGCATCAAATACAAGTTTGTGTGTGTCAACACCTCTCTTATTTAATAGATAACATTTTCCACCAAGACCCTTATCACTATTCTGCATTTGTGGGTATATTTTTTTGTTTTTTCTAATAAAAAACAAACCATCACCATTACTTCGATTTGGAAAATCAACATTGAATATGGCACACATCCAAGGTCTGTAAAAGTTTCCAGAAACAGTTGTCAACTCATTTTTCCAACCATCCTCGATACTTTTTACAAAATCTATTGTTCTCTCAATCAAGTCGTTATCATTTTTTAATTTCTCATATATTTCCTTACACATTTCTGAAAAAGTAAGATATTTTCTAACATCATCATACCCCAAAATTTCATTTATATATGAAAAAAGTCTTCTATATGTTTCAGTTTCTTTGTTCTCAAATGTACGTAACAATTGGTCATAACTATAATAACCAAGCATCGTCTTCATCTTATTACCATTTTCATCTGGTTCTTCAAGTTCAAAAAAACTTTGTTTATATGAAACATTACTGTTTATAGAAAGTTTTTCACTTTTAATAAGTTCCATATCGAGAAAAATCTCATTACCACTTTTAAATTCTGGTTTGTATATATGATAATACTCACCATCTGAACCAATGACTGTTTTGATGTAATTTGATGAATCAATAGGAGTGTTAAATTTTATATATGCTTTCTTTGCAAGATTTACACATATTTCTGGATATGTTAAAATATCTTCATACAAATATCTATTACGTCTCTTTGGTTTTGTTGGTGTTGGGACACCGTTCATAAGACTTGTCATCAAGTTACAAACATCAGTCCAAGCAAGCGGTTTTCGAAAATTATGACCTCTTTTAATCCAACTCAACGTCACTTTTTCGTTTGGAAATTCTTTCTGCAAATCAGCAAGTATTTCTTTAATTACTGGATTTCTTCCATCGGTTTTTGGGTTCAACGACTCTTTCAATAGACCAGCGTTTTCAATATTCAAATATAGATAATACATAATCACACAAATTTAGTCCTGTGATGATGGATTAAACATCACAGGACAAATTATTATTTATTCATTATCATTTTTATTTTGAGAGTTTTTCCACTTCTCTCTCTCTTGTTGTTTCTTGTCCTTTTTTTCTTTTGACTTTTTATCCTTCTCTTCAATATGTTTCTTTCTATTTTTCCAACCTTCAAAAGAATCCTCAACATAAAATTGCTCAATTTCAAAAGTCAAGTCATTTACATTATCTTTCGTAACAACAATTTCTTTACCTTTCGTACCACCCTCATATATCAATTCGATTTTAAGTTCATATGCTTCCACCTCTCCACGACGACGGTGAATATTTAATTCAAGAAGTCCATTTAAAGCTTTGTTTATAAGTGTGTTCACATACTCATCATCAAAAAGAAGACCATATTCTGCACCATAACCTTCACCAAAAACATCTTGTGCATCTTTTGGTTTGAAAAACCCTACTTTATATGGTACTCTGCCATAACGCTTGAGAAATGCCTTTTCGAGAGAACTCCCACAAGGGATTCCACCATCTTCAATGTTTTTTTCATCAGAACCTTCAAAATACTCTTTATCTGCACCAAGTCTACCGGAATATAAATCAAGTGACAAAAATTGGGCTTCCTTAACACTAAAAAAACCATTCACATAATATTCCGTTTCTCCAAGTTGTTCTTCTGTAAATAAAGAATTACAGTCACGATAACCAGATTTTGTGTCTTGGTCTACAATTATTTCAGATTTTGTTTCGATTGCATCATATGGTGTCAAACAAGATGCTTTTCCAAAACCATTTCCACTAGGTGCAGAACCATCAGCACACATATACCCCCTCATAAATCCCATAGGACTTGAGATAAAATTACAAGCATTTGTTATAAAACCCCAAGTAGAAGAATCACATTTATTCGTACCTTTAAACAATGCATAACGAATACAACCAGATGAAATTTTGGCATGCTCATCATATGATACATTACCATACTCATCCATAACTTTCTGTTTTATTTTTTTAAGGCGGTTTATTGGTTTTGTACCTTTTAATTCACTGTCGTATACATTTTCGACACCATTATAATTCACACCACCTTGACCTTTTAATTTAAGATGAAACTTAAATCCTTTTAACTTATTATTCATATTTTACTAAAATTAAAAATTATTCATAATCACATTTAAGACCAGCGAATCCAAAACCATATCCAGTGGATTGACCAAACCCCATTGATGTCAATTTTTCCCTAACATCACGCTTACCCTTTAGAATGATTTGAATACAAGATGTCTTTATACAATTTTCTTGTTTTGTTCCAGCCTTAACTTTACACCATTTAACTTTCCAATTTTCTTTATGAAATGGTTCTATTTTTATAGTCGCTGCATCACTCTCTGAGACACCACTTTTAATAAGTTTCTTAACCGTGTGTGAGCGAAGTATATCAATAAAATGCTCTTCATCTTCAAAAGTGATGTTTTTATCATCAATTTTTAGGCGAAGACAATTTATTCTTACAATATCAAATCTTGGCATTGAAGTTTGCTTATACGTATCAAAATCCTCAAATATCATAGTTTGAACCATACCATTATCCCAAATATCCATAATATTATTAGATAACGTTTTGATAAAATCATTATCATCAGAACTAACTATTATATGACCACCATTGGGATATTGAATCAACCCATTCTTATCTAAAACACCACCCCTCATTTGTGAAATAGAATAATTTGAAGTACCATTGTGCCACTTATTATTATTTCCAAGGCATGTGTGAATATATCCAACAACATAATCTATCGTTGGTTTTGTAAATGGTTCACTGTTTGGTTTAAATTTTATTTTAAGTCTCATATAATAAACTTCATTTTTTACAAAGATACTATTTTTTTTTCAAATATCAAAATAAAAATTAAGAAACTGGATAAAGACCAAGTTCATCATTATAATTGTGATTAAACAAAAGAGTTGGTCTGTCTGAACGATATGAAAGTTCTGATGAACTTTTAATATCACACACACCAGTTATACCATAAACTCTTTTTAAAGTTCTTTTATCTGGAAAATCAAATGGAGTTTTGTCTAACATAAACATATATCTCTTTCTTGCTTCATCTGATGGGTCTTTTGATATATCATTTTCTCTCTTCAAAATGAAATCAGAACAAGCAATTGGTTCAAGAAAACCATCTAGTGTTTTAACTGTTATGAAAACATTACCATTAGTACCACGATAAGTACAACCCCTTGAAACCATCTTGACACCATCATATTTTTTATTATTTGAACTACCAACAAGAGTTATATTCATAAGACCATCCATACCGTTGTTATAAAGGTTTGTATAATATCTAACGAATATACTCTCATTATCTTTATAAAAATTATGATATAACTCATAAAATTTATTTTTAGTGATTGTTTTTCCTTCAAGTGATTTCAAAATACCAATCCAATTTTTGTAAAGTTTAACAATATCAGAATCATTTGTTTTTATTGAAGGATATGTCCAAGGTTCGTATCTATACATAATATATCTCAAACCTTCTTCACTTAAATCATAAAAAACATTATAATCCACCTCACCATATTCATTAAATCTACTGAGACGACCACAAGCGTGTTGAATTGTATCATCCGGTAAAATACAAAAGTCATTCATAGATTTTGCCGAAATATCCCAACCAGTACCTATCAAACTTGTAGACACAACGGCTTTCTTATCTTTTGTTGATTCTTTACCATACATATCAAATACTTCACTACTAATATCTTTACGACGATTTTCACGAAATATAGAATGTACTAAAATTTTTGGATTTTCTGCTTTCAAATATATATCTCGTGCATCATCGACAGTTTTACATATAGTAAAACTATTTTGTTTAACAAGTTCAATAGGAATATTACCATCAGAACAATCGTATGTTTTAATGTTTATTTTAACATCACCTGAGTGTATTGGTATATCATTGAAAAAATTTATTTTATCGGAATCACCAAACCAAAGATTCTTAAAATCTGGTGCAGTGGCACTCATAAGAAGACATTTTCCCTTTGTGTAATGCATAATATTTAACATAGAATTTATAAATGCTGGAAACATAGGGTGTCCACATCTAAAATCTTGATATTCATCAAATATAACATTTCCAAAATAATTATAAACAAGAAATTTCGAAAAGTTATTCTTTGAATTTCTATTAAGATAATTATCTATATTTGTAATAATAATATCACAATTTTCAAGTCTGCAATCTTTATGATTTGAGTCCTTTATCTCCCCTGTTGTGAAAGAACAAACTTTTATAATATCATTGAGACCCATTTTCTCAAGTTCACGAATAACACTTTTATATGTAGATTCTGTTAAAGAATTTGTCGGAAGAACCCATAAACCCTTTTCTTTATTTTCAATTAGCCATAAAATTGCCATAAGTGTTTTTCCAAAACCAGCCGATGCTGTTAAAACATTTACACGAACCTTATTATCAACAATCTTTTTAATTATTTCTAATTGGGTATCAAGTCTTTTTGTGTCATATCTTGACAAATCAGTATCTCTTTTGCAAAAATTAGATTTTTTTGAATCTAAAAATGAAGAGTAAACACAACTTGATGCTGTACGGTCAGACCAATTTAAGATTGCATGATTTATTGATTGATATGAACTTAATTCAACCTCTTCTCTTGTTTCCTTTATTTTTATATCTGGTCTAAATTTAACACAACTAAAAAGACACTCATCACAAACCTTTCTATCATAAAAAAATTTTTTATCAAGAATCATTCTATAATTATCATTATGAGATAAATCTGTACCATATTTTAAATCAACATATTCAATCATATACATATAAAAATTCTTCATATCTTCAAATGTGTCTGGTTCATCCTCAAAAATACTCTTCATAATATCCTTTGAGGATTTATTTTTATCAGAACGAACAATATGATGAAACAATATGGGTGAAGTAATGTCACTCATAGAGTATACACGATTCAAACAAGATACGGTAAATGCCCAAGAAATTGTGTTATGATATTCCTTTGTGTTATCACAACCATCATATTTTATAGACTCAAGACTATCTTCGTCAAGTTCACTTTTTTCTTCAATAAATTTTTGAAAACTTTTTGTAAACTTTCCGATGTCGTGCAATATAATTGTTAAGGCGATATGTTCTTTAAACTCCTTTGTACACTTTGATTCTTCCATCAAATCTATAAAAGACATACCCAATTCAATAACATCTTTCGTATGTTCCACAATGGTTTTTCCACCATACTTTTTACTTTTTGCAAATTTATTCTCAAACATATACATATATTTTTTTGCAAAGATACTATTTTTTCACCAATAAACAAAAAAAAAATGAACGGAAATTTTTCCGTTCATTTTTATTAGAAATTATATGTCCTACAATCCTCCGGTGGATATTTTGCTTCCGGAAGTCCCAATACAGACCTTACATTTTTTGATGCTTTCACAGTCTCATCGTAATTGTCATAAACCTCCCATTGATTTCCACCACGTACAACTTCCATTCTTTCGACCGTCATATCGTATCCACAGTCGGCGAGATTCTCCACAAGGAAATCGAGGTCTCTCAAATACCACCAGTTCCCATATTTCTTTACAAATCTTTCTTTATTATTTTTCGGTATCATAACATAAATAAGTTATATAAATAAAAAAACTATGATTAAAAAATTTGAAGAATTTGTAAATGAATCTCTCAACCAATTAGATTTTGAACCAATTTTGTGGGGTGTTGAAATCTTTGATGATGAGATGGAGGATGACAAAGGTATTTCCGTAACTCTTGAAAGAGGTGCTGGTGGTGGTAGAGAACTTATTGAATCACATTGGAAAGTATATGCAATTGAGGATTTGGATGACAGATGGAACGTAAAAGCCATCTGCATCGATTCCGAAGATAGAAGATACCAACCTGATGATGAGATTGATTTTGAAATCAATAAAGACGATGATGTTTGGGACCTTGAATCTTTATTGCAAGATGCTCTTGATGAAGAAGGATTCTAGTATAAAAAGACAACTATGTGTTGTCTTTTTTGTTATATTTAATATATGTTAGAAATTAATAAAATATATAACCAAGATTGTCTTGAAGGTATGAAAGAGATAGATGACAAGTCAATCGACTGCATCATCTGTGATTTACCTTATGAGGTTCTCAATAAATCGAATGAAAACGCCAAATGGGACGTTGTGATACCTTTTGACAAACTATGGGAACAATACAACAGAATAATCAAGGACAACGGTGCTATATTACTTTTTGGACAAGGTATGTTCACTGCACAGTTGATGATGAGTAATTCTTCAATGTGGAGGTATAATCTTATATGGAAAAAAGGAAACCGTTCCACAGGTTTCTTGAATGCAAAAAGGATGCCTCTTCGTAACCACGAAGACATTGTTGTATTCTACAAGAAACTTCCAACATATAATCCACAGAAGGTCATTGGTGCAAAGAACCACTCTCGTGGTAATGTAAAAAAACAGAAAAACCAATGCTATGGTAAATTTGATGCTTCAGTCACCCAAGATGATTTTTCTGGAATGAAATATCCGACGAGTATAATAGATGTTGAGAAAGAACATTGTAAGACATTCCACCCGACACAGAAACCGGTTGAACTTATATCATACTTGATAAAGACTTATACAAATGAAGGAGACTTAGTTCTAGACAATTGCATTGGAAGTGGAACGACTGCAATCTCTTGTATAAAAGAAAATAGAAATTTTATCGGATTTGAAACAAACGAAGAATATTTCGAGAAAGCAAGTAAAAGAATAAATGATGAAAAATCAATAATAAAATTGTTTTAACAAAAAAGGTTGGAGTCATCTTCCAACCTTTTTTGTTTTCCAACCATATTTTTTCATTTTCTCGTGAATATACTCCATGTCTTTTTTTGACAGTCCAAACTCGTCCATCAACGACTCATCCGAATAGTCCATATTATTAGGTTGTGATGGAATCATTTTCAACAGAGATTTAGGACATTTTGTAGATTTTTTGAAAAACATTACAACAAAGAGAACCAAGTCTGTGTTCAACCATTCTATGAACTTTTTACAGGAATCCTCACTCGAGAATGTGAAAACGTTCCACTGTCCGTCTGATATTTCCTTACGTGGTGAAAGATTTTCTTGTGTGAACAAAGTTGGCCAGTCCCATTCGTAATTCCCATCATCACGGACATGACCACGATGAACCGATAGAAGACAATGCCAACCGGATGGTATATTGTATATTTTCTTAACTCTTTCCTCTCCATGTATGTCAGCGAGTGACATAAATGACATCTCTTTTAAATCCAAACTTTTATGTTTGGAAATCTTTTCAATAATCTTCTTGTTTTCGAAATGTTCCCCACCAAACCTGATGTTCTTTACAAAGTCACTCGTTATTCCATATTTTCCTTTCTTTGAAAATGTGAAGATACCGACACCACGTATGATGTCAACCGTTCCGAATATATTCCTCAAACCTTCATCATATTCAAAACCAGATAGCATCAACGACGAATATTTCTCACAGAATCTTTTATAATGTGGGTCTTTTTCGTTCATATTGTCGACTACCGATGTAGGATTTATCAAACACATGATGCTTTCATCATCCATATTGTTATCGTATATAGATTTGGTTATCTGTATATACAAAGGGTCCCAGTGACCTTGGTATGGTGGATTGCCTACTATAATATCAAATATCATATATTAAAAATAACAAACGGAAGATTTTTTTAGTCTTCCGTTCTTATTTATTTCAATTTTTCATGATTACCATAAACTGTCTTTGGTATGATTGCAAGTGTGATTGGGAGGATGGATGCAACACCCCATTTCTGAAGTTCAAGACAAATGTCATCAAGTGTTGCACCTGAAGATATGTTGTCGTCGAATACGACAACATGTTTTCCTTTAAGTTTAAGTCTCATATCTTTCAATTTTGGATTTATTACAAAAAGACCTTCGATAGACCTTCTGTGTTTATCATCCAAAGACTTGATTTCAAATTTCTTTGCCCTTCCGTTTTCGTCCTTTGTTTTATCTTTACCTCTTCTACCAAAATTATGTCTCCTAATTTTTATGAGTTCCTCTATGGCCTTTATCTCATTTTTTTTATCCGTCACATCCCGTGTAGGTCTTCCTCTTTTTCCGATTGCATATGCAATAGAATCATTCAGTTCATCAACCCTGACCCTTAAATTATAAATGTCTGCATCGAATTGCCAATTCTCAATATCTTTTTGAAGTTTATGTATCTCCATGTCTGTAAGACCGATACTCTTTGCAACATCTGTATTAACAACAACATTTTTTATATCTTTAATAAGTAAGTCTGGAATACACTTGATACCAGGTGAATCCTTATATCTCTTCATTATATAATTGACCATATCCTTGTTGAAATCACTAGAACTCTGTGGAAAAGTTATTATATCTATGGGGTTGTCTTTTAAAAGATGATATATGTACAAAGATGTCCTCTTCATAAATCTATCGATTGAATCAAAGTCTATATTTCTCTTTTCTATATTCTTGAACTTACTTGGGTGTTTCAATGCCATAGAAACTCTCATATCAGATATTTTATATAGGTTGTATGACATCACGTTACTTTTTGGTAGAAGCACTTCGTGATATTCGAATTTTTTATCGTCATTGAATATTTCTGTAGATGTTGAATCTGTATCATTCTTACCTGGTGTAAATCTAAAAGTTCTGTCACTTGAACGACCACGTGACCCGAAAGACCATCCTTCATTGCATAAATCAATTTTATCATACCCCATCTCATGTTCCTCTTCCATAAGGAGTTCGATAAAATCAAATATAGACAATGAATCTTCAATTACAACATTATCTACAAATTCATCATATGTTTTTATATTATTCATATCATTAAAATAATCATTTTATAATATTTATGAGAAAGGACTTGGAACAAAAGTCCCAAGTCCTTTCAATATTAAAACAGCGGAACATCGTGTGACATGCTTATGTCGATTGGTGAATATCCCATAGCTTCTATTATTCTGTTCATTGGACTGAGAATAAGCAAGTCGAACATTTTATCATAGTCGATTTCAAAACCACTTGCCATATCCATCGGGTATTGACCAGATGGATAACTAAATGCTTGTATCGGTTCTTGAACTTGACAGTCTGTATAATAATCAACACCATTACGTTTTTCAATAATACCACCTTTTATAAATCTAATCTCTTGATGTTTCATTATAGTAGGAATATCAGAAACTTTTATATCACAACATTTCCAATAAGTATACTTATTACTTGGTTTGATATACAGAACACAGAGTTTATCACTATCCACTAATGTCGTATATTTTTTCTTATATTTCTCACTATTATTGAGAAGCCAATTATAAAATGCTGCTCCTTGAACTGTAACCATCGCCTTACCAAATAGTTCAACTTCATTTGTATCATTAAGAACATAGTCTGAATATTTATTCATACCTTTATTAACCGACACAGTTTCATAATTTTGTAACATAAAATTTTTCTTAACTTCTTTCATCTGTTTAACAAAACCCTCGATTGTGAATTTCTCTTGTTTGAATATCCACTTAATCAAATCCGTCATCTGCTTCTTGACCCAAGTCGAACTAGATGTCTGTGCAATCTCAATACCGGTCGGTTTGATTTTAGTGCAAGAATCATAGTAAACATTTGGCTCAGCCCAAGTGGTATTCTTCACATACTTTTTCTTAGCGAGCCAGATACCAGCCTCATTGTATGCCTCCAACTCGAAGTCGAGAATATTAGGTGTTCCCTGCTTGGCAGCATAGTCCTCGTGTATCTTCTTCAAGAAGTCCTTCATAAACACACGGTCAAGAGTAAGACAGAACTCACGACCTGCTGGTTCTATTTTATCAATCTCAAAATCATACTTTTCTTTATCGATTGAATCGACATCAAAATATTGTCTTGCATCATCTTCAGTCGGATAACCACCCGAAGACACATACACGAATTCTTTCTGGTCATTCGACTTGTTAATCTTGGTGAGTCTCCACACGTCGTGCAACATCCAATCAGTTGAATTTACAATCTCATAAAATGAACAGTATACGCTATCCGTATCTATGTATCTACTTATAGGTGAGATAGTTACATTTTTATCTGGGATACAAACACCCATTTTTTTATGTGTTTTTTCATCAATAAGCCAACCTTTTTGTGCCCATAGATTCATAAGTCTCTCGGCGTTCAAGATGGCGTGCTTACCTTGTTTTGTAACAGATTCAGCAATATTCTTGTTATAGAAGTAGAAACCGGAGAATCCGAAAGCACCATAGATACCGTTAATTACAACCTTTGTACCAAGTTGATAGTTATTGTAGATGTCTGCTTGTGTGGTACAGAAAGTAAGAACATCATCCATCTGTTTACCAATCAAATCACCAAGGTCGTTCTTTTTCATATAGTCTTCTATCTCTTCTTGACTTGCACCATTGTGCATAAGGTCTTTCAAGTCATAGTAGCACTGTGTGTATTTGAACGATGTCTTCTTGTATGCCTTTCTTTTGAAGTAAAGGTCTGTGATAATTTTTTTCAAATTACCATCCTCTTTTTCATATACTGCACCAGAAGCACATACAATATAACCCTTATCTCTCCACTGTTGTTTCAGTTCCTCATCATCTTCGGGAAGCATCTTGACAAGTGTTTCCGGACCGATATTGAACTGTCTCATCAAAGACGGATAAAGTGAGGCGTAGTCGTTACATGTGCAATACTTGTGAAGACCTGGAACAGGCTGCTTGACGAATGCCCCCTCATATTTCTCACCATCACCTTTCTTCTTTGGCTTTGAAGAAACTGCAAGGACACGACCTTGTTCAGCAAACTTCTGTCTTAAAAGATTTTCAGGAATATATGTAGTAGAGAAACAATCCATTGCACGGATATGACCCAACCATGCAGTGGTGATACCACAAGTCAATGCATTACATTTTTCGTGGATGAGTTTTACGAGACCACAGTCGATAGCATTATAATACACATACTTCTGAAAGTTGTTGTTGAACATATCATCGAGACTCTCACTGTGCTGTACTTTTTTGATACCACAGAGTTTCTCACCGATATAGTCGAGTTTGTAATTCTCATTGGAGTTCCAAGTCCATTTCTTGTATGCTTTCAAATAGTCGATAAGACCGACGTGACATGGACGCTCAAACTGACCAGTCATTTTATGAGTAGGTGACGAAATGTTTATGTTTATTTCAAGTTTTTTCGCCCTGTTTATGATATACCTCCAGTCATATTCCTCAAAGTTCCAACCGGTCATCATGGCCATATTCGGAACAAGTTTGTTCAAGAAGAAATACAACATGTCATATTCCGTATTGAAACAACGGAAAGCAAACTTGAACTTACGGTTTACTTGTGCAAAATGGTCGTCGATTTGCTTTTGAATATCCTCGATTTGTTTTCTATTTAAGTTCTTTCCACCAGAAAGAACCATAATAGTATCATTTGGGCAACACACACCAATGACAGTTATCGGCTTATCCGCCTTTTCTGGGTCAGGTTTTCCCTCTTGCATCAAGTTCTCAATATCTATGAAAAACATTTCAGGAAGATTGTATGAGAATATCCTTTCCTTTACATCTTCCGGAAGATTGTCAACAATCTCATACATCCTATATCTATTCAAGACATGTTTTGGATTTGTGAGATTCAACTTATGTTTCCATACTTTGTCTTTGTTCCAGTTCTTGACTGTTCCACCAGGTTCATCTTTTTTGTCGATGGGTTCTGTGAGCCAAGTGTACCAATCCTTTTCTTGAATTGGAATCACATCGATGTGTGTCTTGTGGTCATCTCCCCAATAGGAAATTTCCAAGTTTGTTCCGTTTTGTACTAAATCTAATAACATATTACTTTTTATTTTTATGTGTCCGTTTAGAAGCGGGCAAGTTTAATCAATCTAAATATAACAAATGGTCGTATAAAAAATATTATTTTTTTTTGTTATATTTAGACTATAAATAAGATAAAAAAATATATGTGCAATACATACGAAGACTGGTATGAAAAAGAATTTAACAAACACGAATCATTATTAGACGAAGAGATTGTCCTAAGAAACCACAAACTTGTTGACGAAAATGGTGTAGATATTTCAAAAAAGAAAAGTTCAGAAAAGACTGTAGAGGAAAGAATAAAGACATCAAGGTCGTTAAAAATCAAATATAACAAATGGAACCAAGTAGACTTCACAGAAGACAACTACCAACAGGACAAGATAGCAATAGACAAAGACTATTCTGAACAAAGAATGTCATCCTTCGATGATGTTGAGTTTGAACAGAAGTTCCATGAGATAATCAAAAATTCAAAATATAAAGCGATACTGCTTGATGATGATTGTGAAAAGGTGGTCATCAATTATCAAATTATAAATGACATACTTCTATACATTTATGCAAGGATGAAAAACGAATACACCTTGTCAAAAATATTTGTAATGGTATGTGAATATTGTGGAATCAATATACAGACAATGTGGAAAAGACTAAGTTCATACATACAAAAAACCATACTTGAAGAACTATCGGAATACAGTCCGTTGGCAAGTTTGGAATTAGATAAAGAAGAAAATCAATTATTTTAAAAACTATGGAAGATATAAAATTTTTTTCAGTAACAGTAAAGTTGGAAGAAGAGACCGACATGGTAGACAAGGTCGGTAATCCAAAAATCAAAAAGTGGTCGGAAGACTATCTTGTAAGAGCAACGACATCACACGAAGCAAACGAAATCGTCAAGAAAGAGATGGACGGAGTTACCGCCGAATGGAGAATCTCAAAAATTGCCGAAACAAAATTTCTTGCCGTACTTGATGCAAATGGAGAAGTTGAATGTAACATTCAATAATAAAAAAGACCGTGAATCATCACGGTCTTTTTTATTTTAATTCATAAATATAAATAGAATAAATCACTATCAATTATGAATAATCTAAAAGATTTTGAACAATATGTCAATGAGGCAAAATCTGTGAGAGAGATTGTGAGAGACCTTGCCCGTCGTTTGTCTTTTGACAAAGATGTTATTAAATTCTTGAACACTTCGAGAGCAAAAAGAACGATGGGTTGGAGAGAACTTCTTCAAAGTAAACTACATGGTAACAATCTAGATTACATAAACTATATCACAAAAAACATGGTCGCCGACTATAACCCACAGATTACCGGTTATATAAATGTAAAAGACGAAGATGAAGGAGATTTCGATGAAGAAGAGGAAGAAAAGAACAAAGAAAGAAAAGGTGTCTTGGGTGATGATTTAGACGACATAGAAAGCAGGGTTGAAGACATTGAATATGTATTGGGGATAGACCCTGACGACAGAGACACCATTGAAATTGCAAAAGATAAACTTGGTTTAAACACCGATGACAGTGACGATGACGAAAACATCGTTGAGGAGGAATAACAATGAACGAATACAATAACAAATACAACAAAGATGACGTATTTATCAGAAATATGATAGTATGTTTCCTTGCTGAATTAAACAAAAAAATTTATTATTATAACAGAGTCGACAACAATACGTTGAATAAAATAAATGTTCCTTGTATGTATTCCATCACTGGACAGGAGAAATTTTTAAAAGATGAATTTTTTTATGACCCAATAAACATGGGAATGGCAATTGGTGACTATGAGAGACTTCCACGTGTTATTGTAAATCTTTCTGGACTCAATATCAATACGGCGGAACAGACCAACAAATATAACCATACAAAAATTGTACGTGAGTCGAATGGAAAGATGAGAACATGTTATTTGAACGTGGAATGGATTCCTGTCCAGCTTTCATTCGACTGCAATCTTGTTTGCTCAAACAACATAGAGTTATTTAAGATAACCGAATGTATCATTTCAAAAATTTACAAAAATCCAAATTACTTCAAAGTTGATTTGGGGATGTGCAATGTCGATGGTGCATTTGAGGTACAAGAGAATTATTCAAACGAAATCCCAACGGAATTCGGTCTTAATGAAAAAAAAGAGTTCAGAATGAATTTCTCAATGGAAATGAAAAGTTTCATACCGGCGTTCGAACATGGACTCCTTCTATGTGAGATTGACGAAATGCTCTCAAAGATACCGAAAGAAAACAATGGTATTGTCATGTTTCGTGCTGATGACTATGGAAACATGGGAATGAGAACTGGTGGTGTCTTGGAAACTTTCCGTGTGTCTGAATATGCTTACAGGATAGAACCACCAGAACTATTGTCTAACACACATAAAGTTCCAATGCAAGCCTTTACAGAAGAAGAATTGGAACAAAAAGATATAAAAGAAGATTTAGTTGTTCGTTTTTACTATTCTCCAGATAAGTAAAATCCACATAAATACTATTATAACACATAAAAAGAAAGATAATGTTAACTCTACAAAATATCTTGAACACAGAAGGTCAAGAATTTATAAACAATCTTTTAAATAAGGAAGTTGTAGTTATCGAGAAATTAAATGCTGCAACATTATCGTTTAAAAAGAAACAATCGTCCGATATGGACTTGAATAGAAAACTCACATTCTATAAAGGTTCCGGTTCAAACAAGAAAGAGATAACCATTGCCGACAAAGTGATGACTACGTTCTATTCAAACGGGATGACTTACTTGAGTAATATGAGTAAACTAATCATAGACAGAATACCGGCTAACTGGACATTCGTTTGCAGATATTTTCCTAACCACCAACCAAGTTTCATCAACTATTCTGTACTACCGAAAAACAACTTGGTTCTTTCGTGCATTATAACAAACGGAGGTACCAAGATTGACGACGTTGACGATTTGAGAAGTTGGGCAGAAATGTTTGATATCGCTTATCAAGAACCAGTTTTTAAAGGATTTCTTTCTGAGTATCAGAAAGAAAGATTAACAGACTATATTAAAGATGGTTCAAACAACAAAGACTCTTTTGCAAGATTTGTAATCACTTTGTTGAACCCAAGTCTAACACATTCCATCTATCAAGATGATGGATTTGAATCGCCAATCGACGGATTTATTTTCAAATTCATATCAGATGATGGAATAACAAAACCAATCTCGGCTAAACTCATAGACCCATATATGTCTGGACTCATCGCCAAAAACAAAGCCAAAAAGGGATTTAACGACAACAAGGACGTACTTCTATCCGATTTCACTATTTTTATGATGGGTCAGGATTTAAATTCTATCATACTTACGAGCAATTCAAACGAAGACAGGTATCTAGAACTTTTCTATATATTGTTCAACAGATACATCAAGTATAAGAAAGCACAACTCGAAGACTTCGATATTGATACAAACGATGTTGTTAAAGAAAGTATTGAAATAGATTTTTCAGTAGATTTAGATAAAATCTCAAATGAAACAACAAAAAAACTCTTGACTGAAAATCCAGAATATCGTAATATATTCAAAACACTTCTTGGAAGTTTCCGTACAAAGAAACCGGAAGATTACAAATCTCTCGTCATGGCACCAAATGTTGTCAGAATGTTTAATAGCATGGTTGATAGTATTTCGGAAAAATCAAAAGTCGGACATAAAAGTAAAAACATGACATTTTCAGATTATCTGTCTGCAATCAAACCAAAAGATATCAACACATTGGATATAAATAACGCTCCAGATGAAGTAAAGGATGAGATGGGAATTTCAGAACCAGAACCACAGAGGGAACCTTTGTCGTTTGCAGACTTCAAGAAAAAAGACGAGAAAGAAGAAAAGAAAGAAAAAACCGATAAAAGGTTGATGAACATAGAAGATATGATTAAACAACTTAAAGATTCGGTGAAAGACATCACAGACGATGTTAAAAAGACAAGAGACGAGGAAGAGAAACAGTCAGAGGATATTGAAAATTTAAAAGATAAAGAAGATAAAGAAGAAAAGGACACAGAAAAAAAGGACGAAAAAGAAGAAAAGAAATCTGATAACCATTCATCTAATAACGACCACGAATCAAAGTCAGATGAAAAAAATGAAGATGATGGTTCTGAAGAAGATGATAGTTCTGAAGACGACGAATCAAAAGACGAAAACAAAGACGACGAATCAAAAGAAAAGAACGAAAAGGATGATTCTTCAAAAGAAGATGATAAAAAAGATGTCTCCCAATTCGGTGGTTTCTAATTTTTCATAAATATATTAAAGTAAATTTATAAAATGGATAATTTAAACAAAAATATGCTCAATTTGATTGCAAGTTTCAAGAAAACAGGTCAATCAGATGAAGTTATTAAACAGAGTTTATGGCAGATGGGTATGATTCCCGAATTGATAGATTCTCATATCGACTATTACAATTCACATCAATCAGATGTCTATAAACCTTATGTTGGTCCGATAGTAAAAGAAAACAATAACAATATGGAATTGACGTTAGAAAATTTGTACAAAAGTACACTTAAAGCAATAGACGCTTTAAAAGAAATGAGGAACGATGATAAGTTCGGATTCTCGGCAGCTACAGCACAATCCATCATTGAGAACAATCTTTCTAAACTAAATATCTCAAATGATAACGAGGTTATTCTTAAAGAATGTATCAAAGAGGGAAAAGATATTGAAGACACACTTGTAAATCCAGTACTTAAATATTCTGTTGCAGAGAATATGTTCTATGATTTGACACAATATGACTGGATTATGCCTGTCTCAGACCTCCGTGAGTCTTTGTTTGAGACGTTCAGTGGTGACAAATGGGGTTATGTTGCAGCAAAATTTGCAAAGAAAATTGCAAAGGATACAAGTAACAAAGCATTTGAAAATCTATACGAGTCACTCATTGACACTTTGATTGACGAAGATAACAAGAGACTCGCCCTTAAAAATGTCTTGATGGAAAATACTTGGAATGGTGATGCAAAGGGAATCCTTATGTCAATCATTGCTGAAGAGAAAGAAGAACAAGGTCAAGTTGACACAAGAATCTATGAGAACAACAACTGTTCAATCCGTAAAAATATTTCCCCTTGTATTGTTGATGGTGAAAACAAAGTATTCTTCTTGAATGGTAAGAACTATATATTCAATGGAAAAGAACTCAAAGAAGCAAAGGTTACTGACAGAAGATACCTTAACGTACTCGAGGGTCTTTCTTTAATGAAATATGAAGAAGATAAGAATCGTTTTGTATACTATGGGAAGAACAATATGCTTCTCGAATATAATTGTGATACAGACAAATTCAATCTTACCGGTGTAGAGAATTTCTCAGACATGAGTCTTATTGATATGAACGAAACTTTGAAGAGATGTGGTATCTTTGACCGTGAGACAATTCAAATTTGTGAGAAACTCATCAAGTTCTACGAAAGCAAAGACCTTCTCACAGAAATCGACACTATCACAACAATAAGTAGAAACGATGTCGCCGGTGTTATGGTAAGTATCATCAATGTTGAAGAAGGTATCATTGTCAATAAAGTAAATCTCCCATTCAACTATAACGAATTAGTTTCTTGCAAAACTGCAACAGAGGCATGTAAGGTTATTAAGGAGTTCATTAAATACGATGCAACATCTATTCTTGAAGAGCAATTGAAGAAAGAGGGTGAAGAAAGAGCAATCATTGAGTCAAAAAGAAACGAAATTAAAGATACTCTTGCATTTTTGACAGAAAAGAGAGCAGAACTCATCAGTGCAATCCAAGAAACTGACAACAATGAGCAACTCAAAGAAGCATTGAAACTTGTCGAAGGTGAGATTCGTAAATTTGAAAAAGAACTTCAAGAATCTTACATCGAAAAAAAAAATTAAGTGAATCGTTCATAGATGAACCTTCAGACCCGAGTCAATTGGACTTTAACAAAAAGAAAATGTTAAAAAACGGATATATGGAAATGGTTGTAAAGATTCCAGTTGAAGGACTTAAAGAAGGTGATGTAGTATTTGCTTTGACAAATGAATTTGGACAGATAGGTGATGATGCTTCAATTAAAGTATGGAAAAACGAGAAAGATGATAAAGGTATTATAATACCGGTCAAAAATCTCGAGATAAAACAATAAAAACTGGGAATTAAAAACAATTCCCAGTTTTGTTATATTTATATATATAATAAAATTTAGTCTATGGGTAAGTCTAACACAAAGAAGTACTACCTGGACAACGATGAGCTAAAAACAGAAATTCTAAAATGTAAAGACAGTAAGGTTGCAAGTGAAAAATTAGGACAAATGTTCTTTAAAATAGTTGAGAATGTTTCTAGAAGTTTCTATTGGGAGAATAAAGACGATGGTGATGACTGTAAAGCAAACGCCTTGTTTGATTTATGTAAAAACTTCTGGAAATATGAACCAGAAAACGGAAATGCATTTGCTTTCTGCACACAAATAGCTTACTTCGGAATAGCAGGCGGGAAAAGGATTCTGTACCCCAAAAAGTATGAAGGTACAGTTTCACTAACTTGTATAGATGATGACGGTAACAATTTTGAAATGTACAACATTTAAAGAGACAACAAAAGTTGTCTCTTTTTTTTTATAACCATAAATACAATATATATTATATTTTATTATGAGTAACAATTTGTTTCAAAACGACAACATAGTAGGAAATTCATTAATCGGTTTTGAATTTAGAGCAATTTTCGATATGGACGACAATTCATTAATTGAAAAATTGAAAAATGTTCTAAATAGAGAAATCTCATTTTCAAATATAGAATATAAGTTACTTGAACCAACTAATAGTACGGCTATCTTAATGAAAGACGGACAATATTCTATCATAAAAACCGCCCTCTATAATTATTATGAGGCGGTTTATGTAATGCCTAAGATTATAGAACTTCTTAAAGAGATAAAAGAAGTAAGAAACACATACATACATTTCGATATTGGTTTCAATGAAGATTTCTGTGAAGTAAAAAATTTAAATATTGTTAAATTTATTTTGGAATTAAATGAAGACAGTATTTTGAAAAATATAGGTGATGTTACACAAAATGGTGAATTTAAAAAACTTACAGACATTAAACCAACTTCATACAATGATTGTACAGATAAAGTTCAAAAACAAATAGAATCACTAAAACAACTTGATGAAGATGATTCAATATACGGAATAGACTTTTCAAAAGTAAATACCGGTATCATAACTTTTAAATATAGTGAGAATATAGACTACAGAAACAAATGGGAAGGTATTCTGAAATCATTAAACCATACGATATCCACACTATATAATTCTACAAAATACAACGAACTCACAGATGAGCAAGTAAAAAAGATAGATGATTGGAATGAGCAGTACGATGAATATGAAAAATCATTCAGATGTTTTGAACTTTTCAAAGAAAGATTCAAATCAATAAAAATAACAGTAGATTTAAACGACGATAAATCTGTTATTGATGTGATATTTCCATCTATAAAGGAAAAATTATTTGACATAGTTATCTGCAATAACATCCGTACAGCAGAAATAAACTACGACTCGGATGTATCCAAACTACAAGTTAAAGACATAACTCTAAAAGGTTGTTACCATTTAAGAGATGTAGATATAGTCGATAGTGAGATACAAAATTCAAACATCAGAAAATGTGACATCTATGATACAAAGATTACAAATAGTAATATCATAGAATGTAACTTATTCGGATATGCAAACTGCAAAGACTCAAAATTCAAAGATTGTTTTATCAGTCGAAACATAGAATTAAAAGATTGTGAAGTTACTGGCAAACTAGGAAAATTTGGTGGTACGATGAAAGGAGGTACCTTGAAAAACACAACTGTTTTGGTAGATAGTGCAGACATACACGATGATGTTGAAAAAATAAATGTAAACGAGATAATGTAATATGTTGAAAGAAATATATTCAATTCCAAACGGAGAAACTCGATATAAAAAAGACGTGATGGAATTGACAAGTGAATTAGATGTGATAATACAGCAAGTTGACCTTTTACTATTCACAAATAAAGGTGATGTGTTGATGATGCCGGAATTTGGTTGCAATCTAGAACAATATCTATTCGAGACATCATTCAACGAATCTGTCATAAAGTCGATAATTATGAACCAGATAAATACTTTCATTTATCTTAAAGGAACATATACGGTCGATGTAGATGTCAGTTTCATTAAATGGGATTTCAATGTCGCCATGGTGGTAGATTTGAAAATAAACAATAAGGTAATTTCATCATACTTGGTGTAAATTACCTTTTCTTATTATAGTCATCCATAAATATACTATATAATCAATTATAGAATTTTATGTTCTTATCGAAAGCAAGACTTAAAGCGTCAGAATTAATTGAACAGGCAGTTACATTTTTAGTTTCAAAATATGAGCAAGCAGCCCACGTTTTCACGCCGGCATCACCATTCGGACAATTGTTGATTGTAATATCAAATATGGCCGAACTTATTTTCACGTACATCACACACTCGGCAGAGGAATTGAATATATCAACTGCACAGAACGTCGAGAGTATTCATGGTCTTGCAAGACTTACCGGACACGATGCTTATCGTGGTGCTTCTGCATATGGTGTAATGCAGATAAAATTGAATAATTCATCACTTGATTATATTAAAGGAAATTATTTGACAATTAATAATTTCACAAAGTTTTCAATAGCAGAAACAAGTGCAAACTATTTTTTAAATCTTCCTAATGACTACATCCGTATTTCAAAATCTGAAGACAATTTTATAAATATAAACTATATTCAAGGTGAGATTGATTCCCAAACATTTATTTCAGACGGAACACCTCTCCAAACATTTAACCCAGTTGTAAAAAATATGACTGACAATGATAATGTCACAGTCACAGTAAATGGTAAAGAATGGAGAAAAGTTGAGAGTCTATATGACATGCCTGCTGACGACGGATATAATGAAGATTGTGAATGTTTTATGGTAAAGTCATCTGTAAATGTAGGATTGACAGTTATATTCGGAAACGGACATTTTGGAAAGATTCCAGAGACTGGTTCAAATATAGAAGTCACATATATCAAGACGGTCGGATATGCTGGTAATGCACATTCAGACAATCTCACATTTGAATTTACGGACACTGGTATAGACGAGATGGGTAACGAAGTAGATTTGAATGAAGTACTCTTGATAAAGAGTGTGACACCACCGACGATGGGTTGTGACTATGAAGACCCAGAATTTACAAAACTTATTGCCCCAAAGACAAGTAAGTCATTCGTTCTAGCAACACCAGAAAACTATGTCAGTTTTCTTTCAAAGTATAATCAGTTCTCATTTATAGATGCTTATAACACAAAGGATGATGGAAATCTTGAAGATGATAATATTGTTTATTTGAGACTCATTCCCAATATTAAAAAGAAACTATCTTCAACAGAAGACTATTTCCAACTTCCGGAAAAGGAATACTTCTTGACTGATGATGAAAAATCAGCGGTTATACAAGCAATAGAAGACTCTGGTCAAATGTTGATTTCATCTGAGGTTTATATCGTAGACCCAGTTATTAAAAGATTTGCAATCAATGTAATTATCAGATATTTCGAAAATGCAAACAAAACTGCAATAAGAACCGACATCAGAAATATTTTCGGAAAGTATTTCTTGAATATAAACAGAAGGGACATCATACCTTTGTCGGATTTGATTTCTATTGTAGAAGGTGTTGAAGGAGTTGATACATGTGATGTTTTCTTCACAACAGAAGAAAACGAGAACGCCATCAAATACGGATACTACACAACAACCAAACAAAGATGGAATAACTACACACTAAGATACGAAAGTGTCGATACAAGAATATATGTGAATACGGGTGAAGACCCACAAGTAGGATTCGACAGTTTCGGAAACATAATGGTACCAGAAAACTGCATCTACATACCAAAAGGTGGTTGGAGAGACAGAAACGGTAACTACTACACTGAAACACCGGAAACAGGAAAGCTTGGTCCGTTGAACATATTCTTCACCGATGAAGTTAATGACACAATATATAATCAGACAATGCAAAAAAGATTTGCAAAATTATTGAACAAGTAATATGGACACAAGTAAGAACACAGATATAAACATTATTAAATACAAAGGGTTTGATTCTATTTACGACCAAATTAATACAAGTAGATGGAAACTAAAAAACCTTGGATACAAATATGAAGACACACTCTTTGAAGACAATACAAGTAAGTATCTCCAAAGAAACACAATGATGGTAAGTATGTTCAAGTATCTCAACAAAATAATGTCACATTTAATTAACAGTGTTAAATATCTGAGAAACTATAACAATTACGCCGTACCAAAAGATTATAAATTTATAAACTAATGAATGTAAAAAATTTAGTATTTTTCGACAATAGTGGATACAATTTGAACTTTGAGTGGAATAATTCACTAAAGTTATGGGAAGGAAATATCTATTTTCCAAAGGTGAGTGTTGGTCTGTATTCAAACACCAACATATATATCATGGAAAAAATCACTGAATGGTCTGATTCAGACATTGAAGAGTATTACTATTTCCCACAAAAAGATGAGTCCGACAATACTCTGACATTTTCGTGGGATATACTGAATACGTTTGTTGATGAATTTTTTATGTTCGATTTCGACACGACATACTATGCCTTGCACGACTATGAAACTTCGGCTTTAGAATATACACCAAACAACGGTCCAGAACTCGAGACATTGATTGTAAAAACATTTGACAAATATGAAGTGGAGTTAGATGACAATTTTTCGACAAAGTCTCTACCTTTACATATTGCATTCTCGTCACCGGCCAAATTTGATGCAACAACATTCAAAAGAACATTGGATATTTCTTATGGTTCAAGAAAAATTGCAAGAATAACATTTTTTGCCGAAACAATAGAGGAAGACGAGCGTCTTAAAGTACTAAACAAAAATTTAGGGTACAATATCAAACCGGAAGATACAATAATCTTTAAAGATGCAGACATAAAAGAAATATATCCAGACTATAAGTTATTGAATGAAAAAAGAAAAGAACTTATGATAGAGGGACATAACATTTACCCATACATAGGTTCATATAAAGCAATCATAAACGTAATCAAATATTTCGGTTATGAGAATCTGAACATAATAGAATATTGGAGAAACGTTGATTTCCAGAGTGAAAACTTCGGTAAGATATTTGCAACGTCAAAATACAAACTCACGAACAAAGAAACTATAAACGTGAGTGGTAAAATTATACCCATTCCAAACAAAAATTACAGGAAACTCAACAATATATCGCTTGTTTATACTATAAACCATCCGACAAAAGAATTCGACTATCTTGAACTTCCACTTGTTAAAGAAGATTTCGACTTTACTATGGAAGAGGTACTGATTAAACTTTTCACCCTCCGTAGAAAATTGAATGCAGAATTTATGCCATCATCATCAAGAATAGTCGACATTATTGGAGAAGGTTATTATTTTGGACTAGAAGATGTCATAAACAATGCAGTTACACCGGATGATGAGAAAACGTTTGAAAAGAAAAGACTTCATCATCCAAGTATATCTATTTTTCCAAGCACTAAAGTATTCACACCAAAAATCAAAGAGGTTGATTTTGTAGATTCTGATTCTGAACATTTCGACTATGTTGAAGACTTAACTGAGAACTTACCAGATGGGTTTGAATTTAACACATGTACAACACATATAACAGACAACAGGCAATTCAGACAATATGCAATAGAACAATACTATGATATTGAAATAGAACCAAATTTCTATAAAATAAATTTGGAAACTCCAATATCAAATGTAGGTGATGTCCCAATCGAATCAGTGGAAGAAGAATATTTAGGTGGAGACTCTGATTCAGACATATTGAATAATATATATTCATTTGAAAACATTCCTATCGTCAATGACATATCTGACGATGAAAGTGATAGTGAATATTTCAAAAAAGGACTCACAGACTATTATGAAGAATACTACAACAAAGTAATGTCTGGAGAACTTCCAGAGATAGAGTTTGAACCAAATTTTCACGATGATGAAATGGATATAAAACCATCAGCAAAAGTCATCCTCGAAAATACATCATTCGACACAGTTAAATTCAGACAAATTTTGGACACATTCGGTGACTCTAATTTAAACGGAATGACATTTGGAAACATAGACACCACATATTATGGATTTGAAGAAATAAGATGGGTTGTAAAAACATCCGAAAACCAAGATGACGAGGATTTAAAAAAGATTGGTGTGAATTACACATTTGAAGCACGTGATTTCACATTCGACACCAATTTTCAAAGTATATACGATTTCAGAAAGATACTAGTTGAACTTCCATTTGTTGGATATTATGATGTAGAAATGACATTCAAAAACGATGATGGAACCGTAAAATATATTTTTGAGAAAGCAATAAAGGTAGAACCATATAATCTTGACATACGTGGTTTTTACTATGATGCAAGAAGTCTTCCTGAAGATTTACAATATGATTTTAAATCTTATGACATAGAAGTAGTTGATGGTAGTGACAGTGATATTACAAACGACTACATCGACTTCATTCGTAGAAGACTAACCGATATGTCGAACTTTGCACTCACTGAAAGACTTTATGAGACAGACAGAGATAAATCGATGCCATTGTATGGTATAGATGATGATGGTTTAAGATATACTATCAATTCTGGTCCGTATGGTGGTGGTTATATCAATGAAAGTTGGTATCTACTAGACAATCTAAATTATGACATAACTTCACTTAATCCAGAATTAAATATTGAAAGTGCAAGATACATTAAAAATGCAGTGGATGTAAAACCATACACATGGTTCTTGTTAGGATTTGATGAGTCAAAAATAACAAGTGTTGTCAATCCAAAATGGAAACTCACAAACCTCACAAGGGGAGAATCCGTTGAACATGAAGGAAGATACTTTACACTTCTTTTGAAAAAGGAAGGTGACTACATGATTGAACTCTCATTGGAAGACACTAACGGTAATAAATATAGTACAAAGAGAAATATCATCATAGTCGATAAAGATGCAAACTATAAGTTATACAAGTTATTCAAAGAAGACTACGATGCATCTGTAAAAGAAAACGAACAAAGAGATGCAATGTTTTATCAGAATCTTGCACGACTAAGTACATCGATGACAATAGACGATGAATAAAATAAACAAAATAAAAAAATATGGAAGATATTATTTTTAATAAAAGAGAAGATGAAACACCAATTATGGTAACAGAACCAGAAACAACAGAAGTAGTTCCATCAGTTGAACCAAATGACATTGTGATTCCAGAATCACCAGAAGGTTGTGAAGGTGCATTACCTTGTGATTGTCCAACTTGTGATACCCCAACTTGTGATACCCCAACTTGTGATTGTCCAACTTGTGATTGTTACACGGAAAAAAATTTAACCATTGGTGAATTTTTTGGAACACTTATAGAAAGTATTCCAATTACTTGGAGATACCATCTCAAATCAAGAAAGCATTCTGAACATGTTATTCTTGAAGAGTATTATGAAGATGCACAAGAAATAATAGACAGAATCATTGAGAGTTATCAAGGTAAATTCGATGTGATACTTGAATATGGAAACCGTATATTCGACAATGGAAAAGAAGATATACTATATCTGTCAGAACTTAGAGATTTTGTACAGAATGGTAGAAATATGTTTGGTGACATTGTATCGTCATCTGAAATAATGTCCGAAATTGACACACTTTTAAGTTTGCTTGATTCAACATTATACAAACTAAAAAATCTCACAGAATCAAAAAAACCATTCAAAACATTTGAAGAGTTTGTAAAATAAAAAAAAAGAACCCAAATGAGGTTCTTTTTTTTATACTCTTGATGGTTCCATTTCTATGTTTATCTTGTTGGCTGCCCAACTTGTAGTGATAATTTTCTGGTCTATTGTATTTGAACTGAAATCAAATTCAAGACCTGACACACCAGTAAAAAGCAAATTGACGAAACTTATTCTATACAACACTTTATTATTGCAATCAAGTATTTCCATACCAGGTGGTTTTGGAAGATATTTATCCTTGATTTCATAATAGTATATGAACAAATCACACAAAATACTCCAGATAATATACGATTGGTCTAATTCAAATGTTATCGTCATCTCTTTCCTGAATAGATAGTCTGGATATGCATCAGAACGTGAAATTCTACCGTATGGAGTTCCGGAATCTACTTGAACAATAGGGTCATAATTCTGTGGATTGACTTGAAGTTCAACTGACTTAATTTGAAGATTTATAAAATCTATTACTGTATCACACATAATACCTGGTATCCTTTTCAGAATAGGTCTATATTTTTCTTCAATTTCATCGGGTACGAAAATTTTTGGAAAATGAAAACGAAAATTGTTATTTTTCCCAGATAGAAATGCCATATTTAATATCTAATTTTAATATATTTATGATATATAAAAAGGGTGTGGAATATTTCCACACCCTTGAAACAAAACAAGAAAGAGTACTCTTTTAATCCGTAATAATCCTAACGGTCTTTTTCACAGTATCGACATTCGATACACCGAATTGTACTTCCTTACCAATCTCAACGTTGTTCATATCGATAACTTTTCTTGACAAAAAGAATGTGATATTATTGAAATTTGGAGCAGAAACCACAACACCGTTATCAAACGTATTCTTGATGACACCTGTAAGGACATACTTATTATCCTTATCGACAGCTTCCTTCAAATTGTTCCAACCTTCACTCTTACTGTTTGTCTGAGTTATAGTAACCCTGTCGTTAACGACACTCTCGACATAGAATTTAATCGATTCACCAACTTTGATTTCACCATTCTTGAATTTATTCTCAGTCTCCTCATTCATCTCACTTACAGACAAAAGTGTAGGGACACATTCGTCAATTAAGATGAATACACCGAAAGGTTTGATGGATGAAACAATACCTTCCGTAAGAGATGCCTTATCCGTATTTTCAAGATTATAAAGCACATCACCTTTCTTTGTATTCAAGAACTCCTTGTGTGATACTACAATACTATCTTTCACTTTAGAAACAGGCATAACATACATTGACTGACCAATCAAAGTATTATAATCTTCTAGAGGTACAACATCAGATTCACTTCCTGGCATGAAACACTTCAAACCACTGACATCAACAATGAATCCGTTGAACACCTTGGAAGAATTGAACACAATATCCTTGACAACACCGACATATGCTGAAGTTGGTGTTTCAATCTGCTTTATTAGTTCAATACGAAGTCTTTCCAACTGAGCACTCTTAGAAGCAGCGTCGGCGATAATCTTACCATCATGTTTGGTTACTACAACTTCAATTGTTTTACCAATCTCCATCTCATCCTTGATGGAAGATGTGTTCTTTGACGAAAGGTCAATTGTTGTAGAATGTTTTTTGGAAAGTGAAATGTCTGCAACATTGTCGTTAAATGAATTTACGACACCTGTACAAATACCCTTGTATGAAGAACCGTCATAAGATGAAATCACATTAATATCATCTGAGTTAAATGAAGTATCATACATCTTCATCAAATCCAACACATACGGTTCTTTACAAAGAATTTTTTGATGTCCGTTGATTGGGACAACCACTTTTTTAGATTCAAGTGGATTTTCCGGATTTATAATTTCAATAGTTTGAGTCTTTATTTTACTCATTTAAAAAAAATTTATGTGTCTTTCGACACTGGTTAAACACTACAAGTTATTTATGATTGGTGTGTTTAAAACCAAAACACACCAATCACACAATTAAAGTTCAGCAGAAACCTCTTCCTTTGTAGTCATTTCTTCAGGAATATCATTCTCACTCTGAGAAAACTCAGTGTCAATATTCTGCAAATACTTTGCATACTCACGAGCAGTCTCATACTCCTTCTGAATCTGACGGACAGTTTCACCGATGTTCTTACCACAGTTTGCCCAACAAGAAAGGAACTCCTTGGCGGTATTCCAACCCTTACCCTCAATCTTGTTCAACATGAAATCTTGCAATGCAAGTACGTTACCTGAACGTAGCATAATAACACCATCAAAATCTTTTGAACGGACGAAACCACGATTCTCTTCAAGATTCTTTGTAAGTGTCATAAGTGCAGGAGCAGTCTTGGAAGTCCACACCATAGAATGGTTGCAGAAGTCAAGAAGTTGATTGAACGTCTTACTGTTAACAATATTAATATGATACTCACGAGACACTTGTGCTGTTCTTTCATTGTCAAACAACTCAGTTGCTGCATCAAGATATGGTTTCAACTCAGACTGTTTAAAAGACAAAGATGTAATCTCATCCTCAAGTTTCTTCAGTTCAGAATCAGCGATTTCAACAACACCTTTCTTTGCTTCAAACTGTTTAGATGTCTCACCATAAAGAGTCTTTATACTCTCAAGGTCTTTAAGATGAACATCGAACTCACTTTGTTTTGTTTCGAGTTCTCTTCTTTTCTGATTAAGAGTCTCGATTCGATTAGAAACCTCTTCTATTTGTTCCTTAGTAATTTTTTCGACCTCTGTCGTTTCTTTTTTGATTTCTTCACTCATAGTTTAAAATATTAAAAAATTCTATATTAAATATAACAAAAATTTATTACTTTCCTTTTAAAGATTTGACCAATTCATCCAAAGTTTTGTATAAATCACCAGGATGATAATCTGCATAACCAGCTAATTTGTAAGTTTCCTCTTCTATGATTCTATCATTAAAAAAAACTCCTTTAAAAGAAATTCCTTTCAATTTTCTCTTCGTAAATGATACAGATTCTATTTTCCCTTTTCTAATTTTATTGTCCAAAAGAAAATAGACAATATCACCCAAATTAAAAGTCGTATTATATGTCATAATTCTTAAAAATTTTTTATCAAAGAGTTAATAAGTTCATCTTTTGTATCAAACACATCTTTATCATACACCTCTATGTTATACCCACAACCACACCTAATACCTACATATTTTACAGAGCGTCTACTAGATTGTAACGTAACAAACACTTCTATTTTTTCAATGAGTATCTCTACCGGCATATTATTAACCATACACCAACATTTATCACCAATATCGTATTTTGTACTTATTTCCATAACTAAAACAATGTTTCTTCCTCTTTTTTATTTTTTGTTACTTTTTTATTTGTCTTTTTAACTATGACACAATCATTATTATCAAAAAAATTCTTTTTTATAAGGTCAAGTGTTTTAGTAATAGTTTCTTCGTCAAACATATACGCCTCCTCCAATTCTCTCATCCCAATCTCGTTTATCTCCATATATTTCTCCAAAACACAATCCTCATATTCACTGAGTATCTTATCCTTCTTTTTCTTCTGTGAAATTTTCAATTTCAAGAAAGGAGGTAAATCCGTGTATCTTGTAGCAAGCATTGCCACAAGATTTGAGGAAAGTTCTGGGTCGGAATCAAGATTATTTACAAGATTACACTGAATCGGATATTGAGCACTGAATAATCTCTTTAACATAAACGAGTGCTTTCTTTTGTCTACACTCGATACTGCACCAGAATTTCTGTGACAAAAATAATTTAATATTTCGAATAGTTCCATGTCTTAAATATAACAAAAAATTAATCGTGAATAAAAGATAAATCACCATCATCCTTAACACCTTTTAAAGCGTTTATCTGAATGGTACTTTTATAGTCTTTGAATCTCGATTTTGAGAATATTTTCTCTTTCGTTATCTTTGAAACAACAGCATTGTTTTTCAACATCTCTTCATTTATGTTTGCATCCATGTCTTTAATGATATAATCAGGAATACTTTCCTCAGTCAAAGCGACAAGTTTTGCATTTGTCTTGATGTTTTCAAAAAGCATCCTCTTTGTGAAATTATCATCCTTTATCTTTGCAATATCATATATAACATTACAGAGTATTTTCAATGCTTCATCGTTTGAATAGATTGTATAGTTGAACTTACATCCTAGTCTCTTTACAAATTCATCATATATTTTTTCAGTGGTTTTGATACCGATACCCTTAGACCTTGTTGTCCCGTCACCTTGTTTATAATACACCGGATAGATATTGTCAGACTGGTCTCCGGAAACGACTTTTGTAAATCTAACGACCTCTGGTTCCACAACCTCAACATTCACACTCGATACAAACTTTCTAAATGGGTCACTCTCAATGGAAACTGCAAAAACTTCACCAAACAAATTCTCAGACGAAAGGTTTGTCTTTTTTTCCAAATCTTTGATAAAGTCATCACTTTCTTTGCTAACATATAACTTGTTTGTCAATGGAGCATATTGAATTATTTGCACACCATCAACACATTTAACCAATTGGGTTAAATCCCTATCTGTTGAAAAAATTAGAGACGACTTTCCATTTTTAAAAAGAGACTCACTCCATACATAAATCAAATCGTCACCCTCACTATGCTCAACTTGTGAAACCTTAATTCCAAGACTCTTTATAGTTTCAGTAAAAGAATTTGTTACCTCACCGAAACTTTCTTTATTAATATTGTCTTGAACTTTCTTACGATTTCCTTTATATTCTCTTTGTAACAATAAGTCTTTTCGCCATGGATGTGGTGAATCCTTCACGAATACTATATCGTTGATAATCGGATTCATCTGTTTAACAATATTACAGAAATCTAGCATCAGTTTCTTCTCATAAGCGTCTTTGTCTTTCTGTGTGTTCAAAACTTTGGTATTTCCTTGTTTGAACACTCCCCACAGACTTCTGAAAAAAAAGTTGTGTCCATCTATTATCAAAGTAAATCTTTTCATATAATTAAATATAACAAAACTTTTATAAATCAATATAATTTGTAATAAGTCTTACTTTTGGTTTATGTTGTGTCACAATCGTTGGAAAACTTGTCAAAAAATCAATCCCGTCTTCTCCTATTACTTGTATAAAATCAGAATTATTAGAAAGCACCATATTCATAAAACTAACATAATCATCAAAATCAAAATCAACATAAAACTTCCTGTTCATATAATCATTTGGAATATACCCATAGAAAATAAACATATTGTTAAAAAAATCAACAACATTCTTATCCAACGAATCACTCAGATACATTTCTATCTTTGTAACTGTGTAAGTCTGGTTAAAAAAATCTTGCTTTTTTTCATTATCTAAATCAGATAAAGCATTTTCAAACAATTCAAAATAATTTTCATCATTTATAAATGTAAATGTCACATTCCGTAAATTACGGAAAACATTGAAAATACTAAAAATACATTCCAATCCACTAGTTTTAATTTTTTTCTCTTTACAATAATTAAAGCATTCCATCAAAATATTAACAACATCATTGGAATGTAAACTCATAATTTTCTTACAATAATCATCTTCAGATATAGTATTTTCAATCCCACTTTTTTTTAAAAAAATATAAAAATTAAAGATTCCCTTATCCTTTAAAGGAAGTTTTAAATCTATCTCAAAAATTTGAAGCAGTCTAAAAGCAAACTTATTTTTTTCCATATTAAAATATTTTTTATCCATAAATATCTAATAAAACTATTTACTCTTAAATATAACAAAACTATGGATATAAAATCATTAAAACCGGTTGCTTACGGAAAATTCAGACAAGGATACTATAATCCGATTCATCCAGAAAAATATGTAACAAATAAGAATCAAATCATTTATAGAAGTTCATGGGAACTTCGTTTTATGAAATGGTTGGACACATGTATTGATGTTATCGAATGGGCATCAGAACCGGTTTCAATAAAATATTTCTATACCATAGACCAAAGAATACATACATACTATCCAGACTTTTATTTTTCGTACAAGAAGCAAGACGGAAGAATACTAAAATATATAGTTGAGTGCAAACCATCTAATCAATTAAAAGAACCAGAACCTCCAAAAAGAAGAACTGTAAAATCAATAAAAAACTATAATTACTTAATGGAATGTTGTATTAAGAACTCTTGTAAGAGAATAGCGGCTAAAAAATGGTGTGAAGAAAATGGATATCACTTTGTATACTTAACTGAAAAATCAAATTTAAACTTCTTGTAGAAACTTTTATATTATGATATAAACAAATGAGCCATAAATTTTGTTTATATCAATCATAAATATATTACATAAAAACAATCATTTAGATGCCAAAAGCAGTAAGTTTGAACGATGTTGCCGGTATGTTGTCTACTAGGGGTGACATATCTACAATAGGTGGTGCAATCGGATGTATGTCGGCAATGATAAGTGGTGATGCCAGGGATAAAGAAAACACCACTAGTAACGACATTAAAAAAATACAGGAATTTATTCTCGGTGACGGTGGAAGTCTGTCATCGATGATTGATAGTATACATGAGGCTATAGCAGACCAAACTATTGAAATTCAAAAAATAATTGAAGGAAACAAAGAAAAGAAACTTGTAAAGTCTGACATTTCTAAGATGATTAAGACTGCAACCGATGGTCTTGAAAAAAGACTTGACAGAATTATAGATTCGTTAAGAAAGATTGGTAAAGACCAAGGTGGGAGTATGAAATGGGGTAAAACAAAAAGAGAAAGGGATTCTATCGAACAATTCAGACTTTCATTAAACGATAAGAAAAAAATGAAAGAAAGTAAGATAGGAAAACTTGTTTCTATGCTCAGTGAATTGAAAGCGGTTTCTCTTAAAGACCTTTTGACATTCAGACCGAAAATTAAACTTCTTGACAATCTTAATCCACAGATTAATTCACTCGCTAAGAATATAAATTCAAAAAATGTTGCAAAGGTTTCTGACTTTTTGGAGAAAAGTCCAAAGATGTTCGAGAATTTAAATCTTTCGATTAGGTTGGCGAGATTTATAAAACAGAAAGAACTTGATAAGTTTTATGACATACTCGGTGTAGATGATAAGAAAAAACCAAAAAAGAGGTCTATTTTAGGCCTTCTGACGAGTTTTAGTGAGTTGAATGAGGCAACATTAAACAAATCCAAAAAGAACGTCGCCATGGTCTTTAAAATGGTCCGTGACATTTGTTCGGGAGTTGCAGTGTTGGTTGTTGCCACACCTGTGATACTCGCCGCCGGTATTTTGTCAAAACCTTTAGAATGGGCTTTCTTCGGTTTCAGTAAGAGTGGTGATGGTGGAATAATGGGATTGTTAACTAAACTTTCAAAGAAAAGAAAGACTATACGTGACGCTAATGAAGCCATCGTGTCGATGAGTCTTGGATTTGTTGCACTCGGTGCTGGTCTCGGTCTGTTGTTCTCACTTACCAAGAAAATAGAGTGGGTGCAACTTGCAAGAGTTGCTGCTACAACTGTTGTCTTTGGTACACTTACTACTTTACTAGGTAAGTTTAAGAAACCTATTAAAACGGGTGTAGAGTCAATGTTGATGTTGTCGGCCGGTATAGTCAGTCTTGGAATCGGTCTTGGTTTGTTGTTTAAATTGACCAAAGGTGTCGATTGGGAGCAGATGTCTATAGTCGGAACATCGGTTCTCGGATTCGGTCTTATCGCTGCAACATTCGGTAAGTTTGATAGAACTATACAGAAAGGTTCCATTGCAATGGTTATGATGAGTCTCGGTATTACAACACTGGGTCTCGGTATGGGTGTCTTGTTTGGATTGACAAAGAATATAACATGGAAACAGATGTCCGTCGTTGGTGCAAGCATGGCAATGTTAGGTGTCGTGACACTTGGTCTCGGTGTAATAAACAAGACCGGTATGGTTGTTGAGGGTGCAATCGCTATGGGTGTTCTCGGATTGGCCTTAATACCATTTGGTCTTTCTATGAAACTTCTTATGAGTTCTGTGAGAGGTTTGAAGTGGAGTGAGTTCGGTGTGTTTGCATCAACAACACTTCTACTTGGCAGTGCAGTCATAGGACTTGGTGCATTAATGTGTACCGGTGTCGGTGCAATCGCTTGGACGGCTGGTCTTGCTGCAATAGGAGGTCTAGGTTTGGCACTTATTCCTTTTGGTAAAGGAATGCAGCAAATTTCAAGAGCAGCAAATGGAGTAGACAACAAGGCAATTGAAAATTTGGTAGATTCTGCCAAAAAGATAATAGTTACATTGAGTAGTGCAGCAACGAGAAAAGAAAGACGTAATGCAAGAAAGAATGCAAGATTGATGAAGTCAATAGGTGGAAGTCTCAACGGTGTTGCTAAAAGTCTTAAAACATTTAACGAAGTATCTTCATCATCAATAGAGAAAGCAATCGATTCTATCAAGAAAATATCTGAATTTTTCTTTGGTGAGAAAGGTATGTCAAAATATGGACTTGATTGGAAAAAGAGAATAAAGTCTAAAAAAGAAGCAGACACAATTGGACAAGTTTCTAGTATAATGCACAGACTTTCAACTGGATTAAAGATATTTAATGAAGTTGCACCAACATCTATAGACAAGGCCATGGATGCAGTCAAGAAGATTGCTGAATTTTTCTTCTCACCGAACAGTGGGTTGAACAAACTCAATGCAAGTTGGTCTAACAGACGTAAGGCAAAAAAGACATCAGATACCATCGTTCAAATATCAAACTGCATTTTCAAACTCTCCAAGGGATTGAAAGATTTCAATGAAGTGAGTGAGAGTTCTATAAGTAAAGCAAAGAAAGCAATACATAATATTGCACATTACTTTTTCTCACCAAGTAGTTCATTGAATAAGATGAATGTCGATTGGATGAAGAGAAAGAAGGGTAAGAAAAATGCAGACGCCATCGGTGCAATCGGTGATTCGATGTATAAAATATCAAAGGCATTGAAAGAATTTAATGAGATAGGTGATAAGGCGGTTAATAGAATGATGGAAACCGTCGATAAGATTGCAAACTATTTCTTCGATAGCAAGAAAAAAGTAAATACCGGAAAGTCTTGGAAGATTCAACGTTCTATGGAATATATTGCAGACGGACTCAGTTACTTCGACGATAAGACAAAAGATATTGATAGTAAGAGATTGATTGAAAACTTCGATGTATTCAATAAAGTGTCTTCACAAATTCTTGATAAATGGAAGACTGATTATAGAGACACTGCAACTGACATTAATAAGAGTATGAGTATTCTTGTTAATTCTTTCAATGATGCTGGTAGTAAATACAGAAAGAGTGTGAAAGTGACTACGACTCTTTTTAAACAGATGTCTAACCCTAATTTCGCCGCTTCAGGAAAGACTATGAGGATTGCATCTAACTTTGTCAGAAGTGTAAATGCAGTTGATATTGATAGAGCGTCTTCATTAACTGACATGTTTAAGTCGTTTGCTTCAATAGGTAAAGCGGGAAATGTTTTCAGTAGGTTTGACAAACGAGTAAAACAATTTACAGAGGCATGCATCGAACTTGTAAATGCAATTAATGGTAATACTGAAGCTTTGAACAATAGTGATGAAGTTGTCACTATTAAGAATGAGTTCGGAGAACAAGAAACAGTGAAGAGAAAGGATGCAGAACTTATGCCTAAACAGATGGTCATATTGAATGTCGAAGACCTTGCAAACGCTATTGCAGACCAATTGAATAGTTTAAGTGTTGATTGTGATGCAAATATCAATCTCCAAATCAATAGTGAATCTGGAAATGAGTGGAGAATTTCAAGAATGTAATTTTTTTGTTATATTTAATTTAATAATAAAAATATTTTTATGGAAGATAATTTGACTTACGAAGAACAAGTAGAAAGAGAGTTTAACTTGACACAAGAACCACAACAAAATGATATTATAAAAGATTTGGGTAAGGTGGATATTACAAGAGGAACTCATAGTGATGGTGTACAAGATGATGAGAATGTTAAGAGAATTAACAATATGATTGGTTATCTAAACATTCCATTGGAAACACTTCCTTCACAGGGAAGATACTATCCAGAAAATACAAGAATCAGTATCAGAGCAGCACGTGTCGGTGAGATACGTGAGTTCTCAACTATTGATGAGGAAGACCCAAAAGATGTCGCAGACAAACTTACATATATCATATCACAATGTTGTAAGATTTATTATGGAAATGTACCAGGTCATTATAAAGACATTATTGTCGCTGACCGTATTGTATTAATTTTCAAGATTCGTGAATTGACATTTGTAGATGGTCAGTCATCAATTAAAATTCCTGTTCCAAATGGGGCATGTAAGACTGTTGGTTGTAAACCACAGGAATATATTTTGTTTAATTCAAATATGTTCAAATTTATGAAACCCGATGAGGAACTTGAAAAGTATTATGACCCAATCAATCGTTGTTATAACGTACACACAAAAAGCTTTGGGATGATTACTCTATACATCCCTACAATTGGTACTTGGACTGCTGTGTCTGATTATGTGAGAAATGAATTGCAGAATAATCGTAAGATTGAGGAGACGGTTTCAGAAATGGTTCAGTTTCTTGTAAAGGATTGGAGGGGTCTTAATGATAGGTCAATCTTTACAAAGATTTCAGAAATTTCAGGATGGGATACGAAGAAATTCAATCTCGTATATCGTCTTATTGAGAAAATAAATGTCGGTATCGAGTTTGAGGTTACTGATACTTGTGAAAATTGTGGAGGTGAAATAAAGGTTCCTATTTCCTTTCCCGACGGATATAAATCAATATTTGTTCAGACAATTTCAGATATCGGAGACGAACTTCTATGATAACGTAATCATAGCAATGGAGAATCTTCACATGGACTATGCTACGATAATGAACCTTTGGATGTATGATTTTCAGAACATACTAGAAAGATATGGTAAGATGATTGAAGAAAGAAAGGAAGATGAGAAGAAACAAAATGAAGAATTTGAGAAATCTTATCCAATACCATCACCAGATAAGTATCTGAAGGGATATGGTTCTAATTTTCCAAAGATTCCAAATATGAATAACGTAAAACTATAAAAAAAGAGAGGTGTTTAAAACACCTCTCTTTTTTATACTTTACCCAAATCATTTACATCTTTTGTCACTCTTTTCTTTTCAGAAAGTTTATCTAGTTTTTTCAAAACATTTCCAATCTTTTCACTCGTGTCAAGTTTTCCAAGATTTCTTACATTTTCTTGTGTTCCTTGATTTGGATATATATTCTCAATTTCTTCCACTATCGGTCTTGTTGTTTCATCCGGAGTCACATCACCGATATATTCTTGTGTGTGTCTTCTGTTATCTGTAGGATAGATGTTTCCAAGTTGTGAGACATTCTGTCTTGTTGTTTCATCTTGTGTAACGTCACCGATATGTCTTTGAACAAGTGGAGTATCTTGTTGTGGATATATGTTGTCTATAACCTCCACTATCGGTCTGTTTGGGTCATTTGGCAACACATCACCCAAGTTACTTACGTTTCTACTATTATTAACTGTCGGATAAACATTTCCAATCTGTGTAACATTTGGTACTTGTGGGTCGTTTGGTAGAACGTCACCCAAGTTTCTTACATTTACACCCGATTGTTGATTTGGATATATATTTCCTATATTCGTTGTGTTTGGAACTTGTGGGTCGTTAGGTAGAACGTCACCAATATATCTTTGTCTTCTTGGTGTGGTAAGTGTCGGATAAACATTTCCAATCTGTGTAACATTAGGTACCTGTGGGTCGTTTGGTAATACATCTCCAATATAACCTTCTATCGGTGGAGTAGTATTTTGTGGATACACATTTCCTATATTACCGATTGGTGGAACTTGTGGGTCGTTTGGTAATACATCTCCTATATACCCTTGAATTGTTGTTCTTCTATTTGGTGGATACACATTTCCTAAATTACCGATTGGTGGAACTTGTGGGTCGTTTGGTAATACATCATCTATTGTGCTGATTATATATGATGGATTGTCACTCGGCAATACATCACCCAAACCAGTTACTATTCCGTTTGACATTGTTGTATTTACACCATTAACAACAACTCCACTTCCATGTTCCATAGGTACTGATTCCAAGTTGTCGTTATCATTGACATTACCTATTCGTTTTACATATCCGTTTGCAACGACAGATGTTACACCATTGAGTTGTGGAACGCCAAGATTAATTGTTGTGTTGTTTGTATCAGGAGAAGAGTTATAGTCTATTGTACCAACGGTACTTGTATTGTTGCCTGGGAAAACTATATGTTCTATTTCTTCCAAATATGAACTATATACATTACCTCTATCTTGTCCAACTGATGCAGCCACACTTGTGGCGAGATATTTGAATAATCGTTCAAACTCTTTTCTTGACTCGGTTAAATTCTCATTTACAGATTCAATTGCACCATGTGTTGCAATACCTTCCATATATTTGTCTTTCATTTCAACACCTCTGTTTCTATTTAACCTTAGTCTTCTATACTCTTCAAAATCGTCATTATTGACATTACCTAATGGAGACTTGTCAAAATATCCATGTTTAACAACTTCATAATTTTGTGAACCATTATCTTTTGGTGTATTTTCTAGTGGGTCGTTGATATTCACATTTCCAAGACTTGAATACTTGTTTCTTTTGGTTTTTGAAATGATTCCGAGTATATTTGGAACTTTTCTGTCATCTTTTATAGATTTTTCAAACTTGTCATTTTCATTCACATTACCTATGGATGAAACCATATAGTCTTGTACGGTTGAATTTATTCCATTAAGTTGTGGTTCGTCTATCTGTGAATTAGAACGTTCTTTTGCTGGGTCGTTAAGATTGACGTTACCAAGTGGAGAGTTCAACATATAGTTCATCTTATTAAGCAAAGTTTCAGGATGTTCTGATTTCTGTTGTGGAACAGTACTATGTCCGTCAAGTCCCTCCAAATCACCAGTAAATTCTATGTTGTTCTCTTGAACTTTAATTCTTCTATTGTTGTCATTGACGTTCAAAAGACCATTTAATTTTGGTTTTCTTGCATCAAATTTTTCAGAAGTCATTGTATATGCCTTTGTTCCAAGTGGATATTTTAACTCATCAAGTTTTTTAGCATTTCTATTTGAAATACTAACCGATGGTCTATGTGGTCCTCTTGAAAGATTTCTTAGAAGATTATGTTTCATGTCTTCGAAAGGCAGATAATTTATCACACAGTCACTATAACTGAATGTGAAGTTTGTCATTCTCATATCACCACGGTCTGCATTAGAAATATTGTCGAAGATACTTCCGGTTTCTTCTGGTATAATTTCACATCCGAAGAATTTGAACTCGATTGCAGACATTGAATTGAGTGCAACTTCTACAATCTTTGGAATATTAAGTTGTCCACTTTTTCTTATTGCCCTACCCAATGATGTTGTCATCTTATAGAAGTTCCTTATGTCATGTACAAAAACAGAACAATTAAATCTTCTGAGATTGACTGGTACACGTTCTCGACGGTACTGTGCATCATATACTGCATTAAAGTATTTGTTGAACATTCCACTAACTTTTAAATCAAGTGATTCGTAGATTGTTATAGATATTTTATTATCAATTGAACCACGAAAACTATCCTTTACACCATAATTGTTTTTGTATGCTTCGTCTAGACCGGTTATAGTCTGCATAAGATATGGGTACTCTGTTGTGAGTCTTGCCATACCACGAATAAAACCAAGCATGTCATATACGGTTTGTGGGGCATCTGGTATGGTTGTTTTGTTACTATTTTGGAATGTTTGGTCATCTTCTACTCCAGACGACACATCACCAGTATGGAGTCTTGCATCCTCACTTGCCCTTCTAGAACCATTATATTTAATTTCCTCGTCATCTTCTATGTCCGATATTGATTCATTCACATCAATCAAATCGTTCTTTACATTTTCCAAATCCTTTTCTCTCTGTGAATATTGGTCATTCTCATATTTGGCAGTTGTCTCTCTTACTTTCTGTATCAACTCACGTTCTTTTGATTCAAGATTTTCAAGTTGTTTTTTATAATCTGAAAGTTTTGAAATAGTGTCTGATTCATTGACATCTACTGTTACGGTTATTTTTATCTTTCTATATTTACCACCTTTTTTGTATGCTTCAGAACCATCGAAAGTAGACATGCTGTTATCTATTGGGAGTGCCGTATATGAACTATAATCAGATGGTTCTTCTGTTGTTATTGTACATGATGTGACTTTTACTGTAGAGGAATCAACAGATGAAACAATAGACTGAACATTGTCTGGATTCCTGTCATATTGTGAAATTGTTGTCTGCAACATGGAATCCAACGATGAAATCGTATTGACAATATTGTTATATTGTTCCAATGAATGTGAAGACCTGTTTCCGGTTGGTTTGAGATTTATGACAGCATTGTCCATTCTGTTAAGAAGTTCTTTCAATTTATTACGGACGGCTGTTTCGAAAGTTTCTTTGTTGGCGGATGTTGATTGGTTTTCAAGTGCTTTGATTTGTCTTCTTATTTTTGACATTTCGTCTTGAACACGTTTCAGTTCATTCTCTGCATCTTTCTTTTCGTTTTCAATCTGTCTGTGGGCAGCCTTGTTCTCTTCATTGTCTAAATATTCTTGAAGTTCAACTATTTGACCAGATAATAACGAAGCGTTTTCTTGCAAATCTTCTTTTGAAACATAATCCGAAATCGACTTGGTTTCAGAACCGTCACCAAGTGAAAAGTGTCCACCTTTGTCTTGTGATGAACCAAAGTCCTTCACTTGTTTATCAACCATGTAAATATACTCAGTTGCACCATATGGAAGTCCATCTACATAGACATTATGTTGCATCCCATATCCTATCTCGGAATTGTTCGGAAATTTTTCTTTGGTGAGTATGGCAGATATATCATACGAGTTGACGGAAGAACGAATCAATGCTGAATAGTTGTTTCTCAAACAGTTTTCTATTTCGTCAGCAATATTTCTGACAGAACTTCTATCGTCTGTTTTGGTTCTGCCGGATGCAATACCGTCATATTCTCCAATTGTATAGAACAAAGGAGAATTTAGTTTGTCGATGGATAATGTAAATCCAGTAAAGATGGGGTCTTCGATGTCTGCATTTGAATTTCTGTATGAGAAATCATGTGAATACTGAGCACCCCAAAATCTTTCTCTGGCTTTATGACCATTGGATGAAAACATAAATGTGTTGTCCAAATTTGAAAAACTCGGTCTGAAGTCTTCATCCAACATATCTCTATGTGATTCATCGAGATTTATGTTACCATTAGGATTACTAACTGGTGATGGTTCGTCTATATTTGCTGTAGGATGAACATAAGTACCATTTTTTTGGTCATTATATTTTATATCTTCTGCCATTTTATTTTTTTCTTTGTATTATTTATTCACTTTCACCATTGTCCATATTATTGAACCATGAACCTGTGGTATTGTCGAATCTATATTTTTCGTTAATTGCTCTCCTTGCAAGGTCATATTCTGATTTTAAGTTTGGTTTATATTCTATTCTATTTAAAACAAGTTCTGTTTGGAGGCGTTTTTTATTCTTGTTATATACTATTTTCATTTCTGTTACAACATACCAACCGGATAATGCTCTGTTAAATACACCTTTTAACGGGTCTTTTCTTTCACCTGATTCATCATCGAAGAAAAGAATGTCGTCGTTGTTTTCTTGGACCATTTCCTTATAATTTTCGTTCCAATATTCCCTTATTTCTCTTCCTTTTAATTTATTTGATGAAATCGGGTTTTTGTCGAAAATATCAACCCATATTCTACTGAACTTTGTGATACTTGGATTGTAGTTCTGAAGACGAACATGGAGACCACATTTTTTCAAACATCTCATTTGAAAATCATTTTGATATTTTGCAAAATAATAATGTTTGAAAGTGTTTGTTGTATCAACCTCTCCGACATTTACAAACGACTCCATTGAAGCGAGATTATCAGGAGAACTCATATCTGTATCAAGATACACATGGTTTGTTGTCTGTGTGAGATTTAATGGAATGTATGATGATTGTGACACTTCGTCGGGTAGTTCGGAAATCTGCTGACCGTCACCCTCACGTTCAAGATTGTCTATAGGTGCTATCACAAATTCACAATTTCTGCAACCCCAGTCACCAGTGTTTGAATCAGCATAGGCGAGATGTACACGATATCCGTCATTAAGAGAACTACTTCCGTTATTTACTTCAGAATAAACTTCTATAAAGTTCGTCCATCCGGAAAAATATTCGTTGTTAGTCAAAAAGTAATAACTTACTTGTTGTTCTGTATTGAATAAATCATCATGACCATCTTTTATAACTATTTCGTTTTTTGTAAGTTTTTCTTTATTATCGAGAGGTTCATTCTCTGGTCTTGAAGCCTGCTGAATGTTTGAATAAATTATTGCCGGTGTGTCGGTTTTTTCTCCACCATGTGAAAGAAGACTGTGACATTCAATGAAATTGAATACATAGTATTGGTCGATAAATGAAGTGAAGAATGAATATTGACTATAACAAGCATGGTTTGCAATACTTTTCATAAAGTCAAGAAGTGTTTTGTTCTGCTCATTATTCCACTGCATTTCATCTATCGTGTTGTCTTTTGTGAAGTTGGTTGCAAATCCAAGACCTGTGTATACGGAAAGGTTGAACAATGCTTGTCTTGCATTGGTTTTTGAATCACACCAAGACTCTTTCCTAGACCCACCAGGTACAGAAAGTGTTCCTGTTATCTTATATTTTAGAACACCACCTGTATTTTGGGTTGCACCTGGGTTTCCACTCCTGTTTATACTTGTGATTATGAAGTCTTGACGGATTGGTTTATAATACATTTCGTCACCATAACCACCAATATATATCTGTACAGTACTACCTTCTTTCGGAAATGCTGTCGAAAGAAATGTATTATCCATGTCATAAAATTCAACCATCATTGTAGGCAAGAATGAAGAGTAGTCCAAATTGAAATTAACAAGACTCGTCTGTGGAATCCTGTATTCGTTAATTGTGACCAAAGGGAGTCTGAACGATATTCTTTCAGGATAGTTGTTCGGTCCTTTATGTTCAATCTCACTTATGTTCATCTGTGTTACGGCAAGTGATGGTTCAATCAACTGTGCAGTAGATATTTCTCCACCATTTATGTTTATGTAATTACTGTTCAAATCCCCTACGGGAAAAATCTTACTTATAACTTCTTGGTCTGTCATTATCTTACTCTGTATCTTTGTCCTTCAACTAATACATAGTCTCCGGATTTAATTCCGAAATCATTCACGAAAACTCTTCTTCCATCTTCGAGTTCCACCAATGTTCCATTTTCTGTTGTCATAATTGGACTGACAATATCATCGTGATTGTCTATATCGACTCCATCAATTCCTCTGTCAAGACTATCATCGGTTGGTTCTGTTGTCCATTTTGTGTACCAGTAGAAAGCGTCATATGCCTTTGGTTTGTATTCCATTTTTCCATCGATTGTCATCCCATAATGAAGTTTGAACACATTCTTTGACTTCAACATATTGACACCACCTCTTTTACGATTTCCAGTCTTTGCTGCTCTCTTCATAATCATACGAGAAAAAAACTGTTTAAGTTTTTGATTACTTGCATACTTGTTGTCAATATTTTCATAATAATAAATCCAACCTTTAAAATCAGTACCATCTTCATTTAAAATAGGCGATTTGTATGCACAAATTTCATTTCCACGTTCTTCTAACTCATCGATTCTTTTTTGTAACTTTTCTGCCTTTTTCTTTTGCTTATCTTCATTTATTTCAGATACTTGTGTCTCTAATGCTTCCATTTGCTGCTCATAACTGTCAGTCTCATTATAGTATATTGGAGACAAAGTATTCTCTATTAGTTCTTTACCTTCGAGACATTTTCCTGTAAATAATTCAATTATAGAATCTATAAAGTCAAGTAACCATTTGATATTTAATATATCAATAATTTTTTCCTTTATAATTTTTGCACTATTTAGTCCATTGAGCATTATTTTAACGAGATTGTCTATCTGTTTAATTATGTCTATACCGAAATTTATAACCCTTCTTAATTCGTTGAATATCACTTTTGCACATTCAAACCATCTCAAAACTTTATATAATGGGTTGTCGAAACAAGGACCAAGTGATGTAGGACATGGAATTTGTGAAACTGTAACTGTAATAGTTACAGTTAAGTTTTTAAGGGTTTCTTTGATTGAATCACAATCCATTTCTATAGCGTCACAACAATCGTCGATATATTTTGAACCACTCATCTTATTCGGGTCTCCGGTGAAAAATTCCTTTATTTCAAATATGGATTGCTTATATTGCTTTTCCATAATTGTCCATTCGTCTTTAATGTTCATTCCGAACATCTTGATGTCTTGTTCAAATCGTTTAAGTTCAACAAGTGCAGTCTCTTTCATCTTCTGTGCCATCTTGGCTCTTTTGGCTTGTAGTTTAGCCTTTCTAATATCTTTGGCGACACTTCTTTTTGCAATCTTTTCTTCTTCTGTAAGAGATTGCATACTTTTTCTTCTTTCTTGTGCAGAAGATTTTCTTTTTTCTCTGAGAATTGCTCTTATTTTCTTTTTGTCCCCTTCGGCTTCTTCAACGATTCTCTTATACTCATCAGATTCTTTGAACTCTCTTGTTTTTTCTGATAATGTATTATGGGTGTTATCTACTTTTGCTTTACCAAAAGCGAGAACCGTATCAAGATTAAGATACGGTAACTTATCTATACCGGCAGCAATAAGACCTATATGAGTTGCAAATCCAATGAAACCTGTTGTTATTTTTCCAATGTTGAAATTTCTTGCAATGGTTGAAACCGTATCTGTTGCAACTGAAGCAAGTTCTCCACCCATAGAGCCATCTCTACTTGATTCTGAAATCATATCAAGTTGTTTTGTGGTATCTTCTTTTACCATATATTCACTGAATGCTTCGTTCAAATAGTCGTTGGTTTTTTTCATTGTATCGTTTATCGTATCAATAACGGGTTGTAGTTTGCTTTTGACTCCTTTATTTAACTCATTTCCATTATCAACAATGTTATTAACACTATTTGAAATATCGTTCAATCCCTCATGTATATCTTCCACACTATCTTCAAGAAGATGTGATGCATCATTTGAACCAGTTATTGCATCTTCCAACAATCCAGGTGTACTTGTTGTCAAATAGTCTATGTTGTCGGTTGCACGATGCAGGGCGTTTACCATACCTTGTGTTGCACCAGTGGCCACATTGGCATAATTGGTGAGTGTTCCCATGATGTTATTCACACTTCCTTCCAAAAAGTCTGATGGAAATTTTGTATATGCTTCTAGTATAATGTTTATACGTTCCGAAAAGTCCTTAATTTTACACAACAGAATAGTTACCTCATCAATAACTTGTGAGGCAAATTCTTCTGGACTTGGAATAAGAACGACACTTTTGGCAATTTGATTCATATAAGCCATCCTTTTGATTGCCGTCCTTACACTTGGCTTTATATATTTTCCACCCTTACTTTTATTTTCTAATGTTTCCATTTTTAACTCCATTTGTAATTTACAAGTAACTCATTCTTTGCATTATCAACAATGAGTGTGTTGTGTGTGTCGTCAATTATAAATTGACTTAATATAACGTTATGTAATTCTTCCTCACATAATTTGTTCCAAAGTCTAAAGTTGGTGATGTTATGTCTAGAAGATATTAAGTCATAGTAACACGTTTCTCCCAAATCAAACGAACCCGTGTCATTTGAACTTACTCCAACCAATTTTAATTGTGACTTCGTGTTTTCAATCTTTTCAGAACCGGAGACATCATACAACCATATATTTGAATGTCCTTTGTTCATTCCAAGTAAAACAACATACCATTTATCTTCAAATCCATCGAAATCAAATGAGTACATAAATCTCTCATTGTTCAACGTCATAAGTATTTGTGTAGGTGTTTGTTTTAATACTAATGTATTATTCTTACCATTAAATCTCAATATTTCATTCACATCGTGTGCAATAACTTTTGAACAATTTATCATAGTGCAATTTGAATCAAAAGTTCCTTCGACATCAACAATGTTTTTTGCTTTATTGACACTTGTTATCATCCTATATCCGTCAGCACTTCCGGATTTTGTTATTTTCAAATAATTACCAACTACTATATTGTTGTCCCATCCATTTAATGTGAGGCGGATATTTCCTTCTCCGTTATCTGAAATGGACTTTATCAAAATGTTGTTTGATATATTTTTATCCGTGAATCTTGGTCGTAGTAAGAAACTAACCATTCTTTGATTATCACTTGAAAATCCTTCTGTGTATTTGTATTCTACTGCCACTTTTCCTTTATCGATAGTTGTCATGTCATAGAATCTGTCTGCAATCATAGTGTAGTCGTTAAATACTTTTTCTTCAACAATTCTGAGATTTACATCAAGTTTTCTTCTCAACCAGTCTTGTCCTTCGACCAAATCACCAAGGTCATTCAATTGATTGTCTTTTCTGTTATCTGCATATTCTTCTTTAATTTCTTCCTCAAATTTTCCTTCTGCTGAGAAAATAAGTGTCTCTGTATCATTTTTCAATTCTTCATCTGCAAATCCGACAGACGACATCTGTTCGTAAGGTGTCAAAGAAACTCTCCAATACGTCCCTAAATAACCGAAATCATCAGGTTCGGATACAGAGTCCACTCTGTACATTTTATTCATATAGGATTGAAAATAGAGGTAGTCGTGAGGGTCTGGATGTGTACCTTCACCGAACACATTCCAAAATTCCTGTTTTACGATATGAACCTCAAATTGGACTGGGTAATCCATCATCATAGAGTTGAACTGAATTTCCCTTGTTGGAAGTTGGTTGTCCGGAATAAGTACCTTCACATTCTTTTTATCAACAACATTTTCGAGACTATACTCTTTTAGTACAACGTCACGAGACCTTTTGTCTGCTTCTGTTTTGAAATATAGGCAACAAATACCAAACATATTACTTACCAACTTACACATCTGTTGGTATATTGAAAGTGAGTTTCCAAGTGCATATGGATTAAACAAATTCTTACCGTCACCACATCCACAATCATATACAATTTGAGGTTTACAACAGTTCCCACCAGTACCTTGTCCGGCGGGTGTGTTCCAATAACATGCCGGTATCGGTGATTGGATGTTGTTCATATATTCAACATCAAGTGTTATTGATTCGACACTCAGTTCCACATCATCTGAACCTATCTTTGTAAACTTGTATTGTATATATAAAATAGGGGATACACTTATCTTTGATAAGTTTTTATTTGTAAGTTCCTTATAATCTGACCAAAGAATTTTATCAACGGAATATCTGAACTCTTTTTTATAGTAGTTATTTTCGTCTTCGTTTTTCACAATACAATCAAATCCAGATATACTTTTGATGTCTTTATATTCTATCACATTGGATGTGATATAGTTTTTTTCATCCATCACATAATGCTGTTATATATGGTATTTATGCATAAAAAAAGGACAACGACTATTCGTTGTCCTTTCAATTTTATATATCGAGTTTTAAATTGTATTTTTCAAATACATCACCGAAACCGATTGAATTTATTCTCTTATAGAACATTTCTTTTTGGTTTTCGAAAATTGGTTGGTTGGCGAGAAAACTTCTATTACATAATGTAAACAATCTTTTGTAATGATAGTTTATGATGTATTTTACAAACCTATTATATAAATCATACAATCCTTCTTTGTCTAGTGTTATGAACACATCTTCGATAAAGAAAGTTTTTTTATCCAAAAATGCAAGTAGGTCTCCCATACCTTTAAATCCGTCCATTTCCGTTTTTTTGATGAGTTGCATTTTTTCAGTTCTCAAATTACATAAAACTTTAAACCCTATTAAATGTTCTTTCAACAAGTTAAAATCAGTTTCATATATGTCTTTGATTTTGACTTTATATGTCGTTCTTTCGTTAAAAGTGTGTTTTTCAAGTATGACTATTTTTATCGGTAGTAGAAATTCTGGGTCTGTTACTGAATTAAGAATTGCATAGCATTCAGTACCGATATTAAACGTTCTAACCATTTACTTTTTCTTTAAGTTCTTCGAGTTTACTTTCCATATCTTTTTTAGATGATGAAACTCCATTTCTACCATAATTTTCAAGTTCCTTCAGTTCTTCATCTGACAATACAAAACCATCAAGTTCTCTTGGTTGTTTTTTACTTGTGAGTCTCTTTACTTCCTTTTTTTCATCTTCGTCAAATTCTTCTTCGTCAAGTTCTTTTTCGGTTATTATATTTGGTTTTGGTGTGTCTGTTTTTTCAACTTTTATTTCTTCTTTCTTTTCTTCTTCTTGTTGTTCATTACTATTTAGATAATCAGTGAGACATTTGATGAAACCAAGTGCAATCAATGGGAGTATAGCACCAGATATACCGGCAATAATTCTTTTTTGGTCAATTGGTTCCATTTCTGTAAGTCCGAACAATTCTGACCAACTAATATATTCGCCTAGTCCGACATATGCAGCGTATGTGTTCGCCATACACTGGAATAATGTCAAGATGACGAACATAATCCATACTATGTCAAACCCTTTTTTTCTTCTTGTCAATGCACCGAATAAACATGCCATCTGACCGATTTCAAATGAGCAAGCGAGTACCGTACTCATCCAACCCTGGTGTGCAAGGTTGAAGAAATGAATACTTGAAATAAGACTCACTATAGCCACGATAATGTATAACAACAGGTATGAACCCATTGTGGAATATTTAATGATTTTTTCTTTATTCATATATTATTTTTATTATTGATATTTATGAGAAAAGGTGGTCTTTTGACCACCTTTTCTTGTTTTGTTATCCGTTCATTTCTTTTTGACAAAAAATTGATAACTTTTCAAATGCATCGTTGTAAATTTTTCTTGCAACAGGAAGTGGTACTTCAAGTTCATCAGCCATGAATTGAAAATTGTTGTGTTTCAATCCTTCATATTCATCAAGTTTAAGTTTTATCTTTATAGTTTTCTGACCAGCTGGACTAAGGGTTTTTATTCCTTTTCTTAGAATTTCATCCCTTTCATTTTTGAAAGCATCGTTTGAACATTCCCCTAAATTGTCGTAATCTTCAAACTCTATACTTTTATAAGAAATATCTGTCTCTTCTCTTGCTTTACTTCCTTTTGTAAAACCACTTTGATGATTAACTGGAATGTGTACTAGATTTGTCTGTCTATTCACAAAATTTATCATCTCGTATCTAACTGCTAATGCACATGCTTTTACAAATTTGTCATTTTTTGTAGGGTCATATTTCTTTTCGACCTTTTTCATGGCTTCGGTTCCGACTGCAATTAAATCATTCTCATCGACACCGGTCTCTTTGGCAACATTTATTGCAACCTTTACTACGTATAAAAGGTTTTTTGTAGTTAAATCACTACCATTTTTTCTTGCCCGCTCGACGGCTTTCCCAATTTCTTCATAATATCTAGAATTCATCTAAACTATTTTAACTTATATAACTTTTAAAACTTATTTTTAATTTGGTTGTGAATAACAATAAAGATACTATTTTTTATCAAAAAAATTAAACAAATGATTTAAATTTTTTGATATTTGATTTAACCAAATCAATATCAATTGGTTTAAAATTCCATTTGGAAGCATTACAACATACATTGTTATTATTCATATTTGTATTTTCAAACATTCCGTGAAAACACAGAGAATCGTTCTTTTTTCCATACCAATCCACCAATGGAAAATAACTTAGAACAACATCTTTATCTTTTAGTATTTCTATTTGGTTGTGTGAAAATAAGATTTTTTCCTTCAGTGAACTGTTTACACTTTTATTTATATATTGTTCAAGAATATTTTTTGAATCAATCTCGTCTTCGGAATTGAAATTGTTGAGGAAAATTATTTTTTTACCAATTAGTTGAAATACTGTGTCGTATATGTCACAAATACCGAATCCACCAAGAACGTAAACGATATCTTCGTCTGTTACGACACTATTCCAATTTGAGATGACGTTCATATTATATTCCAAATGGTTTTTACCATAATGTTCTCCATATGGTCTGTTAATCCAAGTGTCGCTTATAGCAAATATCTTTCCCAAAATAAAAAAATATTTTATGTGAGGGACTCAGAAATGAATCCCTCACACAAGGTTAAACATAAGAATTAATTACCAAGAACTGAGTTCAACCACTCTTCGTCAGCATCCGGATTGATTGTCTCGACATTTTCATTTGTCTCAACATTTTTTACCGATGGAGTTTCTGATTGAACCATACTACTTTGACTTTCGATAATTTGATTTACTGTCTCAGTAGCACTTGCAACAGAAGTACGTGGTGCTGAATAATTTGATTTATATGTGGCGAGAAGTGCATTCACCTTATCGGTGGTCTCTTGATTCCATTCCTTCCACTGATAATCGTTGATTTTTGGGGCGTCGGTTTTGAGCCACTCAACATATTCGTTCATAGACTCACGTGTCTGTTCCAATGTTTTTCCTTCACCGAAATGGAGTGGAGCCTTTCTGTCGGTAATGAATTTGCAAGCACTGTACTCTGCAACTTCACGACCACCATCCATCTTCTGGGCGGATTTAGTCAAGTTGATTTCAAATAATGGTGCTGAAATTGCTTGGAATGGATTGATTGCATTTGTAAACTCAGAACCCTTTAAAGCATCTTCAATCTTATCGTGGATTTTCTTTCCGAACTGGTAAATCATAAACTTACCATCATACTCAGGATGTTGAACATCCTTTACAACTTCTACAAGTGCATACCATTGCTGATATACGTTTATTTTCTTAGAGTTTGCTTTATCGATGGCGGAATCACTTGAATAAAGTTTCCAACTCAACTCACGGATAGGACATTTCAAACCGACGGTCTTCGGAGATACGACGAAAATACCATTTTCACCATTTACATCCTTCAAGTAACACTCCCATCTCTCAATGGTTGTCTGAACCTTATCTTGATAGATAAAAGGCATGAAACGAATCACGGCACGATAGTTACCATCCTTACACTTCTCATCCCTAATACTAGGTTTGTAAAGATTTTCATTCAAACTTGTTTTTTTCTTACTCTCGGTCAATGTGAGAGCATCTTCTGTGGTCATAGTGAATAGACCAGTAAAATCTAAATTTCCCATAACTTTTTAAACTTTTTTTTGACTTATTTTATTATTATAAACTATGTCCTTTCAGACAAATTGTTTCAAACTTTATCAACTACAATATAAATATAACAAAAAAATATAGATTATTTTAAAATTCTATTTTTTTAATATCTGTATTTTTCCAGTATTGTTTGCATTACTCAAATTTAGTTTTCCACCTATTGTCATAACATTATTTAATTGACTAGTTTTCAATTTTTCTTCAAGTTGTTTTTCGGTTAGTAGTATTTTACCACCTTCTCTTTTTTTAAACAATTCTTTTTTAATTGGATTTCCATTTTTATCAACTTCAACATCTCCTTTGTAATATTGATATGTTGCATTGTCGGATATGACAACGGATGTAAATTCATTTGAGTTTTCATATTCTGACAATTGTGACTGCATCTCTTCATTTTCTGCTTCAAGTGTGGTAACCCTTTCTTGTAAATTAGAGTTTTCGTTTAACAAAGAATCTATCTGCAAACGATTTTCATTCAAAGTTTGGTTCAATAATAATATCTGTGTATTTGCACTTTCCAACTGCTTTCTCAAAGAATTTACCATCGCTGTCAATGATGATGTTGACCATTTACTTTCGTCTGCCCAGTTTCCCATGAATAACACTTCCTCACCGGATGTGTATATCACATTTCCATCGCCATCATAACGCTCAAACACTCTTGTTATATAGAATGTGTTTGTTGACATTGCAAGAATGTTGTTGGCATCTTCTTTTGATATTTTAAAGAGTGCTTCACCGTTTGACCTATCGACTTGGAAATTTGAACCAGAGTTGTCATATTCTGATATACGGATTTCAGTTTTCTTGTTTTTGAAAACAAGAAATAGTCTCTGTCCGTTATCCGACAGATTAAGTAGTGTTTTGGAATCGGTGTTCCAATTGTTATATACTCTGAACAAATGATATGTGTCGAATGGATTTATCAAGAGACATGTGTCTCCTTTTGCATATACAGTCTCATCAATTGTTCCATTTACACGGATTATATTTTCTTCACTCATCTTATTCTATTATTTTATTCTCTTGTAAGAAATACTGAGATAGGAACATATGTGGATTTACCTTCCTCAGAATTTTCTGTTAAAATATATGATGTTGATTTGTTTTCATTGAATGAAGAATCAACTTTGAAACCAAGATATTCTATTCTTTCTCTCATATCATATACTTCTACAATATTTGGAAGTGGTTTTCCGATAATAGACAATACTTTGTCTTTTGGATGTGAAATCAATAATTTATAAATGAATAGTTCTACAATATCGATTGTATCGTTTGAAAGAAATCTAAATAATTCACAGTATTTGAAGTCTTCTTTTGTCTCACAATATCCATCCATTGTAGCAAAACTATCGTCAAATAATGCACTATTTTCTTCAATTATCTGAAATACAAATTCAACGATTGATGACATATTTTTCATTCTACGTTCATCAATCTTTATATATATTGTCTTCTCGGTTTTTTTATTTTCAACGACAAAAGTTGCTTCGACAATTTTTTTATCTATACATTCTGCAACATCCGATTCTATTTTTTTATAAATTTCGAACCATGTATTTCCATCTAACCTGAACACTGAAGAATCTTCGTCAGATTTCTGTACTTTAAAGAATCCGTTTTCGTCGATATATATTCCCGATTCCTCATCTATTTTTAACGATATTGAACCATTTGAATCAACTATCATACCCTTTCCAGGCATCATGAGACCAATTTTATTTTCTTTTGCAACCTCAATAGATGGAATCACTGGTGTACCAGTCAAGTCACTATATCTTCCGGTCTTTGCAACTTGTTTTAGGTCTGTTATATCCTTTACTGTATGTTTATGGTCTTTTATTGCAAGTCTCTCTTTCAATTGTCTTATAACTTGCTCGAGTCCTTCCAAAGTTAAAAAATTTCCCATATTATTCTCCAAAAATTTCTTGTATTGTCAAGTCGATTTGTTCATCTGTAATTGCAGAATCATCAGATGGACCGGTGCTTCCAGAATTTCCAGTTGTACCAGATACAGAACATTCATATATAAATGATGGTTTTGTCTGTTTCATGACGGTATCTACACAAACAATTTCTATAGTTGGTGTTTCGGATATATTTTCACCAGATATTACTATGTTCTGATTCCATTCGTTATTTTCAAGACCCGTGTGAATATAAAGAAGTTTTCCATCAAAGTCTATATAATTCTTTATCTTCAACTTAAATGTCTGTCCTTCTTTCCACGAAATTCGACTATCATCAATATAAATGTTCAAGTTATTTGTACATGTGTCACCATCCACATAAAGAACAGCGAGGTTTGGACCCTCTTCCAAAATAGTATATGCACAAGGTATTTCGTTTAAATCTTGTCTGTGTATCGATAGTGGTGTATCTTCTGTAATCTCACTTCCATCAATCTCAATTCCATCCTCTACGATATTAACATTGAGAAAATTATTTATAGAATATGATGAAAGTGTGGAATCTATCGTTATCTTACCATCTGTTGACCTGTTCACCCTGATACCATATCCACTTGGTAGGATTGTTGATGTGTTGTCTTGTGATGACAAAAAGTTATCAACCTTTTGATTGACTTCTCCGATAAGGTCTGTCAGTGCATATTGGTCGGCGATTCCGGAACCATCTATTCTTGTTTCTAGAAGATTCAACCTGTCGGTTACAGATGTTACAGAATCCATACCATATAGAAGTGTTTCAAGTTCATGTACTCTTTTTTGAAGACTTGAAATCTCGGACTGCTGTCTATTGAAAATATCTATTGTTTTTTGTAACTTTACCATATCGTCCATATATTCTTGAAATGTATCTAACAAATCTTGGTTGTTGTTCTCATAGGAACTTGTCATATTACTTGTTGGATATGCATCTATCTTAATATCAACTTTTAAAGCAAACGAATTACCATTTGACAGATTTGTTGTCTTATGTTTTGGATAACATTGTATATGATTTCTAGTATTGTCAACGTCACCATCAGAGGAAACTTCCTCAAGAAATAATACCCCATATAAGTTTGTAACGGTTTCACCGGTTGCATTGTCTGTGAAATCGTAATAGATGAGAACACAGTTAAATTCAAAATTGTCAGGTGACAATTCATTCATTGTCATAATATCAGAATATCCGACAATATCATTCATATAGAATGAATCCCTGAAATCAATCATATATCCGTTGTCACTCGTATATGTGTTGTTCAAGGCTTCTGAATTTCCTTCATCGGTTGAAGTGTCAAAATCGTATATTGCACGTGGACTCAAATCATAGGGTGTTATTTTCCCATCTTTGTCTTTGTCCCAACCAATGATAAATTCACTGTTTTCACCATTAAGTGTATAGTTACCACCATTATAGTTACCATCGTTTGCTGTGGTGAATCTTACTTCATAACTTGCACCAACTGTACTAGGAATATGGAGATATAATTCACTGTATGCATCTCCATTTATTTCTACCGAATTGATTATGTCTATGTTTCCGATATATTTAACGGTTCTGTTTCTTACATAGTCAGCATGGTGTTCAACATTAATAGGGTCGTAAGAATATTTTCCACATTTTTCGTAGTATAGATTGGTTTCCCTGTTTGCATACTTAAACTCTATACCACCAATTTTTTGTAACCAATTAAAGAATATTCTTTCAGAAGTCGTCCTTAAAATTGTATTATCGTAGTCATCATCGTCACCTTCTCCGTTAAGTATGGCAGTTTCAAAATTCATTATATAATTCTGAAAATGTTCTGCCAACAATGTATTCATGTCATTGTTATAATCAATGTCAGGAAAAGAATCAACCAAATCTACAAATTTATCGTCTCCAACATAGTTTGTAGGTTTGATGTCTGGGAAATCAAGACAAGCAAAATGACTGAACTTAAAAGTGTAACTATCGTTTGTAAAAACTCTTGCCAAATCTTTCTGTGCAGATGGAAATGTGTAAAGTGTTCCACCCTCAGTCCTTGGGGCACTCAATAATGGTGTAACCATATTTTTCTTATATATATTTGAATTATATTTTATTTATGTAGAAATAAAAAAGAGGAGTTTCAAAAACTCCTCTTTTTCTTCATTTATTGTTTATTCCCAAAGAATTGTGAGAATGGATTTTGTCCTGTGTCTGCACCAGACTTTGTATATAGTTCGTTACCAGCTTCCATCAATGCTTTCGATAGAAGTTCCATACATGCTTTACAAGAATCAACATCCTTCTCTTCGTAGGCGTTTTTCAAAGCATCGACACTATGTTCAATCTCGGTTTTCTTTTCCTCTGAAATCTTGTCACCACTTTCTTTGATGAAAGCATTGGCACGGAATATCATTGAGTCAGCACTGTTCAATATATTGACTCTTTCTGCTTCCTTTTTATCTGCTTCTGCATTAGCCTCGGCCTCTGCCTTCATACGATTGATTTCGTCTTCACTTAATCCTGAGCTTCCCTCGATACGGATGTTCTGTTGTTTTCCTGTTGCTTTATCGACAGCCGACACTGTAAGGATACCATTGGCATCAATGTCAAACTTGACTTCGATTTGTGGTACTCCACGGGGTGCCGGCATAATTCCGTCGAGATGGAAACGACCAAGTAGTTTATTATCTTTTGCCATAGGTCTTTCACCTTGTAAAACAACAATTTCAACAGATGTCTGCATATCGGCGGCCGTGGTGAAAATTTCTGACTTGGTTGTTGGGATTGTTGTATTTGCCTCAATCAACTTTGTCATCATGTCACCTTCTGTTAATATACCTAATGACAATGGAGTTACATCAAGTAGAAGAATGTCACCAACACCCTTTTCACCGTTTAGGATTGCACCTTGAATTGCAGCACCACAAGCGACTGCCTCATCAGGATTCACCGAATGGTTAGGTGCTTTACCAAAGAAATTTTCAACAGCCTTTTGAATGGCGGGAATACGAGTAGAACCACCAACAAGAATAATCTCATCAATCTCTTCTTTGTTGATGTTTGCTTTCTTAATTGCAGACTCACAAGGAATAAGTGTTCTGTTTATAATACCATCTATAAGACTTTCAAACTTTGCACGAGTAAGTGTTGATGTGAAGTGTTGTGGCCCATTTTCAGTTACTGTGATATACGGGAGATTTATTTCTGTGGATAGACTCGATGAAAGTTCTATTTTAGCCTTTTCAGCAGCCTCCTTTAATCTCTGCATAGCCATAGAATCTTTTGACAAATCAATTCCACTTTGTTTCTTGAACTCATCTACCATCCAGTCAATAAGTGTGTAGTCAACATCATCACCACCAAGATGAGTATCACCATCTGTTGAAAGTACCTCGAAGATACCATCACCAAGTTCAAGAATTGAAATGTCAAATGTCCCTCCTCCGAAGTCGTAAACTGCTATTTTTCTGTCAGTTGCATTTTTATCCAATCCATAAGCAAGTGCTGCTGCTGTAGGTTCATTGATAATTCTTCTGACATTCAAACCAGCAATTTCACCAGCTTCCTTTGTAGCCTGACGTTGACTATCGTTAAAATAAGCAGGTACTGTAATAACAGCATCGGTGATTGTTTCTCCACAATAATCCTCTGCTGTTTTTTTCATCTTTTGAAGGATGAGTGCAGATATTTCTTGTGGTGTGTAAAGTTTCCCATCAATTGAAACTTTTGGCATATTGTTATCTGACTTAACAACATCATATGAGACTTTTTCAATCTCGTTTGTTACATCAGAATACGATTCACCCATAAATCTTTTAATAGAATGAACCGTTCTTTTTGGGTTTGTAATTGCTTGGCGTTTTGCACTGTCTCCGACTTTTTTCTCACTGTCGGTAAATCCTACAATAGATGGGGTTGTTCTGTTTCCTTCAGAATTTGTAATCACTGTGGGAACATTACCCTCAACAACGGCAACACATGAGTTTGTTGTACCTAAATCAATTCCTATTACTTTCATAATTTAAAAAACTATTTTATAATTAAACTAATCTAAATATAACAAAAAAAAAAGACAAACATCTTCGTCTGTCTTTTTTTTAATTATACTTCACCTTTTTTGAAAGAATCGTTTGCTTTTTTAGTGAATTTGTTCTTTCTCGAACCTTTTCTGAAATCGGCAGACCTCCTTATGAGTTCTTTTTCTGGAATTTTTTCTCCAGACTTGAAAGTCTTATCCTTATCTTCGTGATGGTCTTTTTCTCCATCTTCATGCTCATGTTCAATATGCTTTTCTTTCTTTATTGGTTCTTCGGTCTCGTGTTCTTTATGCTTCTCTTTTTCTTCCTCGTCTTTCTTCTCTTCTTTTTCTCTATCCTCTTTCTCCCTTTCTTTAATACGAACTGCCTTTTTCTCCTCTTCTTTTTTCTTTCTTTCCATCTCTTCTTTTTTTCTTAAAAGTTCGTCGATGGTGTCATCTGTTATTTCAACCAATTTTTTAATTTTTATGAACTTAAAAGACCTAAAACTTCTCCATTCCATTTTTTCCAAATCGTAATAGACCATTTGATATTCCGGTTTAGGAGCACCGGTTCCTTTTATCGGTGGAAGAAAATCTGGATGGAGTGTTCCGACAGCGGTTCTTATCGAGCCGTCTCGTTTTTGAAATTTGAACGTTACTATGTTATGACGGAGTAAATTTCTCATTTTTTCTCTATCTTTTTTAATGAGACTTCCTTTAATAGATTCGTTCAAAACATATTCTAAATAATTAAAAATCATTTCTTTTTATCTTTTTTATTTTCAGAATCCGATACAGTCCGTATCATTCTCATCAAATCCTTCTGACTATTTGACTTATAACCGGATGATACTTCTGTTGCAGTAGTGTCTTCTATGCTCATACTATCTTTTTCCAAAGCAATCTTACGATAGTCCTCTTCGGCTGTGGCAACATAATTCGTTTGTGTTTTAACGAGGTCGATAAATGTTCTTTGCAGATTTCCAAGTGCATCGAATAGTTTTGGGTTTATATCACCCATCTCAATATTTTCCATAAGCAGTGATATTGCTCGCTCACTAACCTCCATCTGGTTCATAATCTTACCAAGTGTCATTGAGTCGAGATTCACTTTCGCCTGTACATATTCTGATTTGGTGATAAAACCATCTGAAAGATAAAGTCTTAAAAGACTTTTCATCACATTCTCTGCTTTCTCCTTTGCCTTTAAGATTGACTTGTTTTCATTTTCTTTGACCGGAGATGGAGCCCTTTTGAATGTAAGTGTTGTTGCATCGACATCAGCATTTATATCGATGTCATTTTCAGTTAAAAGGTCTGCAATACTGTTTCTATATGGGTTTTCTTCTTTAATGTCTTTTTTGCTCATAACTTAATTAAATGTAAATATAAAAGGTTTCATCATCTACTGAAACTTCATATTCTTCACCAGTTTCAGTAGAAAGTTCTTTTTCTGGTCCATCTACATCGACACATAATTCTGCTAATTTTCTAAGGTCATAATAATAATGATACAATATACCACTGGAATTAAAAATTTCATCATCAACCGTATAATCTTCACTCATTTTTTCACCAAACTCATCGCTGTAGTCATCGTCGTCGAATAATGGGGAATTATAGTCTAGTTCAAAATATTCTTCAGTCTTTTCCACCAATCCATATTTTATCAATGCCTCAGATTGTTCTTCTGTGTCATAATCATCGACAATACTTACAGCTTCTTTCTCAGATATATTTTTATCGTCAATAATCGCTTGTATCAAATCTTCCCTATACTCATCAAAATCAAAATTTTGTTTTTCAAGGTCACATTTAAAATAATCTGTTGTATCTTCTATAATACCTTGTTCTATCAGTTCGTCATAAAATCTGTTACCATGTTCACCTTTTTCTCTCTTTATATTATCTATATAATCATCACTATAATATTCTTTTTGTGCTTCTTTAATTTCATCTTCGTCAATCCATTCTGTCCCATATACACTAGTATAATGTTGGACCATACGTTCAGACATTGAATCAGAGAATTCACCGTCTAAGTAATCATATGTCCTTTCCACTGCATCTGAAATAGCATTATCTCTGTCGTCATAAACATAAAAACTATAACCATTATTTTCAATTTCGTAAAATTTTTCTTTTGGTGTTTCTTTGACAAAAATTTCTTCATCTTTATCAAAATATTCTGAATCACCAAGTTCATACATTACTTTTACCATTAGAAAATCATCAGTGGTTAAATCGTAGTCACTAGATGCAAATGGTTTAAATCCTTTAGAAATGATTTTTCCTTTCACACTATGTAAGTCTGATTCCGTTATATAGTGGAAATTATACAAACCATCTTTCATAGAAAGACATATAAAAACTGGTTCAGTAAAGAAATCAAATTTCTTTTTTATAAAGTATTTATCACCATTATCGTCTATTGTGGTGATATTCGTTAAAAAGTCAAAATCTTTAAATTTCAATATATATTTTTTTTCATCTATTTCGAAAATTCTTCCCTCATCGTCTCTCACTCTTTCTTCAAAATATTCTTCTGTTAAAGTTTTCAATATACCCATTGTATAAAATTATATATATATTTTATTTATGTGAAAAGGTTCGTTTCACATATAGTGTAACGAACCTTTTTTAAAGTTGAACGTGTTCCAAAAAATCTTGTTTGCTTACTTGAATATCCTTTAAATCTGGATGGATTGTTTCATATAGCATTATTTGTCTTTTGAGTGAATCTATGTGTTTTTTAACAGATTCTTCAATTTCAAGTGTGGGATGTACTTTTTCCATTAAATTGGATATAATTTTATAAAATTCATCTTCTTTTATGAGTTTATATCCAAAAATACTAAAATTTTTTTTTAACATAACTACCAATTTTTTACAATATCACCAAAATTCATTCTTTCATATTTTTAAGTTATTCTCTAACATCATCATTTTAACACAATTTATTGTCATTATAAATGTGTTTTAATTTTTTTAATCAAATCTTCCATACTATATGCACCTACTATTCTTTCAACGATATTCCCATTTTTGAAAATGAGTGTCGTAGGTATGTTTCTGATACGTAATTCTGTAGTCAAGTCTTCTATTTCTTCGACATCTGCTTCACAGATTGTGACACCTTCGATGTTCTTCTCCAAGGATTCAATCACATTGTGCATCGTCTTGCATGGACCACACCATTCTGCACCAAACTTAATCAACACGACATCATTATTGTGAATAATGTCATTAAACTCATCTTTTGTTCTAATTTCAATCATAATTTATTTTTTTGTTTGATAGTATTTTGTAATGTCTTTCCATTTATCCTCACCGACGTGCTTAAACATCTTCTGATTTGTTGTCGGTGAATTAAGGGGACCCAAGTCTTTTATATATGGTCCGGTCTTAATATAGTCAAACTCTTGCAACTCATTCAACGGCAAGTTTTCGTTTCCGGAAAACAAGGCGACTTTCATTCCCTCATATTTTTCTTTTATATACTTTGCATATTTTTTCATCTCAATCCAACTGGAGGAACTTCCGTGACCCATGAAACAAATGCAAGAAATGCCTTTATTTTTACTCAAAAGTTTGTCGATGGACACTTCATCCAATTCATCACCAATATCGTCCCACAAGTGCTTGGAATGACATTCTGGGCAGTGAAAAGAACAGTTGGATATATTGACACATAAGGTTATCTCATCAGGTATTTCTTCAAACACCACTTGTGTATCTACGTATTTCATATTAAAAATATAACAAAAAAGGGAAAGAAATTTCTTTCCCTTTTTTTTATTTATTCTATACTTTTATTATAATATCTCATACTTTCCTCAACCTGTCTTGGTTCGGCAAAACTTTTGACACGTTTCAGATAACCGATGATTCTTGTGAGTTTATCAATATCAGTGCTTCCACAGTGTGGACATTTGTCGAGGTCGTGTTTAGAAATATATCCACACTTGTTGCAAGCCGTATTTCTTACATTGTAAGTGAAGTAGTTGCATCCAACGGAAGCAGCATATTTCAACAACTTACGGTTCTGCTCTTTCGAAAGGTGTTCGGCGAGATTGATATGACAAGCGGAACCACCGTCGAGGTACTGAACATAATCCTTTCCGTGAAGTCTCATCTTTTCTAGAACACTCAACGACTCATCTTCCGGATTGAAGAAATATGATGAGTACATAATGTGCTTTTCACTCACAAAGTAACCGTCTTTCTTATCCCAATTGTAGTTCTTGTTTGAAAGATTCTCACCGGGAACAAACTCAGTGTTGAACATACAGTCACGAGTCTTGTCTTTCTTGTTTGCAATATTGATTGTCTCGAGAATTATATTCACAAATTCCCCGTATTCATCATTGTCTGTACATTCAATTCCAAGGAACTCGGCAGCATCTGTCAAACCATTTACACCGACGGTGAGATATTGCTTTCTCATGTTGATGAAACCGGCACGATAAACATCGAGCATATTTGCTTCATAGAAGTCTTTGATGATTGAGTTGAAAGCGGTCTGATACTTATGGACATTCTCTGTACACTCTGTGATATTTTCCTTAATTTTTTCAATGATACGGTCTCTCAAATCCTTATTTTGTTTATTTAAAAAGAATTGATTACCAAGTTCAAACTTATCACCATTCTCTTCAAAAAATTCAATTATTGAGTTTTGAATAATTCTATTTAAATTAATAGTCATAACTGATTTAGAACCAGTTGCAACCGAAGCAGTACCCATAGAGAATTGGTGTGTATTGTGATTGTGTTCATCATCTTCATTGTCTTTCAATGAGTTTCGAAGTCGGCAACAGCTTGACAATGAATCTGGTGAGTCAGAAAGATATGTGAAAAATGAATGACCATCTGCATACATTTCTGCTGTGAAGTCTGCATATTCCTCATCGACCAAATCATTTCCATCTGTGAGGCAAGCCATTGTCTCGACTGGGAATGTGAGAACATATTTTGTTCTTTCTTGATTAAACCATTTCATAAATTTCTTCTGTAACCAAGAAAGGGTTTCCCATTTTGGTGCAGTTCCGTCTGGGAATCTGAAGTCACCGAACACACCTTCAAAATATCCTTTGTCAAAATATCCGACGTTCCAAAAAACAGTCTGGTACCCACGGTTACCAGCGGGCATATTCATCGAATGAACGACTTGTTGGAAACCATTTTCAATTACTTGTTCAAGTGTTCTGCCTTTTTTATTAAGTTCTACTTTCGTATCAAGTAAGTTAAGGTAGTCATCACCATAGTCTTTTCTTACGAAATAGTCAAAATACATTAAAAATTCTGGGGTGGCTACAGCACCAGCGAACTGACTCGATACAGAATAAACGAGATTGATAAATTCACCACAGAATGATTTCAAGTCTGTTGGTGCTGTCGATTGTCCACCGAGTCCGGTCAATCCGTCTACTAGGAAAGGATACATTGTAATGGCGACACAATTGTGAACAAGAATATTGTTGCATGAGAATGTTCTTGTGTCTGTTGTTATATCGTATATAAAATCATTCAATCCCAAGAATGAATCTTCGTCGTTTATCTTTTCTACGGATGTTATTGTTGTCTCACCACTTTTCTTGTATTTCAAAGATGTTTCGGAAATCCTTACGTTTTTGAGTTTTTCACACAATTCTAATTTTACAGAATCGTTTCTTACAGATGCATTAACACCCCATAAAGTATATCTTGTTTTATACGAACCATTGTTTCCGAAAGGAAGTCTTTGTATGGTGTTTCCGACACCGTATCCGAAATGTCTGAGTAAAGAAGTTGTCTGTACTATTGCCGACCTTGATGAAAGTCTTATTGATAGTTGACAATCGTTTATAGTACCATCCGAATCAATTAGACCGGAAACAACACCTTTTGCAAAATTTTCATTGAGTTCAAATATATTTGCTGGAAGAGTCTTGTTTTCAGATTTATCTTGTATCATAAAATATTCGTCTAGAATCCACCAAACAATATCGTTAGAAATTGTCAATGTATAACAATTTGTCTTATCTCTTTTATATCTTATAATTCCAGCAACTCCTAGAGATTCAAAAAGTATGTCGTTTAATTTTTCCAATGTTTCACGGTTCTTTTGTGTAATTACTATTGAACCATTGTTTTTTGAATTGTTGAAATTTCCGTCACCAACAAAGAAACCGACAAAATAACCGAACTTTTCATCAAGGTTCAAATACCTTTTGAAAACATTATGTGAATATGTCATGCAATATTTTTCCGTAAAATGTTCGATATTAAGACATACGGAAAGGTCTAAAACGGATGCTCCATCAAAAACTATAGATTCGTCTGTCTTGAATTGTGCCATTCCTTCGGAGTGTATGGCCTCAACAGTATCGTTAACATCATCTTTATTAACAATCATAGGATGGTTGTCAGTAACAACAACATCCTCTCCGAAAGCGGTTTTTACTCTAACGAGGTCTCTTTTTCTCTCCTTTTTGGTGATGACACTTACTTTTGTAAATACATTTCCTTTGTCTTTAACGTATAAATTTTCCGGTCTTTTTTGGTATACGTTATCGATTTCGTTAACAAGAACGCTTTCTTCTTCTACTATATTCCATAAAAGGTCAAATGGAACAAATAGATGTCTTTCACCATATTTCACCTCAACAACTTCTTTTGATGAATACGTATAAGGCATTCCTGGAATTGCCGTCTCGTCATGTTTATAAATTCTATGAGTTTCAAGGTCATAGATGTATCTATCAGCAAGTTTCTTACTGTACATCATCTTGATACGGTCATAAAGGAGGTATCTGTTCTCTTTGATGTTTTCTTCTTTATAGAGTTCTGTACCCATCGTGACAACGTTTTTGTTTGACACGTTGGCGTTAGCATCAAATTTAGAACCGGTTGCAGCGTTACTCGCTTCAATATAATTCTTGATGAAGTCGGATTTTTTCTTTTTGAAATTAATGTCACTGTTGATAGTGTCGTATTTCTTCATATACTCACGAGCGACTTTCTTATTAACACTCATCAATGCATTTTCAACAAGTCTTCTAATTTCTGAACTTGTCATATTTTCATATACAAACAAATTGTCGGCAATGTTTTTTATCAAACTTTCATCGACTTCCTCACCAATCGACTCATATGCACAAGTTATACCATGTATAATCTTGTCTTTGCTGTACTCTTCAAGAGACCCATCCGTTTTTCTTATATTCATACTGTGTTATTTTATTTTATTTTTTTAATTCTTGAATATTATTTATAAATTCAGAAACTTCTTTTTCAGAATGCAAACATATTGTATAACAGTTGAAATCTTCAAAGTCTATTTCGTCTGCACTTATTCTTCTTTCAACTGTGTCATCAATATTTCCGCCATTATATCTATTTGATAATCTTTTAATTCTGATTTCTTTTGGAATATCTAGATATATTATTTTACAGAAATCCAATAAGTTCGGATAATTATATTTTAATTCATTTATGTTAGACACACTAACTACGGCGACATCACATTCCTCAAAGTCTTTTTTTACAAAACCATACCACCACGTTTTGAAATTTTTAACAGATAAAAATTTCATTTCAAGTATCATTTTTCCCATAAGTTTTTGTGATATGAAATGGTACTCAGTTCCGTTTTCTGTAGGTCTCATAGGTCTTGTGGTATATTGTATAAGTGGTTTGTATCCTTTTTCAACAAACCTGTCCTGCAACCAGTCTTTTCCTGAGCCTCCTGGTCCAACAATAAGATATTTATACCTCTTTTCTGCCATGTTTAAAATTGTATATTTTTTTCAGAAAATCGTCTGATATACTTTCGTCTATTTCTTTGATTTTTTTTATAAAATCATCTTCTTCTGTATTTTGCATGTCTATGTCAATAAAATCCCCATCAGAAAGAAATAGTCTTATATTGTTATTTATATCAAACTTTATTCCTTTTATTTTACCGTTTGTACTCTTTAATATAAACATAATATTATAAAAATAACAAAAGTCTCACAAAATTAATTGTGAGACTTCTTTTAAAATGAAAACAAAAAAAAATTAAAGACCGAATATTTTTACAACCAACCAAAGTAGTCCTACGAACAAACCAGCTTCGAGCAAAAAGGCGAGCACTCCTCCAAAAAGAGCAAACGGAAGAGTCAATATATCCCAAACCCAAGCAAGGATGTCAAGTAGGACTGGACCGAAAAACTTTATCACAATGATAAGTAATACTATAGATATGATGATTGTTGTTATCATAGTTCTACTTCGACTAATTCTTTTGATGATATTATTTCTATAAATCTATTTTTCAAAAACGACCGAAATTCTTTTTTGTCGATGTCGAAATACGAAATGTTGTTTTCGTTTGTTTTACGAGGTTTGTGACTGAAGATATATTCTCCATTTTCCTCACCTATCAAATTTATTTTGTTTGCAGACAAATATTCTTCAATACTCGAGTACTTCATTGCAACTATTGTATCTACTGCTTGTTTTTCAATTCTAAATTCAGATGGTTCTTTTTCATCACCATCATCACCTTTAAAATGAGAGATTATTTTTTTATTCAAAGTTCCGTTTGCAACTCTCTCTTCTCCGTCACTTTTAGTGTATTTGAATGTGACTATACCGTCTTTTAGTAATTCTATAAGTTTTTTAAAATCTTGCATAATTCATTTTTTTAAAAAGATACTATTTTTTATCAAATAAAGAAAGAATACACATAAATAAAATAATAAAAGTAATAAAATAAAAAAAGATATGTATATAAAAAATTTTGAAAGTTATATACTCAATGAGGGTATTGAAGATGCTGGTGCAAATGCAATAAACAAAGCATTTATGAGCAGGCCCCCAATTGATATGGGAAATGGGGAACTCGTAAAACGTGAAGAAATAGTAAAAACTGTTAGAAATGCTATAGCGTTTTTATCATTCAGCTGGGGTTCTTTTTTTAAATTTGTGAAAAATTTCACTATTGTTTATATACTAGATTGTTCCGATTGTCAAACGATGGCAGTTGATGATAAAATGAATATATATATTGATGCAAGATTTATCTGGATAGATTTGAAACACGACCCAAACCTTGTGGGTGCAGTACTTATGCATGAAATATTCCATGTTGTATATAACCATATAGAAAGAGGTCAAAGATGGCTTGTTTCACAAAATAAACAGTTGACCCCCGAAACAAACCACGATAATAACCTTGCAGCAGATGTTGAGGTTAATGTATCTTTGGTTAGAAAAGGTATAATTAAAAAAGATACATTAAAGAATGAAATACGTGGATTATATTTGGATAAATTAGAGAATAATGTCCCTCCAATGGAAACTATTCTTGAAGATGAAAAATTGATGAATGAACTCAGAAAGATGCATCCGTTTAAAAATAATACACAAGAGAAAAAGAATAATAAAGAAAAAATCACAACAACAAGTGAATTTGATGATGCTTATGTAGAAATGAAAAATAAGATAACAGACCTTGTTAACAAATATGGTCCAGAGAAAGCAATTGAAAAACTTAGGGAAATCGGTGCAGTGGAAGGAATCAATCCTAAACCATCAGAAGATTTTAATCCGGATGATGTTTTTGCTCTCAATTTTCTCACGATAAAATCATTTGATGAGTTCATTAACGAATCAAATAGTAATGGGTATTCTACAAAAATGGATGGATACAGGGCAGCAATAGAAAAAGCAATGCAAGAAATAATGTCTGCAATAAATGATGGTGGTATATCAAATGATGAAAAAAATAATAACAATTCTCCAAGCATTAAATCGAATATTGACCAAAGTAAATTGAAACCGATGAATCTTCCAAAAAAAGAAAACTCAAAAGATAATAATTCTAAATCTGATTCTGGTTTTGGTCTTCCAAGTAATGTAAATCAAGATTCGAGTGATGAACAAGATTCAAAAAATAAAGATTCACAAAAAAGACAAGATGGTCAAGATTCACAAAATGGACAAGGTGGAAATAAAGGTGATTCTGGAGACAATGTTTTTTCAAATACGAAAAAAACAGATGGAAATGTTGATATATCATATGGTGAAGAGAAAGACGGTATAGGAAAAACTGGTACTTTTATTGATTCTGAAAAATCGGATAAATTGAGTGATTCACTTAGAAAGACATATGGTGAAAATTTAGATGAAGTTTTAAAAGAACTTAAAAAGAACTCGATAATTAATACAAGAGAAAAAGTGGAAAAAGCTAGAAAAGATTTATATAATTCACTTGGAAGTAATGATGTTATAAAACAAATTTGGGACGAAGCAAAAAAGAGTGAGAGTAAGTTTAAAGCGATGTGGAAAAAGGTATTGAAAAGATTTTTATCAAGGGCCACTAGAAATGCCGGTAGAGATGTTAAGAATATGAATGATACTAGATGGTTTGAAAGAAGACATATGACTATAAAAACAATGGCTTCATACCATCCAACTATTGCAAACGATGTTCAGGACATAAATGTCTATATCGATGTATCTGGTTCTGTAAAGGATGCCGAATTACTTTTACAACTTTTTGCTCAATCATTGGTTACATTCTTAAAAGAATACAATTACTCTGGAATAAATATCATTCCTTGGGCAAGTGAGTCAACTGGAATACATAGAGTGGAATCAATAAAATCTGGAAGTTCAAAGAAAGCTACAGATGAGATATTAAAACACATAAACGATGGTATTGGTCAATGTGGAGGTGGTACAGATTTAAATGTATGTATTGATGAAATTGTGGAAACAACATTTCAATATAAAAAAAGAAAACAAAAAGATGATGTGCATATTATTATATCCGACGGACAGACCTTTGGAGAAGAGAATGGTGTTGAAAATAAAATTATGAAAAAGGTAATGAAAGAGGATGGTAATACAGTATCATCAGAAAAATTAGCAGAAAAAGTTGTTAAAAATTGTATCTGGATGATTTATGACAATGATTCAACTTCTTGGGATAATGCTATACAAAATGGTGAACTAGTGAAGATTTCTAGTAAAAATGTTATACCAGATTAAAAACATAAATAATATATAATAAAAATATAATATGAATAAATTAAATAATTTATTAACACGAGAAGAATATATTAAAAGTGTCAATGAAGGAAAAATAGGTAACTTTTTGAGAAAAGGTGTTAACAAAATTAAAGAGATTTTTTCTTTATTTGCAAAGAAAATTAAAAATTTAATTGTTTTGTTTGATACAAACGGAAATATTCTTCCAGTTATGACACCACAAGCAATTGGAGACCATTTTGCAAGTGGAAATGGTGATATAGAATTTTGTGGTACGGTAGATATGAATAAAGAAATACAAGCACTTGGTGGTAAAGGTTGTGAAACTAAACCGAAGCCTGTGGTAGAAAAAGATGACGATTCTCCTAATGGTGTATTTGCTTATTATGATTGGACTGAAAAGGATTATCCAAACTCGACTCTTTATAGAAATCTACAATCTCTTCGACAAAAACTTGAAGAATCGAGAAGCACATTTTTGTCAAAAGAAGATTTGTTGAATGAGAGAATGGACACAAAAGATAGAGCACCATATTTGAGAAAAAATATTGAGGGCATGAAGAATAAGGTAACATCAATGAATGTAGAGAAATTTAAAAAAGCACTCAATGAAAGAATTAAAAAATATTGTTCAGATGAACAATATGAAGATGATGATGATGAATTTTTCAAAAATGCTGGTGATACTAGACCAAACAACTTTATTGTTTTTGGTGCTCCAGGTATAGGTAAATCAACAATTCCACTGTCTGTTGTCGAAGAATATAATGAGGGTAAATCAACCAAAGATAGAATTTCTTTGATTAAAGTCAACTGTGCAAACGTAAAACCTGGTGACCTTCTTATGCCTAACTTCCCAACACCAAAAGATATTTTGGATTATCTCGACACAAATGAAACTGAGTTTGAAAATTTATCTTTTTTGGATAAATATAGTGAAGAGGAAAAAAAAGAATTGAAAAAGAAACTTGAAAAATCCGGTCAATTCACTGCAAGTAATGCTCCAGCACCTTGGGTGCCTTGTTATAAATACACAAATGATGAAAGATTGAATGACATATTGGATGAAGCCGCCAATGGTGGAAGATTGTCCACAGGAAAGAAAATTTGGAGAATAAATAGTGTTAACGGAAAAAGAAAAAAAGTTGATGAGATATATCAAACCGGTTCTGGTGGTATAATTCTTCTTGATGAGTACCTTAGAGCACCAAAAGAAGTCTTCGATGAATTACTTAACTTTCTATTGGATAGAGAGGTTTCTGGTTGGAGACTTGGTTCAAAATGGTTTATTGTAGCTTGTTCAAATAGACCTGTAGATGATGGTATAGTTGATGAAGTGTGGGGTTCATGGTATGGTGCTCAACAAGACCGTTTTGCTGAATTTTGGCATCTTGACCCAAACCCAGAACAGTGGAAAAATTGGGCTCTTAAAAAAGGTTTTGATGAAACACTTTTAAGATTCATCTTTGAAGAATCATCAAAAACTTCCGATGGTGAATACCCTAGATGGCATAGTGTTATTCAAGGAACGGCAGCAAAAGATGATGATAATAAACAAATAACACCACGTAACTGGATGGCAATCCATAATAAATTTGTTGAATTTTGGAAAGAACATAGACATGAAGAAAGATTTAAAGACGGATACTCTATTTCAAATATGGATTTTGATGAAATAGAAGAACTTCTCGAAGGTGTAACTGACGAATCGTTCAGGTCTGAGATAATCAACTGGCTTAAAGACCATTGTGGTGCATTGAGTCTTGATAAAATTTTGGAAGACCCAATAAACACAATCATGCCTATAAGCAGTAGAACCAATGAGGCAACAATTTTGACAACTCTCACCGATGACATTAAATTCAGACACAGTAAGAAAGCTTTCACAGATGAAGAATTTTCAAACGTGATGATTTGGCTTGGAAAGAACTATGCTAAACACTTCAATATTGTTGCAACTAGTTTTGCAAACCACTTCAAATATATGTTTGATGGAAAGATTGGTTTCTGGGATTTCCATAAATCAGGACTTCTCTTTATGGCTGCTTTCCCAGAACCAGACTATATGGAAGTTGTTAATTATCCTGGTCTTAAAGAAGCACTTTCTGACGAGAATCATGCAAAAGGATACACTGATTTCTTTATCGACAAGAATGATGAAAATTCCTTACTAGATACTGTGAAGGATTTTGCAAAACAATACTTCCCATGGAATATCAAGAATGATGAACTTCTTTCAATCTATGAGGTTGGTATATTACCAGATGATGAAGATAAATCCAAAGAAAAAGAAGAGACTGAATAGTAATATAAAAATCAAAAAAAGGAGATGATTAAAATCATCTCCTTTTTTTTATATCATAACTATATCAAGTTCATCATTAGAAAAACACTCATCAATCAATTCTTGGTTCAATAATCCATTTTTTTGTAAATCGTTAAGGTCTTTCACCTTTCCTTTAATATTTGCTCTCTTTATATACAATTCCCACAAAAACACACTCTTGTGTTTTTTTAATTTTTTTATACTCTCTTCTTTTCCGGCAATATCCTTATCGAACAAATACCTTACGTTTTCTGTATCATCAAAGAAATCGTTCATTTTCTTTGCACCTTGTAGGGCGACACAGTTATCTATTGCAAGACTGTCAATCGGACCCTCTACAACAGTTATGGTCTGATTCATATTGATGTTCATAATGTTGAATATACCAGAAATTTTTTCAATGTTGGCGACAACATTCTCAATACCATCCTCTTCTTCTATATATTTGTTTCCTAATTCCTTTCGGTTGAACAATTTTTCTATTATGTTCGCTGATGTCACACCGAATACATCTTTATACATCCACGTCACGTTCCTTGTAAGGTATCTTGGCTTGGTAGAACCGTTATCCAACTGTCTTATTTGATAACCTATAATACGGTCATTCGGTGTTATATTAAGAATATATAACTCTTCAGACTCCGGTTTGTAAGCGAAGTATTTCCATTTTGTTATATCAATCTTTCGATTTTGAAGATATTGCTTACATTCCTCATTCTTATATGGAGATACGAGTTGTAATTTCGAAAAGAAAATCTTTTTCGGAATGGCAAGTTCCTCAACAACGGAATATACGAGAGAAGATTGTGTTGTGGAATGTCTTCGTTCAAAATGTTTTGCATTTTGTTGAATCTCTCTGACTGCCAAAGTCTCATCCATAGAAAGTGATTCGTTGAAGTCAGAAAGAAATTTTCTTACACCGACATGTTCACCACAGTTAAAACAATGAAAATGAAGTCCGTTCAAATATAAGTTACCACGTTTTTTTCTTACGTTAGTCCTTGAATCTGAACAATATGGGCAAGAGAAGTTAAATCTGTCATGAAATACATCTATCTTTCTTTTTATGTAACTATCACCCGAAAATTTTTTATCAAGTATTTTTTGTATCTTGCTCTTTATGCTATTGAGTAACTCATCGTTATTCATATGCTATCACTAATGTCTTGCACACTGAAACTACCATATTTTTTGTGTAATTCATCCATAAATAATTCTTCTTCTTTCTTTATCTCTTTGAGTCTCGTCTGTGCATCTTCAGTTTTTATCTTTATTTCTTCTGCTTGTTTCTTTAAAGATTCAACCTCAACATTTATAGAATGATATCTATCTATAAATAGATTAATTTCAAATATTTCTTCTTTTGTAAAGTTAATCTTCATCTATTCTTCAATTTTTGCAAATATAAACGATTCTTTAATACACTCATAAATAACACCGTTTAGTTTTACTGGTGTTGACCTGCCTATCGGTTTGATAATAATGTCACCTGGTTTCAATTTACTGTTTTCTCCAACTTTCAATACTCTTGAAAACCGATTGTACTTATCATCTGGGATATAAATCCCAGATGTCGTTTGTTCATTTACAACATCTTTGATGATGATGTAGTCGTTTTTTAACTCTATTGGTATTTCTAATTCTTTCTCCATATTCTTTTTTTATTTCAAATCATCAAACACACCTATCCAACCACATTTGTTACAAGATGATTTGTTTTTGTCTTTATAAGTAAAATTTTCAATTTTCTCTCTTAAATTTTCACCCTTTATTTCACGAATATATCCGGCACAAGTTGATGTGATGTTGTTTGAACCACAATTTGGGCAATGTTTATGTGTCCTATAATAGATGTCATACATAAGGTCTGAATAAATCTCTGCAATTTCATCATCACTTAATTTTTTCAATATCTCCTTTGTTTTGGCATCAACCATAACAGGAATGTATGGTGTATATATAACACCATTTGTACAATTTGTAATTTCTTTATCTTTTTCCATACAATAAAAATAACAAAAAATAAACAACATAAATATAGTAATAAAAATAAATGAAATTACAATATGGCTATTACTAAGAAAAGTGATGTAAAATTCAAATATGTGAATGTTATTCCAAGCACAGTAACTGCCGGAACTTTCTATTGGAAGTATGAAAATGGTGTCAACCAATTATATTTTGCACCCACTGAAAATGAAAGTGACCTACTACGACTTGATAATATTATATCTGGTGAAAGTGGTTCAATTATTGTTAGTGATAATATTGCACTTGTTTCTATATATGATGCACCATCATCTGACACAATTATAATTGGTAATACCGTGACAGCATGGAGTGACAGTGATTGGGAAAGTTATATAAGTGAAATAACAAATGAAGCTTTATATGGAAGTATTTCAAACAGACCATTTTCCGTTGGTAATGTTGTGATTTGTGGTCCAAGGGAATTTATTTGTAAACTATCTTCACCGGTTTATGGAACAATTACTGTTGATGGTGTTACTTATTATAAATCACGTGTAACTGGAGAACCTTGTATTGTTGATGGTGAATTGATTGAATCGAGTTCATCAATAATTCCTCCTGACGTTGAGGTTTTAAGATATAACCATCTTGTATGGGAATGTTTTGGTGAAAACCTTTCAAGAGACCTTGCTGAAAAAATTGCAGATTTCAATATGGAAATCAATGGAAGTATGACAATAAGAGTTGATGGAAACGATTCTGATGGAATTTACACACTTTCTGTTGTTTTGAAAGAAAATAATCCACTTTCGGTTACCACCAAACAGGGGTTGAAAGTAGTTGAAATAAGTAATGAAAACAATGATGACCCAACTGGAAAAGAAACTCTAATGTCTGCAAAACAGATTAAAGATACGTTGAACGATATTATCGAAGACAATCAATTGTGTTGGATTGAAGAAGTATAAAATAATTGAACTCAATAAGTATTAAAAAAAGAGAGAAGTTATTTCTCTCTTTTTTTAATTCTAAAATTTCAGTCCCTTTATCTCAAAAGGAAATCCTGCCATATCATATAGTTTCAATCTTTCACGAGCATGGTTCATCTCATAACATCCTTTATATAGATTGTCACACATATCATAGATATTTACAAAATCTTTTCCAATCGAGTCATTTTTTCTCAATCCACGACCAATACTTTGTAATACTGTACTCATCGATTTGTAACTACTCACAAAAAATATATTGAAAATATTATCTATGGATATACCAGTCGAACTTGTACCAAAGGATGCAACAAGGACAACATCGTTCTTTTTTTCCATCCGGTCTCTTATTTCAGCCCTTACTTTCTTATCAATATCACCGTCTATATAATATACCATTTTTACGGTGTTCTCTTTCAGCCACTTAAACATTTTCTTACCATAGTCTTTGTTTTTGAATAGAACCATTGTGTTCTTGTTGGTGGCAGATACAAGTTTCATAATCACATTGAATCTTTTTTCTGATTCGTTTACAAAATCGTTTTCAAGATTAAACATCTTAGCACCGTTTCCTGATTGAACACATTGTTTTTTGGCATTTTTAAATGCTTCCTTTTGTTGGTCTGTCGTATAGTCGAGTCTTATTTGGTGTATCTTGCATTTTGAGATGTAACCCTCGTCTTGAAGTTTTGCCGCCGAAATATCGACCACAACTGGTCCGAAGTTCTTTATGAGTGTGAGTCCGTCTGCATATTTGGTTGTAGGTATGGTACCAGATAGCCCGAACCGATAAGGACACTTCAGCATCTCTGCAATCTTGATTTGTGAAGCACTGGTTGCCGTGTGACACTCATCCGTCAAAACACATCCGAACTGACTGAAATATTCAGGACATTCCTCCCTCAGTGATTGATATGTTCCGATGAAAATGTTTGCATCCGGAGTAATTTTGCAACCCGAATAAATCTGCTGTATTTTTATGTCAAATTTACCGTTATTGTACTCATTGAAGTCTCCTGTGGGTTGGAGTACCAAATCCACCTTTGGAACGACCATACAGACCTTATTTACACATTTCTTGTAATAGAGCAGATACATGAAAACCATAAACGCTATAAATGTCTTACCACCACCAGTGGCGATTTGTATCATACACTTACGGTTTCTCAACATGTTATATGCAGCGTCTATTTGATAATATCTTGGTTTCTTTGCACTGTTTTCAAACAAGTCATCCATACACGATTTGAAGTCATCATAATCCAAATCTAAGTCGAACATAGAACCAAGTCCGTCTATCTCACATGGAAAACCATATTTTTCACAAATCTCCATAAGATATTTGTATGAGGTCGCCGGAAGATATTTACCAACCATAAAGTTAATCTTACCATCCCATACACCACTTTTGAATTTAGGATTGAATCTATAATTCTTAACTTCTTTATTATATGAAAGTTTCAATTGTTCATACTCTTGACTTGTACATGAATCTATAACCAAATACTGACAGTCTTCACTTACATGTAGTTTCATATTTATATTTTTTCATAATATTGTCTACTATATTTATTGAAATATAATCTAATCTTTTCTTTTTGAAATTGTTGTCTACATTATTTAATGCATCGACTTCTCTTTCTTTGAGATTTTCGAAATAATTTCTATATAATGTTTTTCTTTCTTCATCGGACATTGATTTTGAAACATCTATATATCTTTTCAGTGATGATAGTGATATTTTTTTCTGATTAGACCTTTCTAGTGTTTTATTGACCAAATCAAATAAATCATCTCTTTTTATTCCGACATTTTCACTTCGTAGATAGTCGACAACAATAAGTTTCATTTTTTTCTTTAATCCACGTTCAATCATTGAGTTTTCTCGTTGTTCATCCGAATATTTGGATGTATTTCTAAACTTAGCGATAGCAAATGTATATGCCCTGTCAAAAGCATTGGAGAACTCCTTGTTTGAAAACGGTGTATTATTGGATGTGCCTGGCCATTTATAGTTATACTTTTTATTCAAGATGTTATACTCTTTCCGAACTTTCTTACGTATTATACTTTCTAGTTTTGAACGTTCATCGGATGACAATTTTATTATATCGTCTATCGACTTCAGATTCCATTGTCTGAATATTTCCCATGATATTTTCCTTGTGTTTTGAAAAACGAAGTTGTTTCTAGAATTCACATATATAATTTTTTCAAAACCATCGTCGTCGAAGCAATCATCTATTGAATCATTTAAAGATTTTTTTTCTTCTTCTATATGTTCTTCGAGGAATGGTTTGGATTTCAAAACAATGTCTTCAAAAGTTGGTGCTTCATTATAGTACTCATATCTTTTTTCTTTTGTAGAAAACAAATCAACCATTTCATCTTGTCGAAGATATATTATTTCTCCATTACGGTATTGTGGCATTTTAAGTTCCAAATTTTGAAACCCAAAAAGTGCAGTGCAGAAATTCTTTGCTTTCCAGAATGTGAAACTTTCATCACCAAATTTTTTAAAGTTTGACAGATGTGTCATGGATTTTGTCAGAATCTTGTATTGCACACCTTCATCTATTTCTGTTATTAGATTGTTTTTTATTATTAATTCGTTACTGATTTCACAATTCTTATTCTTATCCAAATTCAACTTACTTATCAATTCACCGATATATTCATTACATCTTTTCTTAAAAATATGTGACCGTATCAACCATTGTAGTTGTATATGTCCGTTGGAATTATTATGAATTTCAAAATCTGGAATCATGTTGTTTATTGCAAAAAGTTTCAACAACCTATTAAGTTCATCGTGATTTTCCTTTTTACGACAATCGACATCAATATCAAGTACTATCAAATTTCTAACATCTCTTGTTAATCCAATACCTATTGCCGAATATTCACGGAAATAATAGCACAAATCTAAAAAGTTTCCTATCCCAAGTCTCTTCATCTTTCTCTCTGAAACCTTAAATGAACTGTCATCCTTTTTATATGATATGTCATTTGACTTTATATAATAATCAACAAGTGAGTCTATGTACTTTGGAACCGAAGACCTATGATTAGCTTTACGTATATCCACATAATATGAATCATCGTCATCAAATTTATATGCAAGGAAGAAATGCTCATCTCTTCTAAGTGTGACGATTCTATATCTATGATTTATCATTTTATCTGATTCACCACATCTTTTTGAATTTTTGTCGGTAATGGTATAATCCCATGTATATCTGTCAAATTCATCTTTCTTATCAATTGAAAATGTAAATATATTATTATTTTTCTTAACAATTTCTCTTAGTGTTTCTGACATAAATATTTTATATTATAGTACTATAAAAATAACAAAAAAATGAGCAGATATAATCTATCCGAATGGGTAGATGGATTTGAACGTGACGGGAGAGAATTTGATATAAAAACTGATGTTTTACTTTCAAACAGCAAAGTTCTTTTTCCTGGTCGGTTTTACATCTTAAACTACAAGGCACAGACGGATAAACCATATAACGCTAGACCGGTTATAATAAGTCTAGGACTTTCTAAAACAGAACAAGATTCTTTTCTTTGTATAGATTTGTGTTTGATACCAAAGAAGATAAGAATAAGATTTGTACAAACTTTGTTTGATATGTTTGAAAGACAAATTATTGAGAACATGGAAAAATTTTGGAACGTCGAAGATGCCGACAAACAAAAGCAAATCAAACAATTTAGTTATGAATTATTAGACAAGATACCTATGTTCAAACCATTTAAGCACGCTGTAAAAAAATATAAGATAAAGAACACATTTAGAATATATTCAGTTCCATTTTCTGGAGTATATAAGATTGTTGGGAAACTATGTGATAAGAATTGTTTTGTTAATAGTAACGTTAAAATAGAACAAGAAACTTTTTTAAAAAATAATAACACAAATAAGTAAAAATGAGAGATTTTATTTTAGAATTGTATGAAGAATATCCAATTATAGATTTTTTGGAAGATTTTTTATCTGACAAAGAAAATGGAATAGAAAAAATGGAGTTTTCTTTAATACCTAAACAACAATATATAAATCTGATAAACAGATATATGTCTGCACCATCACCAGAATTTGCAAGAATACCGGACAAAGTTGTCGATGAGTGGATAAAGATGACTGGAATAAACTTTTTAAAAATTGTATATGGTTCTGAACTTGCCGGTCATTGTTCATATTTCCCATCAGACGATTGTAGAGATGTTTTTGGAGATGATATAGATTGGGATGACTATGAGCAGTCAAGTGAGTATCTTGATAAAATTGGATTCTATGATTGGTGTAGGCTTCCGGATGATACTGACTGTATCAGTGACTATGGATTAGACCCAATATTCAAGATATTTAAAGAGTATTCTGATACAATGTCATCTTGGGAAAAATTACTTCTTATAAATAGAATACTTGATGTTACTCACGTAAGAGGCGACTTATCGTCGGCTTTCATTGAGGGTGGAAAAAAGACATGTTTTGAAGTTTCTGGTTTACACGAAAACAGAGTATTAAAATTCAATGAATTTTTATGGTTAAAATAGGAATAGATTTCAGTATCAACAGTCCTTCAATGATGTATTGTAAGGATGATGGTGAATACCATTTCATATCGTTTTTCAACGATGATGGGAAAGACTGGAGAAACAGTAAAGCAAAGACATTCAAGTATCATAACTTATTGTTTGAAAACAATATTGTTGAGATGATACCATATACGAGATTGACAATATCAAAAGATTATCGACAAGAACAAAAAGACAAAATGGCAGATGCAATGAAACTTTCTTTGTTGATAATCAGTAAAATAAAAAGTATTGTCAGTAAAGATGAAGATGTAAAAATCGGTCTTGAAGGATTTTCATTCGGTTCAAAGGGTGCAAGTTATATAGACTTGATTATGTATAACTGTTTTCTCAGAGAAAGAATAGTAGAGACATTCGGTCCAGATGCACTCGTGATAGTGTCTCCTAGTGAGGGAAAGAAACATTTCTCTGGAAAGGGAAATGCAAACAAAGAGAAGATGATTGAAGCGTTTATCTCAAATCATGTTGGTGACGAAAAGATTGAAAATACAGAACTTTGGAAATTTTGTTCAAGTGATGAATTGGATTATAATAATATAAAACCTGTAGATGACCTTATCGACAGTTGTGGAATATTTGAGAGTATATAAAAAAAGAGGATGATGTTTATTCATCCTCTTTTTCTTTATTTTCAGAAACCATGATTTCATTTATTTTATTCATCATAGTTTCATTACTCTTTCTTATTTTAGAATACTCACGTTCACGTCGTTTGAATATTTTGTTAAACCTGTTCAATGCTTCATCTGATGTGAGCCACAAATCCTTACCACTGAGTATTTGAGCAATTTCTTTTTTGGAAAGAAATTCACCATATATGTCATTAACAATTTTTTCAAACCATTGCTTGTGGAATTCAGA